ACACTGCGGCTACTGCCTGCAGATCTGTAACCTGAGCCATACTTCTCAAGTTTGCGATCACGCATATGATCATATCCTTCTTCATCCAACGGTTTTTTGTTGGCATGAAACTCATCCACCTTAGTGTATGGTGCGTATAGAGGATACTTGTAATCTTCCTTTTTCATTTTTTTCTCAGGCAGACCTTTGTGTTTAGTGGATGCAAAATCCTTTGCGTCTTTCTTACTTATGTCGGCAGCAACTCTGGAAACCTCAGGCGACGCTTGCCCCAATTCCCCCTTCTGAGCCGCTCTAACCATCCCGAAGAATCTTTGTTGTTTTCTGGAGACGGCGGGCATTCTTTATCCTCCGACGACTTGGACTTGCTCGACAACAACGTCAGCAGATCCAGCGGTGAGTTTGACTGCTCTTTGAATAACTGGAATAGTCCCAGCGGCAGTTTTGGCAGATGATAATCCATAATCCCCCGATGCAGCGCTACTATCGTAGTCTGTTGTGATGGTGGTGTTAGTAACAGCAGTTACCTTCTTCCCGCCGCCAGCAGCAGATACAAAATCAGAAGTAAAAGCAGTATCACCATTTGCAGATGTAGCAATGTAATCTCCGACCACGAAACGATGGGCAGGTGTGCCACCGCCGTCAACAGTAACTACCATTGTCGCTGCATCTGTTGCAGCAGAAATAGTGCTACTCTTTGACTTTCCTACAGAAAGAAGAATTGCTTCACCAGCAGCCAACGTGATAGCAGGACCAGCATCAAATTGAATCGAAGATGCAGAGGCTGCATAAGCACGAACGACACCACTCTTTACGACGATGTAGCCAGTGCCACTGCCGCTAATTGTTTGGGTGTCAAGAACATTTAATACTGACATTGTTAATACTTACTCCTACTATGCTATTTATTCTTTTTGCTGCTTAAGGAATTTAGCAAGGTCTGCAGTGCTACCGACAAACATGGTGTTGTTGGTAGTATTAACTTCTTTGCCTTTTTTGGGATTCTCAATCTCATTGACCTTCTTTTGAAGATCTACAAGTTTGTCAGCAACGTCTCCCACATGTTTGATTAGTTGTCCAGCAACCTCGAATGCTCTTGGTTGCTCAGATTCTTGAGCTAACTCTAGGATCCCATCAACCGCTTCTTGACCTTTTTCAATAAGCGAATAAAGGTGCCCTCTGGTGTATTCATAATCTTTTTTGAGTTGATCCTTCGTCGCAGTTGGTATCTCCACCACGTCACTCTTCTCAATAGCTTTGTTGGTAGGGACGATATCCGTCTCCACCTGCAATGCATCCTCAATCCCATCGTAGTTATTCATCTTGCCCCGTCACTGGATTCCAATCTTTAGAATCTACAAATGTAGATGTAAACTCGTTGAATCCGAAATTGTCATCGGGATCCGCTGTAATCGGATCGGGGGTGACGGTATAACGAACTTCACGAGGTGCGGTCCTAACAGCTTCTGCACTGTAGTCAAGTTGGACCTTCTTGATAACCTCGCCACTGACATCTGTAACAGGACCATACAGATATGTTTTTGCGACAAACTGTAAAGTATAGATCAATGTGCGACGTGTATCATAGTCTCCTTCATACTCATCCTGATAATCAATAGACTGCAAAGTCACAGGATAATCTTTCTTAGCATCCAAATCTGGGACCAGATTCATTGTGATGTTAAAAGAAGGTTGGAAGAATGGTAGGATCTGCTCAAGAATCTGCAGGGCATCATCTTGATTTTTTGATAGAATACCTAATTCAAATCCAATGTTATAAGGAATAGGCATGAAACTCTTCATCTCCTTTCCATCTGCCTTTGTATTTCTGACAATCTGAGTAGGACTTACTTTGCGAGTTGCATCGTAAGAAATACTATTGATTTCAAAATAAAGACGTGGAAGGGTGATCTGCACCTGATCCTTAGTAGACAAGTCTCCAACGCCTCTGAGACGTGCTAGAAACTTCTGTCTGGGACCATATGCAAGAGGCACTTTCATAACCTCAGTTTTAGATCCGCTAGTGCGTCTCAGCTCGATATTATTGAAGAGGGTGCCGAATGCAACAACCGTCTTCTTAATAATCTCGTGATATGAATAAGTGCCTAACATCAGATACTACTTCCTTGATTGCCAAATTCACCAAACGGATTCGTCTGAGTGAAGTCGATGATGTTATCTGCCTGAGTCTCAATAGTGAAATTAAGGTCAGTATCATCATTAACATTATTTAGCGTGTTGTAAGACGCGGTAGTCCAAGACGCTGAAGACGTGTTACCTGTTAGGGTTTCAGGGATTGTAAATCTACCAGAGCGATTGATAACAATCAACTTACCAGTAGAGGAATCCCAAGACTTCACATCTGCAGTTACGTTTGTGGTACCTCCCGTAACAGTCTCACCAACGGTAAAGTCTCCTGTCCCACCCGAAGCGACGGTGACTGTGATTGCATTTGCAAAGTTAACTTCCACTGCATCGACTTCCGCAACGCCCGTGTTGAAGTCTTCATTGCTGTACTCAAACAGCTCACAACGTAAACCCCATACATGAATCTTGCCCAACTGGTAGAATGGCACTTCGTGCTCCACGAATTGGATTTCAAATGTTTTGTTAGCGAGGGGGAAATGAATGAGATCGCCTTCATTGGGTCTGCCCTCCACGATTAAGGTGGCGTTATCATCGACTGCCTCGGTAAATCTTTTACGCGAGATGATAAACGTAACTTGATCAGAGATTCTAATACCAAACTTTGAAAACATGTCTCCGTCACCACGGAAACCTGATGCATCTTCAATGTATGCTTCAATTAAATGTGCACCATTGAAGGCAGATAGACTATCCTCTCCAAAAACAGTATCCTCATTCACAAGTGTGCGAGGGATGTAATACACATCCTTCCCAAACATCTTGATCTGCTCGATGACTAGATCTTCTACAAGATCTTGCTCACCAGTGGTGCCTTGTGTGAAGTAGGAGTTAGTTGCCATATCAGCCAATCATGTCTAGAGGTGGTAATTCCCATTGTGAGCGAAGTTGCTCGTCAAGGATTTTTAATTCCTCAACAGCATCGTTATAAATCATCTCACCGTTAAGTGTAACTCCGCCTGGCATTTGCACATTCTGGAATTTGGTAAGATTTTGACCCCACTGCTTTTTAATTTTAGCAGTAGTATAATCCTTCACCCACATCTGGTCATAAATTTCTGTCCATGTAGTAGGTTGCAGAGCACGATATGCCTTAATAACAATGAAGTTATCAAGCAACGCATCTGCTGCCCAGTCGAAATCAATATACAAACGATCTTGCACAGCATGATAACGGACTGGTTTCAAACCTTCCAATAGGAAATCAATAGTTTCCAAATGCTGTTGGATCATGTAGTAGTGATAAAACTGAGTAGATGTAAAATCATACAAATCATTCAGTCTCATCTGATAACGAATATCAAATATATTTGCCGTCCCTTTATCAGTAAAAGAGAAGAGTCCTTCTACTGCCAAAATATGCTCTGGGATCTCAATATAACCAGTGCCCTCTTTCCAACTATCATTACCTGCAGAAGAGGTATGAGTGGTGTGTGCTTTTGCACGATCAATAACATCCTGAGTAATCTGGTGTTTCAGATAAACTCTCTCACATCCATCATAGTGGAATTGTTGGAATTTTTGCAGAGAATAATCGATAGCGTCGTCTATCTGATCATCAGAGACATTAACCTCCAAGACTGGTTTACCCAGTCTACGGAGGCAGTACTCCTTTAATTCTGCTTTGGAGGTAGGTTTAGCCATTTAATTAACTTCTAGCGAGTGCGAGTAGTGCAGTCTTGAGTTGTGCGACTGTTGAGATGTTAGTGTCATTACCAATCGCAACCAACTGAGTATAGATGTCATCTATGTCAGTATCGTTAGCGTCTGCTTTAGATCCCTGTGCAGCAGTTGCATATGCAGTTGCTGCGGTTGCAGCAGCAGTGCCCAACGTAGGTTTGTTGGTTAGGTCATCATAATCACCAGAGAATAATGTAGGTTTGCCAGTTAGATCAGCATATGCACCAGAGAAGAGCGTAGGCAAGTTAGACAGATCATTGTAAGATCCGCTGGTTGCTACAGTTGCCAGATCTCCTGGTTGTGTAGCGGAATCTGCCAGCGTGCCTTGTGCAGCAGTAGCATAGTTACTAGCAGCAGCGGCGACACGAGCATCAGCGCGTGCGTCTGTGTAGTAAAGGTTAGTGCCTTCTGCAAGGTCACCAGTGTCCTTAGCAGCAAATCCTGCATCAACTCTTGCATCAGCACGAGCTTGTGTGTAGTAAAGGTTAGTGCCTTCAGACAGGTCGCTTGTGGACTGGTTGCTAATATCAAGGTTTGCACCAACTTGAAGTGCAATGCGAGCATCAGCACGAGCGTTGGTGTAGTAGAGGTTAGTGCCCTCTGCCAGATCACCAGTGTCCTGATTGCTCAGGTCAAGGTTTGTGCCAACATTCAGTGCGATACGAGTATCAGCAAGTGCATTTACCTCAGCATCTGTGCGCTCAGTGAATGAGAATTCGCCAGTAGAAGCGTTGTAACCGAGATCGCCACCAACGCTAAATGCACCCCTAGCGCGAGCGTTCGTAAAGAAGACATTTGTTGATCCCTCCGTGACGTTATCAGTATTGATATCTGCTTGAGTGACACTCAACTCACCAGCACCAGACAACTCAATACCCACGCCGTATGTGAAGTGGGAGCGAGTGCGTGCAGCAGTAGTAAACAGTGCTGTGCTACCTTCAGTAATATTATCAGTATTCAGATCTGCTTGGACGGCAGACAATGTAAGCATATTGCCTGCATCATCATAAGTAGCAGAGATGCCAGTGCCAGCGTTGATCAAACCAGCAACACGATCATCAACTCTCTCATCAGTGAAGTAGAGATTAGAGGTGCCTTCTGACAGAGCGTCAGTGTCATGGTTAGCAATACTACCAACCTGTGACTGACCATACAAGATATTACCTGTAATAGTCAAGTTACCTTGGACTTCAAAGTCAGTTGTTGATCTGAAGTTATTAACAGTCAGTCTGTTAGTTGATGGGTTGTAGCTAAGGTTGCTAGAGTCTGTGCGGACTTCAGTGTATCCAGTATTCGTAGAAACGAATGGAATGAAGTAAGTAAGGTTAGAAGAAGCAGTCTCAGTAATTTCAACCAGATCTGCCTTATCAGCAGTACCTGTAAGATCACCAGTGATGTTACCAGTGATTTGTCCAGTAACACCCAATGTGCCACCGATGGTAGCGTTAGAAACAGACTCAAAGGTGTTAGTGGTTGTGAGACCAGCGGCAGTAATATTACCAGTTGTAGAAGCAAGAGTAATCTTGTCAGTGCCACTACCGTTTTGTAACTTAAGTGTCTTAGATGCACCGCGAAGGACGAAATTATCCTTAAACAGTGAAGTGCTGTTTTGTGTAATAGCAGCGTTGAAGGTAGACTCACCATCAACATTAAGTGTGCTATCAAAGTCAACTGCCTGAGTAACATTCAGGGTGTCATCAATAACTGTTGCACCATCAACATCAAGTGTGCCAGCGATGTCTGTATTACCTGTGCTACCTTGGACAGTAAACTTATCAGTGTTAATCAGCAGCGATCCACCGATACCAACAGATGCAGATGTATTGACCGACGAAGCGTTAATTACAGCAGCAGTTGTTGTGCCTGTGATACCGAGTGTGCCACCAATAGAAGCATTACCTGTAGCACCATTAAGTGTAATGGTTGTGCCGTTGTTAGGACCAAGGAAGAGGTCAGATCCAACAAACATATCCTCAGCAACAGTGACACCACCAGCGGTGACCATAATTGCTGCATTAGCAGTCAGACTGTTAGGATTATCAGACTTGGAGAATTCAACACGACCACGGAATTCTTGGTTACCTTTACTGACCTGATTACCATCAATCTCAAGGTCACCATAGACCTGAAGATTTCCACCAACCCCAAGGTTTTGTGCAACTGTTGCACCACCTGCAACTCTTAGAGCACCATCAGCAGCGAAATTATTACCAAGGTTAGCACCATCAGTGCTATCAGCATAGACAATATTAGCAACATTCAGAGTGCCAGATACATCACCATTACCATTAAGATCAAGGTTATCATTGATGGTTGTCAGACCTTCGATCTGAGTTGTGCCAGCAATGAAGGTGTTACCGTTATCACTGTCAATAGTAAATCTATCAACCAGACTACTTCTAACACGGAATTGCTCATTGGTAGCATCAATCAAGATGCTATCATTAACTGTAAGTTGACCAGTTAAAGTTGACGCACCAGTTACGGAAAGATCATCATCGATAGTAGTTGATCCACCAGCAGAATCCAGAGTCAGATTACCAGTTGAGGTATCAATCTCATTATTGTTTGTAAAACCAATTCTTAGGTTATTCCAGATCGCTGCGTTACCATTAACTTGAGCGTTAAATGTAGATGTAGCGTTAACTGTCAGAGTATCGCTAGAAGCGTCACCAAGAGTTGTGTTGCCATCTATCTGAAGGTTACCATCAACCTCAGCATTGTCTGTGATATGGACTTTACCTGATTGAGAATCAAGGATCAGGTCTCCTGATGTGGTGGAGATTTCGGTCGCACCATCAACGCCGATCTTGATGTTGTCCGCCGTGATGTCGGTGGAAGTAATCGCTTGGTTGAATTGGACAGTACCCGTGACGCTGTGAGCATCCCCAGCAGCATTACCGATAGTTGTGTTGCCATCAACCGTGAGCGTGCCATCAATCTGTGTATTGCCATCAACATTGAGGTTACCGTCTACGTCAGCATTATCTGTGATGTTGACAGTGCCGCCATCAGAATCAAGAATCAGGTTACCAGAAGTAGTGCTGATTTCAGTAGGACCATCAACACCAATCTCAATCTGATCAGCAGTGATGTCAGTAGATGTAATTGCTTGGTTGAATGTTACTGTGCCAGTAACAATGTGGTTATCAGATCCAGCATTACCGATGGTAGCGTTACCATCAACTTGGAAAGTGCCTGCAACATATGTGTTACCGTTGCTGGCAACAACAGTAAATTTATTACCATTGACTGCAAGGTCATTAGTGACATCTAATGTGCCAGTAATATCTACGTTGCCACCGAAACTACCGTCATCGGTAACAATAAGATCATCACCAACAGTAAGGTCTAGACCAATACCAACACCACCACCAACAATCAGTGCACCTGTAGATGCTGATGTGGAATTGGTTGTATCAAATAGTTTGAGTGATCCAGCGTCAATACCAGAGCGGGTGCCAGAGAATGCCTCTGAAGAATTAGTCGCTCCATGATAGAAAGCATAGCGACCAGCAGAGTTATCCCAACCAAAGAAACCAATCTGTGCGCTGCCAGAATAATATCTAAACTCAATACCTCTATCCTTAGCATCTGCCTGAGAAGGAGCAGTATCGCCACCCAGAGTAAAGACGGGATCGTCCAGAGTCTGAGTTGTAGAGTTAATAGTTGTAGTTGTGCCGTTAACAGTCAGGTTACCTTCAATAACGGTATTACCATCAACATCCAAGTCACCGTTAACAGTAACGTTGTCAGTGAATGTGGAGATAGCATTGACTGTCAATACATCAGTTGCATCAACACCAAAGGTTAGAGCGTCACCATTAAATGTGACATCACGGTTAAATGTGACATCACCGTGGACTGTAAGTGATCCATCTGTTGTGCCACCCTGTCCAACACGACCGATTGTAGTAGCACCAGACTCACCAAGGACTTGGAATTCAATAGTGTCTGTGTTGGAAACCTTACCAATATAGAAATCGTCACCGACATACAAGTCTTGGACGATACCTACGCCACCTGCAACTCTAAGTTGAGCATCAGCATCATCTGCGAAAGATGCGTTGTGTGCTGTGCCACCACCCAGATAGGTGCGATACAGGACATCAACGTTGTTGAGAAGTGAAGGACGTGTGCGTGCTGTGCCAGCGTCTTTGACGACTAAACGATCGGCCACGTACAGATCGGTGCCGATTCTTACATCCTTATCGATGTTTACACCACCAGCAAAGGTAGCGTTACCTACACTGCTTAATGTGATATCGTCTGTAGTTTCAGCAATAACGATATTGTTAGTGCGCTCAAAAGTGTTGATGCCACCAACATTAAGACTACCCTCAATATCTGTGTTACCATTTGTCGATGTTACACGGAAAGTCTGACTACTACCATTGGTAATTGTAAAGAATTTACCAGTGGTATCAAGTGTAATGTCGTTGTGGAATGTAGCATCATCGTCAACATCCAATGTTGCGTTGAAGGTTACATCACTATCGACATTCAGTGTGCTATCAAAGTCAACGCCTTGCTTGACATTAACTGTGCCTTCAATGACAGTGTTACCATTATCGGTATCTACAGTAAACTTAGATACGCCAGCATCTGTCTTAATATCAAATACTTTATTATCTGCTCTTACAATTAGGTTATCTGTAATTTCAGTTTCCAGCTGGACATCCAGTGTGCCTTCAATAACAGTATTACCTGTAGCACTAGCAACAGTAAACTTATCAGTGCTGCCATCTCTGATAGCAAAGTTGGCATCAATATCAAGTGTGCCATCAATCTCAACGTTACCATTCAGGTGAGTTGTGCCACCCACGTTGAGGTTTTCAGAAATACCTGCACCACCAGTTACTACCAATGTGCCAGTTGTAGGTGTCTTCCAAGTAGAAGACGTATTAGTTGTTAGTCTGAGGTTACCAGCAATGAGAGGAGCGTCAGTACCAGAATAAACTTCGCTTGTGTTAGTCGCGTTGTAGAGGAACCTATACCCGCCAGTGCCAGACCATATGTTAGCATCCGCGTAATTTTCGTCCCACCCGAAGAATCCTTTTCTTGCTTGTGAATCATAATAGTGGAATTCAACACCTCTGTCTTTTCCATCATCGAGCGTTGGTGTTGTGTCTCCGCCCAAGGTAAGAATGACATCATCGATGGTGACTGTAGTTGAGTTAACTGTAGTCGTGGTGCCATCAACAGTCAAGTCTCCACGGATACGGACTGTGCCACTAATGTCATCGTCATCAGCAGGGTCAAGCACCATGATGGAATTGGTGGTTGACAACACATTATCCTGAATGTGGAAGTCTTCTACGTTAACGCGATGATCAACATCGGTAACGTTAATAGTAATGTCTTGATCAACAGTCAGATTGAATGTTGCATCACCAGAACCTGCGTTGGTGACATTAACATCCATCGAGCGGTTGTTAGTTTCATTAATCTCTAGAGCAACCTCAAGATTGCCGCTAGTCCTCTTTATGAATTGATCGGCTTTTGCAACGTCGAGGGTAAGATTACCAGAAAGGGTAGTGTCAAGATTAATGTCAACAGCGCCAGTAAGAGAAGAACCGCTTGTGGCGCTCCCATTGCCGTTAGCATCATCAGCATTAATAGCGGGGTAAGAATTACCCTGCGACAAGATGGAAGGTTGGAAGGGATACTCAGCAGTATCGTAGCCAACAACTCTGAAAACAGAATTACCAGTGCGGTTGTTGATGTTAACATGGTTTACTTTAGTGATGCCATGATAGGCATTGTCAGTTGTGCGCTCTTTGTCGAGAATAAACTCTTCAGTTGCATTTTGGTCGGTAAACATAAGTTTACCAGCAGATTGTAACTGAGTATTTTCGATTGCGTCTGCAGCAATCGTTACATGACCATTGTCATCTACATTGAAGTCTTCTTGGTCGAAACTCGCAAGACCCTTTTGCTCGACGGAATCAGCACCCAGATCTCTCCATCCACCTTGATCGTCTGCATCACCATTGTTTGTGTTGTGCGTTGGAGCTCCGAGTCCTGCTCCGACATCCCGAATAGCAGCTTGATATACTCTACCATTAGGAGCAATAATCTTTGAAAATCTAGGATACGCAACAGCGTTATCGTAAGTGGTGAAAGATGTGCCAGACTTCGCTCCCTCCGTTGCAGTTGCGATAGGACTGGTTTGAGCATAAGTCAAACGACCGTATCTGTCAACTGTGAAGTTTGTAGTATTAACAGTCTGAGAACCTGTGCCTACAGAAACAAGAGGGGTATCTCCAAGTCCTACAGGGTTATATGTGCCAACAACAACTGCCGTATCAGCAAGATCAAGGAAGGGGTTGTTGGTTTGTGCGTTACCATTCTGTACAATAATACGACCACTACCACCAGTGATGGTGCGAGTGACAATACTACCTTCTGCCTGACGAGACATCAGACCGAAAGTGGTCATACTAGCAACGGATGTCAGGTCGCTATCAAGAGGTTGCGCGTCAACGATTCCATAATCGTTTAGAGTCGTGGGATTGAATGCGTTAACAATACGACCACGAGAGTCAATAGTTAGTTTTGTATATGTGCCTTGTGCGTCAAGATCATTCTGATCATAGTGTGGCAGAGTTGTAACATAATTCAATTCTGCAGTAATGGTCAAGTTTGAGGATCCATCAAACGTGCCACTACCAGACATGTCACCACCCAGTTGGATCTGTCTGGAGTTTGCCAGTCTTGTTGCAGTCGCAGCATTACCAATCAGCGATGCAGTAATTGCACCCGCCTCAAAGTTACCGTCAGCATCCCTCTTTACCAGAGTGTTGGCGGTATTAGATTCGGTTTCTAGTGGTCGCTCATATTTAAGCGAGTTCCACGGCGTAACGCCATCACCGATTTTGATACGCGACGTATCGATCTCGATACCCAATTCACCTTGGGCAAGGATAGGGTTGACGTTTGCCCATTGCTGAGCACCGTCTCTTCTTAGTTGTATTCTATTTGCCATTGCTTAAAGGATCCTGCAACTGCACACATTGTCTGCTGGTTTATTTATATGTCTATAAGAAAACCCCCTTTACGGGGGCTATATCTTATTCACCCGCTTCCTCAGTTTTGTCCTCGGGTGGACTGTCCAGATATTCAAGAGTTTCAATAGCACCCATGAGTTTCAGTGCTGTTGCTTCATTATCACGAATTTGTTTTTGGAGTTTCTGGTTCTCAGTTACCAAATTCTGATAGCGTGTCTTGAATTGCTCAAGCAATTCTGATTGGTCCATTGTTTCAGGTACGTCAAGTGTCATTTAGATTGATCTCCGTTAGCAATAATGTGTAGTAAACGTTTGATGTCATTCAATTCAGATTTTAACCCTTTTACTTCATCTTGTAAAGTAGAGAAGGATTCATCTTTTTTGGTGCGCTTATCATGCGCTGCCATATATTTATCATACTCACTTTTATTGCAATTCACGATTGCATTGGAGTATGGGTCACGATACCAGCCTTCTTTCCCCTCAACGGGGATGAGATCTGGATCATAGGGGTTGGTTTGTGCCATACTTGACAAGTGCCTCAATTATTATTATAATCAACCATGTAAGGGTTGCAAAGGAGCTTTAAGTAGCTAAAGCAGTAGCACGAAGATCAGCAATTAGAGGTACTCTTGCTTGGTTAGTAGATCTCATAACGATCTTCACTTGGAATGCGTTGAAGTTAAGACCTCTTGCTTCATAGGCATAATCCTTATAAAGAATTTCCTCGGAAGGAGTAGAGTCATAATTCGTCGGCAGACCTAACAGAGTCCAACCTGTCTCTTCGCTGGATGTAGCATTACCGATCTTGAATGCACGGTAGTATACGCGGACTTCAGAAGCAGGATGTCTGGTGATTTGGAAATCAACCTTGAGAGATCTAGCCTCTTGACCCAAGCGGGCGAGACGTGTGATGTATACTGCGTCGTTTTGATCACCCGTAGGAAGTGTCGAAACATCTTGATCCCTATCAATATTAGACTGTTGTCCATAAGGATCAGGACCGCCTGGCCATGCATTGATACGGTTGGTGGTTGTAATCAGAGAGCAACGATCCAAGTCAATACATGGGGATAGAGATGGCTTATCAGTAGACAACTCAATAATCATGTTAAATGACTTACCACCATCAAGTTTGTTTTGCTCGTTAATCTTGGAGCAGATCAACTGAGGTGAATAGAATCTATTTTGCTCATTGAGGACAACATCCTCGTATGTGCCATTGTTAACAAAGGACGCTTGGTCGATGTTGGTAGATCCATCACCGATTGACGTGCCCGTAGTAGTATTTACACGAGCAAGAATATTAGTCTCTGGGAGATTCATGGTGGAGACAGTAGGTGTCAAAGTCTCATACTGGACATTCTGAGAAGCAATAACGCCTGTGCCACCTGCACGAATTCCATTTGTTGCAACACTATCAACGTGCAACATATAAGTATCCAACCATGGGCAAGAAATGCTGGTATGGACCTTATTGATTTCTGTCAGAGGAATACCATCAAGGTTGTAACATTCAACAACTGTGCCAGAGGGATGCTCTTGCTCAGCAGTAGAGTTAGATCCTCTACCAGAAGTTGCAACTGTAATGGTTTGTCCGCTAGTAGAAATAGCAGAGTATTTAATAATTTCTGTGCCGATCTTAATAAAGCCAGGATTCAAGTTACCAATTCCTGTGCCATTAATAATCGTATGGAATGCAGAAGCATCCTGCACCTGAATACTACCAGCACCAACTGACAGAGTAGAAGTCAGAGTAGTAGAAGGGATCTCAGAAACAATTCCAGAAACCTCTACGTTGTTTGTGCGTTGATGCATACAGTGGTTTCTGTGATACACCAAGACTTCCTTATCATCATTTGAATATGTAGGAGCGGCAGTAGGATAAGTGTCATAAGTATCACCAGCATAAGAAACGCTAGTAATAGTTGCAGATGTGCCGCCTGGCTCAGATAGTGTATCTGCCAAGTCGAATGCACCATCAACGAAGTTGACACTCAAAGTTTGTGTGCCTGCATCATAGTTGGTTACTTTAGCGGTAGCGTTGGATGTAGATCCTGTGATAGTATTATTAACTTCAAAGACACCGTTAAAGATAGCGGACAACACAATGGTTGCTGTTGACTGAGAGGATTTAATACCTTGGAATGGATTACCATTTGCATCCAAGAAACCTGCCTGCCAAGATCCAACAATATCGGAAATCGTAATCACTTCAGGATCAGATGTTGAGTCAAACTCAACAATGGTGCCTTCTGCGTTAGAAGGTGTCTGAATGATACGAGCACCAATAGTGAAATTATTATTTGTGCCTGTAGGGAGCAACAGTTGTTGCTTTGGTTTGAGAGTTTGAATTGGATTCTCAATCAAGTTATGGACACCACCGTTACCAAGACCCAACTCAGCGTTATTAAATACAGCGTTACCAATACTTGCTGTGAAATCAGCACGATAGATGGTAAACTTCAAATCCTCATACTGGTCAGCAGTCCATGTAGATGCGTTTTGTGACTTAAAGAGCACACCAGCATATGGTTGGTCAGAGATGGTCCTTGTCCCGCTGACTTCAACGTCACCCATTCTGGAGATCCAAACTTTATATTCGTTGGAGTCAGACAGAAGCACGAAGCAATATTCAATCGACTGCTTAATATAAACAGGAGATTGGAATGTAAATCGTGTTGGGATTGCAGCGTTATCAGACAATTCAACCTGAGAAGGATCGATTGTCACGTCAGAGAAAGGAAGAATATCCTTAGTAGGATAACCATTCTCCATAGTCCTGATCTGCATAGAGATAGGAATGTTGCTATCTTTAGTGTTAAAGAAGATATCAACACCTGTCAGGAAGATACCACCTTCTTCATCAACGATGAAGGATTGTGCAAGAGGGTCATACCAACCAACCTGACGTGTCTCAGTCCTAGTTGTAATAACTTGTCTTTCATCAGTAACAGTATCTCTAACGATTTGAGCGTTTCTGATTGCAAGAATATTTTCTCTAACAGTCTGTAAAGTACCTGTTGCTTTATATTCAGTATCTGCAGAAGAATCAACTTCGCCAGGTGATCTACTATTAGTATTAGATGTTGTGAATCTAAATGTCCTTGTGCCAGTTGCCCAACGTGGGTTTGCATCATTCTTAGGAGAAGGAATGAAGAATGTGCCCTGCAGGTTACCGATGTTATCAGAGAGCAGACGGCGATCTTTCACAACAGCGCGAGCACCAGAGGTTTGACCCACCAACACTTCACCTGTTTGTGCATTACCGAAGAAGTTAGGATTGACAGTTTCAGCAAGTGCCTTCAAGTCAATATTAAGTACTGGTGTTTGAGATGCATATGACTCGGGAAGAGTTGCCTCACCAACACCATAAGGGTCAGTCTTATAACCGTCATTTGCAGCGACGACCTGAAGTTGACACTTGGAAGATTCACCAATGACAGTTTCGCCAACAACGAAAGGTGTTTCGTTTGTGCGAGTGTCTTCAGAAGAGTTTTTGATCAGCTCAATAACCTTAGGAGTAATATAGTTGGTAACATCAACACCATCAAAGAATGCATACATTCTGGTGCGAGGCTTCAAACGATCAACGTTGAAACCAATGTTACGAGATCTAATCCAAGGAATTGCTGTTTGAGACAGGATAGTGTCACCAAGAGACTTTCTGTCAATCTTGGGCACAACACGAGTCCTGATACCTTGTCTTGCTTGGTTGTTAACAACACGATATGTGCGTCTTTCGTGCAGGTAGAAAAGACCCTGACGACGCTGACCGTGACCAGCACGACCTAACTGACGACCAATACCATATGTACCTGATCTAGACTGGAAGGAAGAAGATGATTGAAGTGACTCACCAGTCCAGTTGGTTTGCCAAGATCCCCATTGGATAGGAGCAAAACCATTCTGGTCAATCTGAAGGTCTCTAGCAACAGCAGAGAAATCACCCTCGACGTTTTCAACACGAGCAGGAAGACGCTCAATATCAATCCAATCGTCAGATGCTGGAGTTAGGTCAACACGACCAATGAATGTAAACACGTTAAATGGGTTAACATTCTCAGTCCTAGATGCATAAGGTTGCTTAACAATCTCAACATCCTGCCAAGGCAGGAAGATCATATTACTTTCAGTCCTTACAACATTGTTAGATGCTGAAGCATTAAACTCAAGAGGGACATTAGTAGTATAGTGAGCAGGTCTCAACAGACCTTCTTTGAAGTCCATGGAGCACTTATAGTCAACGTTAAGCACGTCGCCAATAGTGTGGTCGGTAAAGTCATCAACCACATAACCATTCTTCAGACGGTCGAAACCATTGTCGTCATATGACTTAGCGTTATCTGCTTGGACTTCCAACAGTGACAGAGATGTATAATACTCAACATGAGTAAGACGAGTCTCAAGATCACCAATATCTTTCATAGTGTAGCGACGAATGATCTCAGGGAAGATCAGAGTATCTCGCTCCACATCGTAGTTGTATGGTTTGTGCTCAAGCACTGCCAACAACATAGCATTTTCAATGCCCTCAGGTGGGAGAAGATCCTCACCAGAGACACCCTTTACAACTTGCAGTTTGTTGTCATGGGTAATAAACAGTTTGTCGATTCTAGGAAGATAGTAGGAATAATCCATTCTAAATTCCGTATCAACCTTCATGATGTCGAAGATTGTTGCGCCGCCCGTGCCACCAGAAGTGTTAAATGTGCGTGCAGCAAAGTCAAGAGATGCACAGTTAACAAAGTATGGTGCACCAATAGTGCCGTTACCAGATGCCAATTCACCAACAGCAGGACGGAAGTCCAACTGGTCTCTCAGGAAGTTAATAGATCCATCAAGTTTGTAATTTGGAATCTCTTTGAAAGGAATACCTGTATAAGATTGTGCAGCAAAATAGTCACCTGAAGATTCATGAATGAAGTAGTCAAAGATAACAAGTAGTTTTCTTGTAGGTGCTGTAAATCCTGGAATTCTAGTGATCTTACAAACATCATAGAAATGTGCTTTTTGACCAGGATCCAACTCATACTGTGTTGTGATAACTTTACTACCTCTACCGATAGATCCTTCAGCATCATCAATGATTGCTGAGAGAGGTTGACTATCATCATCTACACCATCAATAGTTTCGCCAGGCAAGAATGGAATTTCATTCAATGCGACGATGTGTAGTTTTAGAGTTGCGTTAATAAACTGAATAACACGACCACGAGCACCAGATGTCCTACCAATAACAACACTACCAGAATCAAAGAAGGTTGCTTCTTGCAGTGTCAGGAAAGGTGCTTCTGCATCTTGGTCGTCTTCAGATTCATAGATTGCATGAATCTTATAAACGTCATTTAGAGCAAAAGAAATTTCTCTATCTTCAATACGGGTGCCATACAAGTTACCGTAAGCAAGACCGAATTTTTGCTGGTCATTATTATTTTGTGTGCGGACCACTTTCATGGCACGCATCTTTGCAGCAGTCTTAATTTTCTTAGAAACGATATTCTTAGAAACCAGTGCAGTCAATTTAACAGTCTGGACATTTGTCAAACCGTCAATCGTGATGGACTGTCTAGATGCACCGAAGGTAACAGTCAACTGTCCACCATCATTTAGAGCATCAATGTCAAGGTTTTGTCCAACTGTATATGCAGATCCAGATTGGGACAGAATAGTCAAGACATAGTTTTCACCGTCAAGAGATGCAAACTGCTCAGATTCAGGCAGAGTAACAGTAACACCACCAGACACAACAGTTTTGTTTGTGAATGTGCGATAGACAAAGAATGATTCATCACTGATAGACTTCATTGAAGTCTTAGGAGTATCAATCGTCAGCTCACCATTCTGATAATCTTTTTGGAAAATGTATGGACGAAGACGTGCCAATACAGAATATTCTCCATTGGAAATAGATCCTTTATTGAGAGTAGGATCAACTCTCGCTACTTGAGTAGCATAATCAAACACATTATAGGAAGCGCCTGTGTGAGAGTTACCAGATTGTGTCTTAATATATTGTGGGTCAACTCTCTCAATACGGAAAGATGTCTCACCTTCTGCACTTGTGCCAGATACAGTTACAACTTCACCTGGTCTAAGATCGTTTTCAAACTTAGTCCTAAAACCAGTCAAAGTAAATGCAGACTGATCAAGAGTAACAGTAGTTGCTTCGATTTCTCTTTGATCATTCAACAACCAGTTACAACCAAAGATAACTTGGTTGCTACTGTTTCTACCAACACAAGATCTTGTATCAGTAGGCTCAAATGTCCATGCTGCTTCCAGTGTGCCGATAACACGACCATCTCTCTCCATCACCTCACCGTTAACAAATCTACCAGAGACTTGCTCAAGGGAGAAATAGTTACCAGATCCAGCATCAGCAACAAAACCTCTAGCATTAGAAGTCCTGCCGACAATAACATCACCAACCTGCACAGATTGGTTACCAGCTGCCAAGTTAACGGCAGTATACATTTGAATATCAAACATATAAAGGTCATAGATGCCAGTCTGATCTTCTTGGATCTGAATGGTGCGACAACGACCAATCTGTCTACCAGTTACACTGGAGCCTGGATTGAGAGCCCAGTCGTCTCTCATCTCAAGGACTTGATATGCATCAGTAACACCTTCACCAGTTAGATCAGGCCATCCATATACATCGTAGACCTTAACAAACTGACCTAGGTTAAAAGATACAATAGCGTTTTCTTCGGAGTTGAAATCTCTAGGTTTAGGAGCATCAACATACTGAGGCACAAGGAATTCAGTCCTGTAACCTTTAACATATGCTCTACCTGGTGAAACCTCAATGGCAAGCATATCCTCAGAGGCAGCATTGCCTTCTCTGGATTGTGCACCTGCTCTATAAACACCATTGTTGAAACCATCGTCAAGGTGCTCACGCATCTTGATGTCAAAGGTATCAATAACATAGTCGCCACTTTCTTCATATGTGCGGCGTGCCAGAGATCTCTCCAGCTCAGAGTATTCAGTATTATTAACAAACTGCTCTAGTTTGGAGTTATTAATTCTGAGTAGCTCGATAAAATTCTTATCTGTCTCATCGTTAATTGCTTTCTTGACGAGAGAGGTACGAATTCTGAAACGATGTCCGCCTGGCGCAGAATAATTAGAAGTGCCAGCGGCATTATCATTAAGAGAAGGATCATCTTCAGGAGTAATAATGGATTCTGAAACTTCAAGACCAACTCTATAGGAAGGGTTGTTTGAATACTGCTCAAGAATCAAATAAGAGGAAGGTACATCAACAAAATGACCTCTAATAAAATAAACACCCGCATTGATATAAGCAGAAGATGCTACAGCAGTTGCATCAACAGGAAGCAACTGTGCAAATGGAGACCCAATTTCAATCAGAGTTGTGCCAAAAGTAATTTCATTCTCGGCAAGCAACTGCTCGTTGGGTTGGAATCCTTTAAGAGATTCACTAGAAGTTGTGTCACCAGAGTCAATATATTTTACATACAGTGTAATATAACCACGCTCTGATTCTGTAGAAGGAATAGAATAAAGGACCTTTGCCTTAACGCCAGTTGTGATGCCCTCAATAATCTGACCGTTAAGTTGTGTCCTATATGTCTCTACATCTACACCAAGGAAAGATTGCTGCAGAATAACTGCCTGCACATTAAGGTCATAACCAATTTGACCAGGAATGACCATCGCACCTTCTTTGAAGAAGTGCGTGCCGATGCTTTCAACCTGATTCTGTAGAATCGATTGCATCGTTGTAAGCTCTCTCGCCTGAATGGGATATCCTGGTCGAAAGAGGACTCTATAAAAGTTTTTGTCCTTATCGAAGTCGTCAAAATAAGGAGCAATATTTAGATTAGTATTCTGGGGCATCTTAGAACTCGATTACGATTTTGATATCCTCGATTTGGTCACCAGCACGAGTGATCGCGCCTCTATTATCTATGTAGATTACGCTACCCGAATCTGGCTCGATCTCAGGTCTCGCATATCCATTGGTAAATGACATACCAAGGTCATATTCAGTGTTGTTAATAATTCTGGTAGACTCACCAGAAATAATTGGGAAGTTGATATCGGGGTCGGCGGATGCACCAGAGGTGCTACCAACCACAGGGTTACCACCTTCAAAGTCAATCAGGTTACCTGTAATTTCAGGGAATACCCCGTCAATTCTATTTTGGTAATACTTAAGGACCTTCGTTGTGTTATTCCAAGAAATAACACGTCCACGAGCAGTAACTTGCTGACCACCAATGGTACGAGATTGTGTGATAATCTCATCAGTTTGGAAGTTGCCCGTAAATGTAGGAGAGAAGATAACAGCTTTTGTAGCAGAAAGAGTTAGATCCGATGTCAACTCTTGTGTGCCATTCTTGTATGGGTTGATAACGAGTCCAATACGACGGTAATCGTTATCAGTTGGGAAGTCACCACTACCTTCAGCGTAGGTGAATTTGGTGTTGATCATGATACGATATCCACCCAATTCAACTTTGGGATCTGCACCGTGACCAGTAACAGGAGGGATAACTACTTCGACGCTACCGCCTGATCCTGCACCTGCACCGATACCGTTGACTTCATCGATGATGACTTTACCGAAGGTGTATCCCGATCCACCTGACGTAACAGTGGCAGACACAATGCGCCCACCATCAACAACAAGCGAAACACGCCCGCCAGTGCCATCACCTTTAATGGGGACATTTTCATATGTGCCATTGTTATAACCGTTTCCTGATGCTGCGATAACAACTGTGTCGATTTCACCACCGATAGCGTCTGAGATAACAGCGGTATCTGTCAACACAGGCATATATTCATTCGAGAAGAATTTCAAAACCTGACCAACAGGGATCGTATACAAATACTTCCAACGATAACCATCGGCAGTTGTAATAATGGATGTGGAAGTACCAGTAGGCTCAACAGTAGAAGGTTTACCGTTAGGATCACTAGGACTGGTCCCGTTGTAGATGCACTTATAGACCTGATAGGACGAGTTAACGACATAAAAGTCTGCATCATAAAGCTTCGTCGCACCCGACGATGCCGTCTTTGTGGCGGAGTAATCATGGCGATACATGTCATAAACATAACCCAGACCACCAGTGGTTTGCTCTGGGGGAATCCAGTCAATACGACGGACCACTTGAATGGTATCGTTAGCAAGGACTCTCTTAAGAGAGATCATGTCAGAATAGTCATCCGAGAATTCTTGGAAAGAATCCACAGGATCAGGTGCTGCGTTTTCGTTATCCCACGGTTGGGGACGACCAATGAAAACATACAGTCGATCACGATTTGCACCAGCATCTAGGTCCGACTGAGTTGGGTCAGGACCTTCCAGAGATTTTTTGAATCTCTGTGCCGTGAAAATTCTAAATTGGTCAGTAAGTAGTGCCATTTTCTACCGATACCTTCTTTTTATTTATGGGACTTAATCGTCCTCGTTTCTTACGAAGCTGTTATATTCAATAGCTTTGATAGTGGCAGTGACGCCACTTGTTACGCCATTAAGTGTTTCACCCACTTGGAATAGGTAAGTTGCACCATTATTGACGATTGTTTTTATTTGGACAGTTTGCTGATTTGTTTTAGGTGTGTTTTCCGCAACAGAAACAAATGTTGCTGTAACACCTGTAGTTGCTCCACTCAGCGATTCTGATGCAGAATATCTTGATGCTCCAGAGAATTCGACAATGACACTTGCTGTAGAAACATGAGCGTCACCATCTCCAAGTTGTCCAGCATCACTGATGGCAGCAACCAAAGGTTGTGCATTACCATCATAGATTTGATCACCTGTTTGGAGCAGAGTAGTATTCTGTCCACCAAGTGTCTCCTCAATACCATATTTAGACGAGGCAATACCACCGTCCAAAGAAGTATCGTTAGCATAATCTGTATTTGCATTCACCAAATCAGGAATTCCATCACCAAAGGCTGGGTTTCCAAACTCATCAGTGTATTCCTCATCATCATCCTCAAACTTTCTATTAAGAATCAAGCTGAGTGGATTTGTAAATGCAACAATATTTTGACCTTCTGCTTCAATCAAAACATGTGGCTCAACACCTGTGCCAGATGAAGATGCACTACCGCAAATAAATCTAATTGCTTGAGACTTTTCATTAGATCTACCAGCATCAATAAATGCCAGCTCGTCAATCTCAAACACAAGATATAGGGCACGCTCTTCAGGCACCCAGTCATAAACGATAGCAATTCTGTTGTTAGAGTTTTCAACGACTCTTTTTACGCGGTCAGTAACTCTAAATTGATATGAAGTCTGACCTGTAACAGGATCATCCTGTAGATTATCTAGAATAACCTTCTGATCAAAACGGAAATTTGTTGCTCTATCAATACCAGTAAAAGAGTTTGCAGTTTTACCAGTATATCTAACAACTTCTCTACCAATCAAAAGTTTTCCAGATCCTGGATATGGAGCTGTTGACTGCACATATACGGTCTGCTCAGAAGGAGTAACATCTTTTAGAAGACCAGTCAAGTTATACATCACACTATTCAAAGACTGTCTATTTCTTGCAGTCCTGATTAGGTTAGTATCTCTTGTAAAAATAACCTGAGGATCATTGACATATCCACCACCTTTTTGTAGCAGACTAATATCATCAATAACACCTAGATTAATATTTGCTTCAGCAGTAGCACCATTACCGCCACCACCGATAATTTGAATGAGAGGAGGTGTCTCAAAAAACTCACCTTGATTCGTAATAAGAATCTGATCAACTTCACCAAACTCATTTACGTTTGCAACACCAGTAGCGTTTTGTCCACCGCCACCACTGATAACAAGGTTGATATCATCATTAGTATAATTTTGTCCAAACTGCTCAATAGAGAGACCAGTTAACAAACCTGTAATAGGGACCAATTCTGATCCAGATCCACCACCACCTTTAATTTCAGCAGTAGTAGTATCAAAGTATTGATCGCCATTTTTTGTAACCTGAATGTAGTCAATACCACCTGAAGCATTCAGAAATACTTTTGCGTCAGCACCATAACCATCATCTTCACTATCAATCACCATTCTGAGGGGATCGTAACCCTCACCAGGATCTAAAACTTCAACAGCAGTAATCTCACCTAGATCTCCTTCGATAACTGCTCTAAGGACAGCCTCACGGATAGGTGTGCCACAATTAGTAATACGAAGTCTAGGAGGATCGTTGGGGTCATACCCAGATCCACCGTTTGTGACATAGACATCTCTGACCCCATATATGCTATTGAATATGGGCTCGATCGATGCACCAGAACCAGGAACTACTCTTGGCATTATTAGACAACTGTAAGATTACCGACCATCAATGGATGTTGAGTGCATTGATACACATATGTTGTGCCAGGAGCAAGATCCATAGGCACTGTCCAATATTGGACACCATTCTGAGATCCACTCACGCCTTCAGTAACAGCAGATCCACCACTTGTTATTCTCAGAGCAAATGGGTGAGGACCACCAACTGTATTATCAAAACGATATGTAAAACCACGATAAACGTAGATTGTAGGATCGTCTGTGTTTGAATCAACGCCACCACCTGCAAATCTGTATGCAGAAGATCCATTAGCAGTGATTTGGAAAGAGATTGTAGGAGATGCAACTCCTTCATATCCACTTCCATTGTGGATCAAACTTTGACCATCAGATGCTGTAGGAAGTGCAGCAGCAGAGTTATTAATAGTAAGGACCGTATTTGCACCAGTGCCAGACACTACTGTTTGGATGTTAGTGCCACCAACAACCGACAGCTCACCAGTTGATGTAGAAGCTGTAACAGATCCACTATCACCAGAAAGTGTCTCAAAAAGATTTTGGACAACGTTAGGTGCGTCGTTAGTGATTGTTATAGCAGCACCACTGATCGATGTCGTAATACCTGTGCCGCCAGTGAATGTAAAAGAATCATCCGTAGCGGATGCAGATCTGGTGCCAGAATCTGCATTAAAAGTTTCAAATATATTTTGATCAGGTGCGCCAGCTGCTCCAGTGTAAGCAATAGTTACAGTGTCACCACTAATTGAAGTAGAGATACTTGACCCACCAGCAATGATAAGGGTGTCATTTGCAGCAGAAGCAGTTGTAGTGCCTGTGTCAGCATTAACAGTTTCAAAAAGATTCTGTGTTGTGCCGCCACCGCCACCAGTTGATGAATCGTCATTCGCTGCTTGGAAAGCATTGGCAGATGCAACCCACTTAAGGACTTGACCATCACTAGGACCACCATTGGCAGCCATGTCAACATCTTTCAACTCACCGATAGATGAGAAGACATCGAGAAGTTGTCTCCATCTAACAGGATCACTAACGGCAAAACTGTTACCTTGTCCTGTATGGTGATGACACCAGTAATAAAGAGCAGCAGGAGCATCAGAAGGAATAGTCCATTCAACTGTCCTAGTTGTAGCTGCAGCAAATCCAGTAGTATACCCTGCCATGGTGACGTTGGATCCATCCAACTTGTATTGCACACCAGACATGTAATGACCATTACCATTATGGTCGCCATCAGCCCCTGTGCTAAACATCAAGGGGTGAGTCATACTATTATAATTTTCGTTTGAGGCGTCAGACTGATCGAAGACGTATGTATTTCCTCTTACCAATGGGAAGTTAGCTGGTTTTTCTGTGCCATCGAGATAGAAAACACCAGTTGCTTGTCCACCTACAGTATCTACACCAACTGTAACTGCAACGTTAACAGTTTCTCCAGATGGAGAATGTGCAAAATATCCATGTTCTGTGCTATGGACATGAGCAAACATACCGTGGTGTGTCGTAGCATCAGGTAGATCTGCTAGGTTTTGATACACTGCAGACCATTTCAGCTTTCCATCAGCGCCATCAATATATGTTAAAGGACTTCCAGAAGATCCAGCCCAAAGGTGAATATCGCCAGTGCCATGTGGTTTAACAACAATATTACCGTCAGATGACGAAGTAATTTGGTTTCCTGCTACATCGAGGTTACTACTCAATGCGTCGTAGTGACTGCCAACAAATGCAGTGCTACCATTCCAGCGCAAAACTTGACCCGCTGCTGGAGTAGCGATGTCGATTTGCACATTTGTGCCATCGCCAAGTGCATTGTAGACCTCATTAATGACGTTATTAAGTTTAATAGCGCCATCTCGCAGAGTATCGCCAGTGCCATCGTTGGCGGCAGAACCGATATTTAGATTTTCCTTTGCCATCGTGCTTGGATTTCTACAGTTTTATTTAGGTGCCATCAAAGGTAATACCTGTGCTATCGAATGTAGCATTAGTGAAGGAGAAGTCGGCACCACTACCGCCACCCTCATTACCAGTTACTGTCAATGTTGCAACACTAGACAGCAATGGTGAGTTTTGTGCTGCTTGAGGTGCACCGAGAGGTCCACGCAATTCACAACGATAACGATATCCTGTCATGTAACCTTGAGCAGTTACAGCGTAAGTATTTGACGTTGCACCTGTAATAGTTGCAAACGAGAAACCACCGTCTGTAGATCTCTGCCACTGATAGGCAATAGGTCCATTTTCTGGTAGCACTTGTGCTGTAAGTGTGAATGTTGCAACAAGACCACTCGCAGTTGTAACATTCTGAGGTTGAGCACCAATCTGCAATGTTGGTGCAGGACCTTGCTGCTCACCACCGCCACCTTGACTAGGTGGAGTTGCGGCACCATTATTAACAGGTTGATTAACACCTTCTCTAGTAGTAGTGCCAATCAAATATGGGAATGCTGCCTCAGTAGCATCATTCTCATCAAGACTTAAAAAATAGGCATAAGTGCCATTTGGGAATTCTGGTGTAAGGCAAAATCTACCATTATGGTAGTCTAGGTCACCTATACCCTCAACATACTCCCAGTCCTGCATGAGAGACCCTGCAGGGGGGTTTGCTTGGGTCTGACCATACTCAGGTCTACCTAGTGCTTCTTCTGATTTAACCCTATAAGACGAGACCATAGAGTCTGTACCAGAGAGATTATCCCAAGGGTTGTTGTAACCAAATGGTCCATAGATTGGGAATCCATCAAATGCAACTCCGACCATCTTGGAGTGTCCGTCAGGGTGTCTGAGGTTATTTCCGTTGTATTGGGTTGATCCATAATAGTCATTGTAGGTTGCCATAATGGAATTGTCTTTCCAGCAATCTAGGAAATGAGTATCATGATAGTGATACTGTCCTGTTTGCTCTGGATGTCCCCCACATTCATCATCACCAAAATCTACAGGAGAAGTGGGATAATGTGCATTCCAATTAAATCCTGCTGGAGGATTGCCACCGTTTCCAGCGCTAGGATTAAACATAACGACCCCGTTAGCAGCAATCCCAATAGCACCAAGAGGAGTAGCTGCCCTACCGTTTCTTTGGTCATAATATTCACAAGTACCAGATGTGCCACTTTCACTATTTTCCATAATCAGATCAAGTCTTTGATCTGTCGCTAACCAACAATTACCAGCTGTGCTTGTAAATGTTGTGCCTTGATAAACAAATCTTTGTTTTAATCCGTCAGAAAAAACAAACAAAAGATGATCACCACTCTGAATTTGATTATCAAACAAAGAGTTATCATTAACACTAATATTGACACTTCTAATAAAACCTTCTTGTGTCCAAGAAGTATCATCAAAAGTCCTAGAGATGCCAAAAGTCCCACCTCTGTAATAGAAGGTATGAGCAAATGCTTGCTCAGTTACAGAGTTTGGGTTGTTAACATTTGGGAAAGTGCCGTAACTCACGGGGTCTGGCAGACCGTCACCAGTAACTGCCAGTGTCCTAGTAGAGCTATCGTATGTTGCGGTAGCGGTCATCTTTTTACTTGTATTTAGGCGTCGTCAAAGATTTGTGCAGGACTGAAGTTGCTCAAGACAGTAGCACCAGTCTGGACTGTGAGGATCGCAGAGTTGGAGTAGACAGGTGTTGCACCTGCTGCTGTGATTGCCACTCTATATTCATCACCATCGTCTGCCTGCGCTGCGGAGATCGTACTAAATGTCGCTTGGTTAGCGCCAATGATATTACTCCAAACAGTTGTGCCGTAGTCCTTCTTCTGCCACTGATAATTCAGTTGCTGACCATTGCTAACAGTAGCAATAACTGTGAAGGATGCTGTCTGACCTTGGTTAACAGTTACGTTAACAGGGTTGTATGTGATAGCGATTGTGCCAGGATCGATCTGTGCGCCACCACCATAGTATTCTGCACCTTCGCCTGCGAGGACATCAAAACCACCGTTGACAGGTGTGCCTTGAGGTTCTGTGTAGTCATCAGGGACAGTAGTCTCAACCAACACATTAGGCATTGCATATCCTGTGCCTGCAGTCTTCACGTCAATGCGTGCGATACCATTCAGTGCCTTGATGCGACCATCAAATCCAGAAGAGGAGATGATGTCAACGTTAGGTCTGGAGGTATAACCATCGCCAGGATTGGTGAGAAGTGCTTCGGTAACCTTACCTTTCTTGATTCTGGCAAGTGCCTCAGCGTTACGACCCTTAACAGATCCAGTGTATTCAAAGGTGATTAGAGAGTTGGAAGATTCGATCAAAGCAACCTCTCTGTTGAATTCCTCACCTTCGATAAAGAGTGAGTCACCCGTCTCGATAGGAGGCACAACAGTTGCAGCGATCACGTCAGCATCAGATCCAATGTAGGAGAATGCCACGAATGTGCCGCCTGCGCGAGGCACTTCAGAGAAGATGATTCTAGAACCAACGATCTCATATGAAACGCCAGGCTCCTGTATAACACCGTTGAGAGAAACAATAATATTATTTTCAGGTCTAATAACGTTAGAGGAAACACCTTCAGTCAGTGTCAAGGAGTAGTAAATACCCAAGTAACGGAGGTTGAAGGAAGATCTCAATGAGTCAAACTCGAAGGAGATATCATCCAACTGACGCATCTTACCGATGTAGTAACCAACGAATTCAGATCCAATCTCAGGTGCTTCAGTGAAGCGAATCTGATCAGAGAATGCGTTATAAGCGAAGTTACCGCCAGGTGGTTGGAGAATACCATTAACAAAGACGAGCAGATGACCTGCAGGATCAGGGAAGTAGGATTCACCATTGGAGATGGTGAGTGAGAATTCTGTTTGTGTGCCGTCGAAACCTCTGAAGTAACGATCAACGCGACCTTGAAGTTTAGCGGCTCTGGTAACAGCAGCACCCCATCCGTCATTAGCGGCGAGAGACATGTTATCAAGGAAATCGCCAACTGCATTCTCAATCCAGATGGTGCCAGTAACACCTGCGATATCGATCTTAACAACACGTCCGTAAGAGGTATATGTTGTGTCTGTCAGTGATGTTACAGGCGCGTAGATAGTTGGGAAGTTAGAGTTAATGTCATACTTACCAATCGAGTAGATTGTATTGGCAACTGCGCTAACTGGCTCACCAGATCCAACATCAATGGGATTAGCAATCCAAAGTTTGTGGACACCGTAATTTGGCTCGCCTGGATCAAGATTCAATCCATTAACATATTTGGTGACCGTTGCGCTGAATCCAGGCTCCTTAATAACGGTGCCTTGCAGCATGTAGACGGTATCGCCAGGTGAGAAGGTATCTGTAATACCAGTGTCAATAATTGCAGTGCCAAGATTCAACTCATACACGTTAGTGCCGTGGACATAAGAGTTGAGAGTTAGTGGACTAGATCCAGAAACACCCTTGACTTCCAAGATGTAAGATGTCTGGTTACCATAAATGATATCGCCAGAATTCCATGCTCCATCAATGGTCTCAACGTCCATTGTGATCTTACCGCCAGTGTTATCAACGATAGCACCAGACTTATTAGAGTATTCACTCATCTTGGCGTAAGTTGCAGCAGTCTTACTGAAGAACCAGTCGCCTGTAGCAAATGCACCTTTCTTAACGTTGATTAGGAAGCGATCACTAATATCTGTGACAGTGCCCTCCAAGTTACTTTCTTGTGAAAGAAGCACATCATTTTGACTGATGGTGCCTTGTTGATTAATAAGTTTAACGAATGAAGTTGCTTGTGCATCCTGCAATCTTGTTTGCAGAATCTTACCATTAACACTTGTGTTACCTTGGACAACCAGAGTCTCACCATTTGCAAATTCTTGCAGGTTGGTTGAGAGATTATTCAATTCATAGTGCTTGTAAGACTGAATAATTTCTGCCTCATTCTGAAGCACACTACCAACTTCAGCGTATGCTTGGGAGGTAGATCCATAAAGCACGTCTGCGGGGAGGAATCCACCCTCAAGAGGAGTGAAGTTTTCTCTTGTGCCGTATGTGGTGGTTGCTCTAGTAATTCCACTTCTGAGTGTCAAAGCAAATTGCTGTGCACCATTATTGGTAATATCGATGAAGAAATTATGGAATCTACCATCATGAATAGGAGATTCTGCAATTTCAAACCACGAAGAGGAATCAGACGCGATCACAAAATATTCTGGTTTATTCAGAGTTTGTAGTGATGTCTGAGATGCAGGGATGTAGGTAACAATGTCACCTCTTCTAAAGTTGTTAGGCTTGTTGATTCTGATTCTGTATTCTGCTCTGTCATAACCAACAGGGACTGTAGGTGTAAGAAGGACAAGTGCAGGATCAGTATTCCAATCGTAACCAAGATTATACTTATTGCTAATATTAACAACGTCAGTGCTTGGGACAAAGTTGACTCTGTTTTCTGTTGGGAATTCAGATCTTGACATCGCATAGCGAATCACATTCAAAGAGGAGTCGAGGATAAACTCAGCGTGCTCTTGATTCCACTCAAGGCGAGTATTGATAGGAATGTTATAGATGTAATTTGAATATGCTGCCCACTCAGGTTCGGTCTGTGAGAGGTAGATAACAGACTTGGCCATTTCTCTGATCTTGGACAAGAATTCCAAGAGGAAAGATCTAATAATATTTGGGAATGCAATGAATGCACCATCACCATCAAACCAATCACCGATCAACTTAAATGCACCAGCGTTACCCTTAGTAATAAGGTCATACTGAATAGCATCAACGATTTCCTTACCAAGAAGATATGGATCTGAATTGTAAGTTAGGATCTGTGTAGCGAATTGAGGATAGGAAATAACAGTCTCATCATACGCACGTCTGTAAATTGCAGGACCATTGAATCTCATGAGGTCTGCATACTGACGCAAGTTTCTATTGTCAGCAGTTAGAGATTCTGTCATCAAGACGAAGAGGTTATCAATCATCGATCTGACATTCTCACATGTACCTTCTTGATAGTTGGTGTTAGAGGAGTATGCCGTTGTGCGAGTAATACCGCTAAGATAATTTGTATTTGTCAAACCACCAACAATGGTGCTATCAACAATTTCCATCAAGGTAGTGATAGAAGACGCAACTTGTGGACAAGTTTGATTCCATGTACCATTGTTTCCTAGACCACCATTAGCGGAGTCAAAGGTGATGGTGAGATCTCTATCAGCGATTTCGCTTGTGTATTTGATTGGCCAGAAGTTAGGCAATTCCCACTGGAAATTCTTACTAGAAGCAGAATTAGGATACGTTGAAGCATTTTGTCCATTAGGATCTTGCATTGTATCTTCGACAATATCCCAGAGATATGTCAAACGATTCTGAATTTCTGTATTCTGATCTGAAGTGCCGTTAAATGTATTTGCTGGAGGTTGTGCAACTTCACCAACAATAGATCCAACACCTGCACCCAGCGCCATGTTGATCATAATATTCTTCGCTTGCTGAATAGCGTAAAGCGTCTCAGTTACCTGTGAAGTAACGTGAATAATAGCAGGACCACTTAAGTAGAATTCAGTTGCCAAACCAACATAGTTGTCACCGCCATTCTCAGCATTCCAGAGGACAGCACGGATTAGATCTGCAACGTCATGGACACAATCGATAGCGCCAGCAGAAATGATTCCGCCTTGGACAGCTCTCACGAAAGTGTGAGCGTATTGATTGTTAGAAGGAGATGCACCAACGTTAACTGTAACAGTGCCATTTTGCTTGATAAGTGCACCAGCAGTAGCACTTACAAAGGTGTGAGCATATTGGTTATTGTTTGCAGCAACACCCACATAGCAAGAGAATGTTGTATCACTCTCGCGGCTGACAAGCAACCACTTCTCATTTGCAGGGTCTGTAGCACGAGGATAAGTATGGTTACTACCATTGCTATCCATTGTGCATGTGAATGTCAAGGAGTTAGCAGCAAGTTTAATTCTGTTGCCAGTTACCAATCCATGGTTGCCACTTGTTGTGATAACCATCTTACCTGAGACAGGATCATAAGTTGCATTGGTAATATCTTGAGTAGAAGTGCCAATAGCAGTGATAGCGCGAGTTGTGCCATATGCTGGATCACCATTACGAGGATATGCGTGCTCGCTTTGGTTATTATCCATAGCACAAGTGAATACCAAGCTATGAGGCTCGATAGACATTCTGCTACCAACGTTGAAGGAGTGGTTAGGAATGGTCAGGACCATCTCACCTGTGCTTGCTGTGTAGTTAACAGCAGTTGGAGTGAAGTGCTCTCCACCATCATTCCATCCATAACGGACAGCACCAGTAACAGCAGATACAAATGTGTGGTCGTATTGCTGGCCTGAAGGAGATGCACCGACATTAATTGTGAGTGTATCTGGAGTTGTATCTGTGATTAGCAGACGTTTCTCGTAAGCAGGATCAGTATTTCGTGGATATGGATGGTTAGTTGCATTACTATCCATACTGCAGGTAAATGTAATACCATTTGCAGCGAGACTGATATACTCACCAACGTTAAGTCTGTGATCTGGAATAGTGAGAGTCAACACACCAGTTGATGCAGTATATGATGCATTTGTTGGAGTGAATTCCTTCCACCACATTGCACCAGCACCACCATTAACAGTGAAGTTAGGGTAGTTAGCCTTCATACGCTTCACAGACTCATTAGCAATCCATCTGATATGCGCATCGAGATAATGATAAGCATCATACACGTCTTGATGGACAGTGTTTTGCTCGTAGGATTCAACAGGTCTGAAATCTGGGTTGTTACCATCGACATGGGGGCGACCGAAACCATTTCTCATGGTTAGGATTGCCATGTCTCTGGCAACTCTTAGGACTGTGCGAGTTGCTTCTGCTTCAGTAGAAACGTGGAGCAGTGCATTATCTTCTTCACGCAAGTAAAGTGCAGATGCATCATATGTCCTTTCATTACAGTCATAAGAAAGGTCATGGGTTACTGCATCGAGGATATCTACAACGTCATCAACACAGTTGATTGCTCCACCAGGCACGTTGAAGGATCCATACTTACCAAGATCATTCATGAATGCAACTGCTTCATGAGCGATCAGTTTCTTATTGGCTTGTAGTAGATCTGCAGCGTCGAGGAATCTATCATTCTGTGCACGAGTTGCCTGAGGATATGCCTTACTATCAATAGTAGTAGAAGCACCTCTGAATGCATCTCTAGTTGTCCACTGAGGCTCATAGTAATCATCTTGATATCTAACATCAATTCCCAAACTAGAAGCAGTTTCGCCAGGACTCAAGAGGAGATTATTAATTGCTTTCTGTGCAAGATCGTTGCAGAAATGCAACGCATCAAGCATAGGTGACAACTCATCCTGTACGTGTAGGATCTGATCTTGGTTATTCAGATACTTACTGATGATCGTCTGGGTGTTAGCGTTACCGCCAGTGCAGAGGTCACCGATAATTGCAGGGATAACATGGTCGGAAAGATCGCGATGGCAGCTAGGCTCTCCATTACCAGGCATGATAAGGAAGTCTGTGAGGGTGCCAGCGATATCTTTAGTATACTTGTCTTGAATATAACCAACTGCTTCATCTGCAATGTAGTCCTTATTCTTCCAAATGAGATCACCAGCATCACGATATCTGTGACCTGTTGGAGACAGAATAGTAGCAATCTCATCAGAGAGTGCTTGAATTTCGTCTAGGACTGGTTGAGATGCAGGAGAAGAGAAGTTGTTAGGAATACGAAGAATTGTGCTGTATGTGCCAGAAAGATCAAGACTTGTGGAAGTAACGACTTCTTTAGCAATATCAGCAACTTGATCCCATGTATACAGAGTTTGTAGCAATTCATTGCCGATAAACTCCAGCTCTCCACCCTTAGTCAGATAGAATCTTGCAGTAGTAGTTACATTATAATTACCACCATTTCTGAGGTCTTTGACCATTGCAGGAACGATGTAGTCTCTAGTGTCACGAATACAATAGTTTGTGCCACCGTAAGTATTTGCAGCAGGGTTATCGCCAGGGAAGACGAAATCAGGATAACGGAGTTTCAGTCTACCGACTGCTTCTTCTGCAATCCATGCAGCATTCTTCTCGATGATATCAGCGGCATCTCTATATTCCTGTCTACCAATATCCCATTCCTGAATTGTAATTCTGTCATCATCGTAGTCAACGTAAGTAGCAGTTGCGTTGGCTGTAATAGTGTCAGTATACTTCGCATAAACATCCTGATCAGCAACCAAAATTGGATGCTCATTATTGAAGGATGTAATAACGTCATCAGCAGTAGAATCGTAGACAGCGCTAGGTGTAAATGGTTGAGTATACCTTGCAGCATTAGAAACGATGAAGTGATCGACACCACCATTAAAGTTACCTGCGTTAGTAGCAGCAGATGCACCGATAGTGACGTGACCATAGTTATATGTGCCAGTATCACCAACCTGACCAGTAACGACACCATCAACATACAGAGTCATCACATTACTACCCTTAACAAGAGCGATGTGGTGCCATGTATTTGCTGAAGGTGTTACCTTATTAGCAGTATTGTAGAGATCTGTGCCTTGACCGTTAGTTGCAGTATATGCTCTAATAACTGTATCCCAAACAACTACAATCTGATAGTCAGTTTGATAACCAACGTCGAAGAGGACTTGCTGTGGGCTAGCAGTTGTTGCAGGGAAATAATACCAACCTTCGATTGTAAAGTCACCAGTGCCAAACTCATAATCATAGCTGTTAGGCATGTTGATATAAGAGTTTGAAGATCCATCAAACTTGAGTGATTTAGATCCAGCAGCAACGTTAATTACAGTCTGAGAAACACCACTACCAACATCCAACTGACTGTTAGTAATATACTCTCTAGACTGGAATGATCCAGTTACATTACCAGCAAACAACCATCTGAAACCAGTGTTAACACCGAGTGCAGTGAAGGATGCATTGCTAGACATACCCTTAATAACGTCATCTCTGAAGAAGAGACCATCGCCTTTTTCTTGGTATGCAATCTTATTAACACGAATCGTTTCACCGATAGTGTATGTGCCATCAGTAACCTGATTTGCTTGCTCAAGAGCAACAATATTATTAAGGTTACCAGCACTAATTGCTGTTGTTGCAACTGCCAACAATGTATCGATCGATGCCTTAACATCTGCACAGTTAGTGAGCAACTGATTGCTGCCATTTGCATAGTTAGGATCATACTTATGACCAGGAGCACTACCACCATAAGATGCAGGATCTGCAGTGATGGTAAGATCCTTTCCATACAGCAAGTTGTTGATCGCACTATACATCAGTGTGCGAGCATGGTTAAATGCTGTGATAGATTCAGCAACTTCGCCAACTAGACCGTTGGAGATAGGTGCACCAGCACCATCGAAGTATTTCTTAGTAAACTTAACGACGCCCCAGTTACCGTTGGACTTAAGATCTTCAACGATTGCATCAACAAAGATTCCGATATCACGACGACACTTGGTTTGGTTAAGAGTGAATTCTGTAGGAAGCACTTCATCAGGCAGGTCATCCATGTTACCTGCTCCAAGAGTTTCATCAATATATGTCCAAGTAGTTGTAATTGCAGACTGGACATCAGAGCAGTTGCCAGGATCGTTAGCAGTAGTATTAGATCCTGCAGTGCCATAAGGATTGCCAGGTGCAGGGTCAATAGTAATACCAGTGCCGCCGCTACCACCAACAGAAATCTCGTTATAAGCAGGACCGAAGTTGCCACTACCATAGTTACCAGAAAGTTGGTTGGTAATAGCAAGAAGCATCAAATCTTTTGCTTTCTCATATGCCCAACGTGTCTCAGCAATCTCACTGGAGATGTATGCCAAACCACTGTTGGAATCAAAATATTGCATGGTAAATTTACGTCCATAGACGTTACCACCAGAGTGTGTATCTCTAGCAACAGCATCGATAAACTTACCAAGATCTCTCTTACACTTATCAGCACTAGGCACAACCAATGATGGGAATTGTGCAACCATCAATTCATAAGTGTAATCAACAATGAGGTCTTTATTCTTGATAATCAAACGATATGCATCACGGAATCTACCCCATTGATCAGTTTGTTGAGCACCAGGATAGTAGAAACCAGGATGATCAACTGTGATCTGTGCTTCAGCAAAATCAATAATTTCTTGTCTATTATCAATGATTCTGTTTCCAGCATCATAGTAACGACTAATTGCTGTAGTAACTTCGTTAATATAATCAACTTTCTTGTTACGAATCAACTCACCTTCTGAGAATTGTCCACCAGTGAGATCTGTCATGACAACCTCAGAAGATCTTACATCTTCAAAGTCAAGGAAGTCAGCGTTGATTCTATTATCTGCGTTATACAATTCAGTAGGTGTAATCGTAGACTTGGAAATATCATCCAAGACAACGTTAGGATTGGTGATAGAAAGCAGACGCTCAAACAACAGACCAAAGAATGTTGATCCAGCGTTAATTGTTAGAGTGTCAACTGGCTCACCAGTATTAGGATCTAAGTATGGAGAGATGAAGGAAACCTGACCTGCAATCTTAGTAGCTGCAGAGTAGACGTAATCATTCAATCTAATGTTAAACTGACCAGTTTCTTCGTCAGATGTACCAGAAGTTTTACTGATAACCAAAGCATCAGTAACAACACCATCATTGAGGTTAGTCTCTTCAATCTTAGCAGTATCACCATTGAGATTGGTGATAGACTCACCAAATTCAAAGATGGTATCTGAATTCAGCAGAGTCACAGATTGGACCAATGCTGAGAATATAGTGCCTCTTCTTAATTGCTCATTAAGTTGGAATGGAGTGCCAGTGATATTAATAACATCAATACTACTTGCTCCTGTGTCAATCACAGTTGCAAATGTATCATTTGCCTGACCTTGGATTTGCTGACCTAATGTTGGGAAAATACCACCAACTTGATACAACTCAATTCTATAGATCTCAACAGGTGTAACTCTGATATTTCTATAAACAACCTTAGAAGGTGGTTTAGGTGCTTCAGCAAATACGATGTTACCACCAACAATGCTGTAAGAGATTCTAGGAGACTGGATGATACCGTTAATTGTAATCATCAACTGGTCATCTTTAACAATGACACTTTCATTCTCCACTGTAAGTGGGAAACTCTTCTGGACACCATCAAATTGACCAGAGATATCATCCAGTTTCTTAACAATAGAAGTAAGAATTTCCTCAGAAGAAGTCAGTCTTCTCTTACGGAAAAGCACCTCAGTGTTGTTATAATCGGTGTAGATAGGTTGTGCAGCACCGAAGGATGTAATCTGGTTGACATTTGCATAATCAAAGATATTAACATTCTTAATAAACTCAGTGCCGATCTTACGACCAGAAACGTCTTTACCACCAGTCAGTTGTAATTGACCGAAGAGGTTGAAACCTGCAGGGTGGTTGTTTTCAAGAATCTGAGTTTTCCACTCTGTGATAGGAATCTCAGACTTAATAACATAAGAGAAGTTTTGGTAGAAGAAAGAGTCTTGAATTTTCTGGACAATTTCAGAAGGTTTACCAACGTCATCAATAAACTTACCAGGTGTCTTGGTAAGAGATCCAATATTCAGGACGCCCTTAGCAATATTCAAGTTATCGATAACACCAGATGCCTTAGAAACTGTGCCTGTAACTTTTTCACCTTGGACAAAATCGCCTTGGTTGTTGACAAGTTTTAGAATCTTAGGACCAATCTGCCAACCAGTGTTTGTAGACACAACAGCGGTTGCAGTTGCTTGCTCAAGGCTAGGACCTTGGAATACCTCTTCACCTTCCAAGAATCTGGAAGTAGAAACGATTGCTTCTGCTGTGCCTCCAAAGACTTCAGTAAGAAGGACTTGACGACCACTACCTTGAGTCAAGAAGGTAATAAAGTCACCAGTTGCCGCTGCTTGAGGTGTCAAAGCAAATCTGATTTGATCAGATTCAAGAGAGTTTTGGTTACCAGCGATTGCATAGTAGATCTGACCTTCAACCAAAGAGGTCAAACCAACGCTGCTAGGTTTGGGGAGCTCACCCTCAGTTGTGCCAACATCATCAGCACGGAATTGGACAGCAGCACCAGTGGTGATACCGTGAGGGAAGTTAAACTGCAGATAGTTGAGGTCGAGGTTAACAACGTAGTTAAACTCAGACTTAAGTGTGACTATGGGCTCAGATGAATAACCTTGACCTGGATTCTTAATTACAATTTCAGAAAGACGGTTGTTTTTAACAATCGCTTCTGCCTGTGCACCTTCACCACCGCCACCTTCAATGACAACGGCAGGAGCAGAGGTATAACCAGAACCTGGATTGGTGATCTTAATCTGAGTTAGGATCGAAGTATTAAAGAGTTGTAGGTTAACTGGGAAGGAGATTTCAGGACGTAGAGTATAGTCATGAGAATAACCATAACCAAACTCATTATTCTTCAGTCTCTTAATCTTACCAATATTCCTACCAGTGAGGAAAACAGACGCGCCAGATCCCTCTTCGGGGATCACCACTTCTAATGCAGCACCAGATCCAGCAAGAGTTGGACCAAGAATGCCAGGAATAGCATCAATATCAATCGAAGCGGTAGTGTAACCTTTGCCAGGATCTGTAATAGCAACACCTGTAATGGTGCCTGATCCTGTCTCATCATCAATCTCAACAGTGATAGTTGCTTTAGCACCTTCACCATCACCAAGGATGCCTACATCATAGTAGACGCCAGGTGCATATTCTGTGCCACCATCTGTGATGTTGATCTTCTCAATTTGACGATAAGATGCAATATCAGAGATGATAGGAAGTCTCTTATAGAATCCACCAGGTGATACCAGTTTGATGCTGTTGATAGGACCAACTGCTTTGGTAGATGTCGTTGAATAATATGAGTATGCATTGTCAAACTCATCAGTGCCAACCTCAGCAGATGTTTGCTCAGGCTCTCTAACGAGTGGGAATCTAAACTCAGTATCTGTAATAATTTCAGAAATTGTAAATGTGCCATCATAAGGTGTCTTGATGACATCAATAAACGACTTATCACCAACAGGAGAATTAGCTCCAACTCTTGATGGGTCAAAGTAGTAAGAAATATTTGTAACGTCACCCAATACAGTAAACTTAACAAAAGGTGCAGTGCTGGTTGTTGGAACACCAGGTGTGCCTTCTCTAGTAATATTGTTGAATGAATACTCCAGTTTATACTGGTTGTCCTGAGAGAAGGACAAGTAATAACCAAAGTTAGAAGGATCTGCTAGATCAAACACATATGCATGACCTCTGGTAAATGTCAGAGTTGGGTGCTTAGCATAAATGTTGACATTAGAAATAGCGCTCTGCAAGAATGCAGGCTCTTCTACAGCAGTATCTCTGATAGTAAATGTGAATTCTCTACTACCAAATACTTCTTTAACAAAGAATGATCCGTTAAATGCTGTCTGAGAGAATCCAGTTGTATAAAGAATCTCACCGTTATTATAATTATGTCTAGTAACTGATGTTGCATAAACTTGATCAGTGCGGACCTCAGCGGTGCGAATAATATCTTTCTTAACGGTAGAAGTTACACGAATCTTTTTAACTGAAGGAAGATTTACAACTCTAAGGATCTTCTCAGTTTCATCAATTTCAATATTATCAGATCTAATACTGATAACATCGCCAGGAATGTAAGTAGATCCAGGTTGAATCTCTTCAATTCTAACTGTATAGAAATCTTCATCATATGCCATGAATCTAGCATATGTGCCAAGTGCCTCTCTAGTCTCAACAAATGTCCAATCTACGTTACCGTCGTTAACTGTGCCAGTTGTATGAGTGGGAGGAGTTGTGCCAGAAACACCACCATTGGTGGTTTCATACACATTAAGACCTTTCCAAATTCTATAACCAGGTGCATACAGGATGTGTGCATCCCATTCAATCATATCGGATCCTTGGTATTCAGGAATCTGATATGGATGGTTTGCAGCATCAATAGTAAACTTACCTGAATCATCAATGAATGCCCAGTTAATTACACCATCAGAAGCAACACCAGCAGTGTGGATAGGTGTAATTGTGCCAGATGTGCCAGCACCCTGTGCCTCATAGATTTTCTTATCACTATAAACTCTATCACCCTGAGCATATGCAGTACCAGATGCCCATGGAATCTCTGCTTCCTCAGTATCGAAATAAACACCAGTGATATGATTGATCTCATCAAGATCATTCTTAAACAGATCTGTATTATTAAATGTGCCGAAGATCTTACCAACCTTATATTTGGTGCCGAGACCAGGAGTATTGATTCCACCTGCAGGAGATTCAACAATAGTGCCGTATGCTTGGACAACACCAGCAGCATTCACCTGTTGGATAATACTACCTTTTGTGAATTTACAATCTTGGTTGAAAGTAAATTCCTTAACGTTATCAATCTTACTATACAGTGCATCTCTAATATAGAATTTTGGCACAACGTTAGAAGACAGTTTAAGTTTCTGACCTCTAGGTGTTGGGACAGTAGATGTCTTAGATCCAAAGATTTCAACATTAGTAGACAGAGCAACTGTTGCTGGAATCATAGTCGCAATAGTATACGACATGTCAAGAATCTGCAGACCGCCAGGACCTTCTTCCCAATTACTAATAGCACCGTTGGTTACAGTCTGGACATTAACGTTGAAGTTTTCACTGAATGAGAATTGTGTATAGTTGTTGAGAGTTGTAAGTGTCTTATCACCACGCTCGGTATGCAGTCTGTCAACCTTATAGATTGCAACATCAGATGCTTGAGTTGTAATTTCAACGTAATCAGCAGGGACAGTATAAGTTGCAGTATATTTTGCTGTTTCAGAAACAACGAGATCGTCAAGGTTACCAAGGAAGGCATCGGAAGCACTAGGAGTAGAATCACTTGCCCAGTAAACGTCATCAAGACCGATATCTTCAGTAGAGACCAATTCGATCATTGCAACACCGTTGACAAACACTCTATAAGTGTAACTACCAACAGTAGGATTCTCTTTAGAGAATGATAGATGGACCCATGCACTAGATGCAAATGTAGTCCAGTTGTATGCAGTAGTAGAGGAAGCAACCTCAACACCATCAAAGTAAAGTAGGACTTTCTGATAGTTTGCAGATGTTGAATCACCATCGATAATGAAATGTGCTGTCTTACCTGCGACAGGCACAACGGTCATCATTTTAGGTTGATGGTTAACACCATGATTGGTGCCATCCATAGAATACCAACCTTCAACACACCATTCTGGTTGGACATTTCTATTAAAGTTAGTTGCCTTTACAGCATTAGATGTCTTGAGTTTGAGTGATGCAGGACCCCACTTATATGCAGTTGTATCACGCTCCCAAGCACTTGCAGCAGTATCAATAACTGAAAGAGGTGCTAACTTACGCTTAGTGAAATCTTCATTCCAATTATTGCCATCTTCAGTAAATCTGAATGCTGCAGCTTGATCTGGAAGCTGACGCTCACAAACCATGATTGGGTCACCAGAAGAATCAACAACGTGAGACTTAACGGAGAAACCAGCACTATTGGTATCCTCAAGATAGGATTGACGGAGCACTGTGCCGTCATACTTAAAGTATGTCAGACCTGCCACTCGGACATTCTGCTTATACTTCATATCAGTAACAACACTGATATTACCAAACTCATCTAGGTTGAGACCAGCATGTTGGATACTGATAGGTGTAACAGAATCCATTGGTGTAAGAGCAATAGTCTTAGACCATGTAAAGGATCCACCAGATGCTGTATTAGCAAGTGAAATTCTGCTGAGCTGGACCTTTTCCCAAACGCTAGTAGCATTATTATAGAAATCCCAAAGAATGAAGACATCTTGATATTCATCGATGACGAATCTTGGATTTCTTACATAACCACCAGTAACAGTAACCTGCTTGGCATATTCCATCTCAAGGTTTGCACCATCATAGAAGAAGACACCATATAAGCAGTCATCATTATCTTCGTTAACACCAACCCAGAAGAATCTGTTATTACCAAGATCAGCAATTTGCTCAAGTCTCTCATTACCATCAATAGAGGCAAACTTACGCTTCTCAACAACGTCACCATCTTGGTCTGCCTGAATAACCCAAATATCATCGGGATCAGGTGAGTTAGTATTAGTATAACCTGCAAGGTAGATACGCTCTTCGGCATCTAGACTGATAGAAGTAATGTAGTCTCTTCTAGTTGTGCCAGAGATACCTGCAATAGACTTCTGCCATTGAAGAAGACCGTCTGGAGCGTTTGCAGTGTTAAATCCAGACTCATACATACCAACCCAAATATCTGGGTTAAACAGGTCGTTTGTAGGAGAATAAGTTTGGCCTGCAACATAAATACGGTCGTTTTCATAAGACTCATTGATATACATTCTAAGGAATTCACTTCTCTTATCACCAGTGTTAATAGGTTGTAAGTGTCTTTCCCAAACAAGTCTTCCAAGATCATCAAACTTAGCAAGGAAACCTGCCATGTTACCATTGCCGATTTCAATAGATCCACAAATATACAGATAGCGATCCGTAGTGATCTTACTATCATGGATCATCAACTGACCATCAGCTTCAATATACTCACTCAACCAGTAACGAGTCTTCTTATACTGTTGAGGATGGGTAACACGAATCTGAGGAGGATTATCAACATCGTATCCATTACCAGAGTTAAGAATATCAACGGTGCTAATACCACCATTAGATTCTAGATTAATTCTAAATTCAGCATCACTACCTTGTGATGTGATCAATTCATAGACAGGAGGGAGGTCTGAATTATAACCTCTACCAACCTGATCGATAGAAACAGTCTCAATACCAGATACAACAACATTCTTAAATGCTTTGTTGGTATTATCAGCAATAGGTCTAGAGTTAACAATAATACCGTCTTGCTGTTTCAAATCGTGAATTTCAGCAGTGGTGATCTTACCATAAGGTTGGTCACCAATAATTTCTTTTTGATATGCTTGAATTACTTGACCCTTAACAGAATCAATAATTGCGGACGCACCATAACCCTCTGTGCCTTCATTGTTGAAGAAAACAGTATCATTAACCTGATAAGAAACGCCAGGGTTTTCAATAACAAATCCGTCAATTTGAGCATCTTCAAACTGAGTAGTTGTCTCAACTTCAATGTCAACTCTTGATTCAGGTGGGACTTGAGGGAAGTAGTCATAGATCTGCAGAGTTGCCTCTGTAGTCATCTCTAAGGTCTCTTGCTGCTCAGAAGCATCAATAACACCATCATTGTTGCTATCTTGAATCTCAAAGATGAGAGGATATCCTTCAATCTCAGTTGTTAGGACATCTGACTCTTGGTTTGGTTGACGATCAATATCAATGTCAACATTGACATAAGGATCTCTATAACGGACAACATCTTGAGGAATATTTTCCTGAGTTGCACCTTGACCCAAATTCCACTGATCTGGAAGAGAGTTAAACTGAGGACCAAGGATATAAGGGAATTCTGCAACACCAGCTTCAGAAGCATCAACAGTGATGAAATATGCATATACACCATCAGGATACTCAGGTGTCTTACAGAAACGACCGTTATAGTTGTCTAGGTCACCAGATTGGAAATCGTAGTAGTAATCAGCAACAAATTGTCCTGCAGGATAGGATGCCAGTGGAGGACCATCTGTCCTTGAAGGATTGGGATTAGTTGCAGCGTCAAATACGACATTTGTCTTCAATTTGTATGAAGTGCGCATACGACGGATACCACTGTTTTGATCAGTTGGATCTGCATATGCATAAGGACCATAGATGGGGTTACCATCAAATGCCCATCCAAGAATAGGAGAATGACTAAAATTGGAAGAAAGCTCTTGGAATTGTTGGGTAACAGGATTCAAGAATACGTTATCACCAACCACATAACGCAATTCCTTAGGATCACTTAGGTGAGCATACTCACCACCGAATGCGTTATTAAGACCAGTAAAGACATAACCTCTAGCAAAGTCATAGTTACTACCAAGGTCATACTGATTGTTTCTATACCATCTGTAAACAGTAGGTGTGAATGTTGCATTCTGACCAACTGCTTCCAGTCTAACAGTAGTGTTTCCTTGAGTATATCCAATACCTCTGTTAAGGATTTGAATACTAAGCACTTTACCCTTATCTTCACCAAATGTGCCAATGGTTGCTTGAGCAATAGCACCGAAACCATCACCATTAATAATGACGTTAGGTGCTGTGGTGTAAGAGTTACCAGAGTTAATAATAGCGATTGAAACAATACGACCATTAATAACAATAGGTTGTGCCAAAGCATTTTCACCAGAGTTAACTCTGATTTGAGGCAGTGAAGTATATCCACTACCAAAACTGTCAATCATCACAGATGAGATTGGACCACGGACGTTTGCAGTCGCTGCAGCACCAGATCCACCACCACCTGTAATAGCAACGTCAGGTTGTGATGTATATCCTGTACCTGGTGAATCAACCAGAATTCTGGTGACGCGACCACCAGTAACGACGGCTCTTGCTGTGCCTCCACTACCACCACCGCCAACGATGGAGATTAGAGGTGAATCGGTATATCCACTACCACCTTCAGTAACATCGAAAGATGTGAGACTACCGTTAACAACAACACTACCTGATGCTCCTGTGCCGCCACCACCAATAATTTCAAGGTTGGGTTTAGCGCCAGCATCATATCCTTCACCACCACCATCTACAGTGATATTGGTAAGAGGACCAAACTGGACATACTCAGAAGACTTGTAAGACCAGATAGAAACACCATTAACCCATGATCCGATTGAGGTATTGGGTTGAATGTCTTGTCTTTCAGAAACAGTCAATACGTTTCTTGGGAAACGCATCAACTTACGCTGGTTGCCAGGAATTAACGCGGATCCTGTGAAAGGGCCAATCTTGTAATTAGGTAAGCCACTAGCAGCAACATAGACATAATCATCGTTAAAGAAGGAGTTTTGGATATTAGTTGTAAACTCAGAAACAACCTTGTTGATTGAAGTAACATCAGATTTTCCTCGGTTGAGGTCCACCGAAAGTAGAATGTTACCCTGTGGAATAATGTCTGTAGGCTGTGCTAGACGGTATGAGAATTGATATTCGTCAATACGAGAAGTAACAGCAAATGTGCCGTTGTAGATAACAGGGTTTGCACCATAAATCGTAACTTGGTCAGAAACCAACAAACCATGAGGGTTATCGCAAACAACAGTTGCAGTTTGATTATTATCACCACCAGGCGTAACACTGGAGACCTGGATTAGTTTTTTAACATTATAAAGCCAAGAAGACAGTCTTTCATCTTCTGCAGAAGATCCCAGAGATGCAACCTTCAATTTGTCACTAGGAAGGTAGTAAGATCCAGTATCATCCAAAACAGTGGTGCCTGCTTCAGCAATACCAAGAATTCTCAACTTACACTCTGTAGGAGTGTCTTTATTGACATAAACGAAGATATCGGACTGGACAATAGTGCCAGGATCCCAATCTTCTACAATACCGTTTTTAGAGCGAGTACATTCGATGAATTGGTTAAGAGACTTCTCTTTATACTGGACTTGCTCTTCATCGTTGATTAGGATGGTGCCATTTCTCTCAGGCCATCCAATCGTCGAGTCAACCGTGATAATTTGACCAGTTGTATTCAAAGGCTCGACAAGACGAGTCTTATAAGGAATTATAAACTGACCAACGAGCGTTTCCTCAGAAATCGCCAATTCGTAGATTGTATCGGTGCCTTGAATGATAGAAATGACGTTTTCGATCAAAGCAGATGCTTCTCTAATGTTTGTGTCAACTTCATCTCTATATTGGTTAAGTTGACCATCAATTAGGTTTCTAGGATCACCAGAAATCAATTCTGCACGAAGAATCGTGTCAACAACCCAAGTTGCATGGGAAGGACTGATAATTTCGTCTTTTGGATAGAAAACATCAACATCCTCTCCAAACAGAATTTTGAAGAGGTATTGAGTAGACATCTTAGTGCCTTTAGAGGCATAGAAGTCTCTAATGGTCTTAATTACTTGGACAGGGTTAATTCTGTCATAGTTGATCTCTAGAGTTGGCAGATACTGCCTTCTAAAACGATCAAAGACCTCTTTAACGAAAATAGAGTCCAGATTAACAATTCTGGTCCCTGCATTATGGTTAGTGTTAGCAAGTTGCTCTTCTCTTGCATAAATTTGGTTTCCAAGGTCATCAAAACCAATAACGTTAGAAACACCACGAGCACAACCTAAAAGTGCTGATGGAGAATACTCTTTACCACCTCTAATGATTTCAAAACCAGTAACTTCATCATATCCGATATTTACAGATGCTTTAGCAGCAGCAGGCTCAGCAATATAGATTTTTGGAGGGAATTGATCAGAATATCCACTACCAAAGTCAGTAATGTTGATATCAGTGATCTCACCGTTAAAAATAGTCGCAACTGCCTTAGCACCTTGTCCACCAACGGGATTACCGTAAGCATCTTTGCGATCATCAACAATATACACAGATGGTGGATCAGTATAACCCATACCACCAGTCAACATTTCAATTTCAGTGACAGCACCTGATGCAACAGTTACATCAAGGACTTGAGCACCAACTGGATCGATAATTCTTGCTCTAGGAGGAGTTACATATCCTCTACCTCTGTTATTGACTTGAATCTCAATAACTTGACCATCAGAGTTGATTCTAGAAGTTGCTTGAGCATTGATACCACCGTCAGGTGCTGGATCAATGTAAACAACAGGAGCATTCTTATATCCTACACCAGTTTTAGTAACCTGAATGCTATCAACGTTGACACGACCTTCAGAGTCGATTGTTGGATCACTAATCTTTGCACCAGCAGGATTGATGAAAGAAATTGCAGGAATAAAGTCATATCCACTACCAGAGTTAGTAATTCTGATAGAAGAGACTTGTCCAGATGTATCATCTACCTCAATTTCGATCTCTGCTCTAGATCCATTAGGATTTGTTGGAGCAGATACAAAAGGAATGGGTGGGTTGAAGGATGTGTAACCTTGACCACCACTAATAAGTTGAATATCTTTAATACCACCAACAAGTGATCTTGCTGCAGCACCTTCACCAGTTGTGGAGACAATAGCGACCTTAGGAGCAAAATCTAGACGATATCCACTACCGCCACTCTTAACTTGCAATCCAGAGAGTGCTTTAGAGGATTCGTTAACTTCACAAATTAGTTTTGCACCAGATCCATACTGAGGTGCGTTATATTCGACAGATCTAATATGAATTACATCAGCAGCACCCAAAGCACCAGCATTAAAGGAAACAAAAGAGCTTCCATCGTTGGTTTGGAAAATAACGTAGTCTTGAAATGGCACAAGAAGGTTGCCATTCTTATTAACAATCAGACCGATCTCTGAAGTGGGATAATAGTTAGACCCATTCAGTTTTAGAGGATATTCTGACTTACCTTGATAGACTTCATAGTTGATGTCGTCCATTTCAAGGACGCTCTGATCAGCATAACCTACAAGGTAAACGAGTTGAGTAAATTCTGAATCATCAACACCAGTCCTCAAACGAGGTGGTGTGGTAAACACAATTTCATCACCATCAACGGTATAATCAACGTTAGGGATGAGGAAGTTGTTATATGTGGTAACTAGGAGGTGATTGGCAGTAGGGGGCGCTACAGGGGTGCCTAGGTTGCTTAAATCAAACCTTCTACGAGTGCCGTCAAAGAGGGAAAAGGGATTCTCTAGTTGCTGCTCCTTTTTCTTAAACTGATCGTAGGAAATACCTGGCGTCAGGATAGCGTCAGGACCTCTAGATACAGATTCATAATAAATGATTTCATTATCGATCAGAATCGATCCATTTTTCTCTGTGAAACCATCAATGGTCTCAACTTCAATCGATTGGTCAGTTATACCAATATCACGAAGCAAAAGAGTTTCAGCTGACAACCCTTCAGATCCATAGTTGTCAAGATCAAGATAATTGATGATGTTGTTTAGAACATCGTAAGGACGCCCTGTTTTCTCTTGAGATCTGTAGTATTCAAGAAGAAGGTTAACGAATTGTCTATCGTCCTCTCTAATAAACTCAGGAAGTTGATATTCAACTCTATCGGATACGTTGACTCTTTTTGCCAGTTGTGAAGACATATCTCTCTAGGTCAGAAGCAGTTATCGATTTCAGGATATACAAACGTATCCGAAGGATAATCAAGAATATTTATATTCAAATCTCCGAAGTTAAATCCACTGAAATTATTAGGATCGAAGATGGGGACAGGGGTGTCATTCACTGTATAATCGATTGCGAAAACTTCTGGGTTAAAGATAACAGGATCAACGCCAGGTGGAATGTTGATTGCACCACCATATGGAAGAACCTGCAATGGCACTCTAGTGGTGCCATCTGGTGTACCTGAGATTGCGATAGGACCGACACAAACTTTACCAGTGCCGTAGTCCACAGTACCTGCTGCAGGGTTAAGGATTAATTCTGTTTCATCACGCTTAGTCACAAGCATGATTCCGCCTTTTCCGTCATCTCTTAGATTGACGGGGACTAGGACTTGATTCTCTTCACTTGTTGATACTACAGCACTGCCAAAGGACGCTGTAACGGTCCCATCTGCCGCTGCAAGGGCAACCAAATCCTCAGTGTATCCAGTTGCATAGAATGTGCCTGATTTAACCGTTGAGAAGGAAGGTGTGCACTTTCCAGTCCCATCATCACCATTGCCAGCATTAGCACCACCATTAGGATCCGTGCCAGCAAAGTTGTTAGGATCATATAGAGGATTGCCAAAATCAAGACATTGGGTGAAAACGTTACCAAAAGCGAATTGATCAAGGTTTTGACCCAATGTTGTTTGAGTAACGTTACCAGAGATTGAGTTATCAGCAGAGTCAACCATCGCACCAAAGCGAGATGCTTCTAAACGGTTTCCAAAGCGGTTTGTAACACCATTACGGTTAAAGTTGTCAATAGACTTGAGGACTTTACTTGAAATGTCACTACCAGCGGAAGATGTTTGGTTTCCGTTGTAGTAAACGTAGGATTTTGGAATAATGTAGTAAGTTGTAGGATCGATGATGACTGGCTCAATCGATGCAACTGAATATCTCAATAAATCTTGCTTAATGCCAACTTTTGTTGACTCATTAAGCTTAGTGCCTGTTTTAGGACGAATAGCAATGTAAACTTTACCGTAAACAGGTGGCACCAACTTCTCACCACCATATGCAGTCACAGATGCTGCCTGAGGATAGATCTCAGACACAATGTGCTCATAATCAGACTCAGTAACTGCTCTATTCTGTGTTGCAAATGCTCTAGGTGCTCTAAACTTGATAGAAAGAGGTGTTTCCATCTCTTCACCATCGGCCGCGGCAAGTTTTGTCTTTACAGTAATGTTTTGAGGTGCAATCGCTCTGCCATCAGAGTCTCTAGCAACACCAACAAACGAAAAGTCCTTACAACCGTTAGCAAGAGGACCATCTGTGCGAATATAGGTTAATTTGATGTGCTCACCGTCAATCAACTTACGTCCTAGGACTCCATCACCGAAAATAAGACGATATCTAAGATCATCAGTCTCTTCCAAGTAGTAAATACGGGAAGTGCTGATAATTGCAACCGCATTGGTCACTTTATTGTAAGTATCAGTCTCGGATGACTGCACACTTGGTGAAATTTGGACAATTAGTGTTTCTGTGTCCACATCTTCGGATGGGACAATATAATCTTGCTTCTTAGTGTAGTCAACAACGTAATCTGCCTTCAAAAGGTTGCCTTGGTAGATTAGTACGCTGTTAAACATCGCCATACCATTTTGCTGGTTGACGGGCACTTGAATATCTTGTGGCATTGCAAACGTATAAGCGTCTGCTTCGTTTCTAGCGACAAAAACGTCACCAGCACCCAATGTTACGAATTCTGGATAGGTAACACCGTTAGTGGATTGATTTGTTTGTACATGCAATTCAACACATGCTCTGGATGCCTTAACAGAGCGAGGTGTATAGTTAAGTTGCTTAGCAATACGGACAATATTATCTCTTACAGTGGCAGTTTCAAGAAATGCCTCATTCATTGCCATGTTGGCGTTGAATGCTGTGTAGTAAGTATTGTAAGCAAGGGTATCAATCAGGTATGACGCAGCAGATCCCTCAAAATCATAGTCTGAAAACTCTTTGCGAGTCCTTAAGTATGATCTGATTGATTCCTTGATCTCAAAAAAGTCAAGGGAAGTTAATTGTGAAGGGATTGCTGACATTTTAAGTCTTCTCTAAAAGAAAGTCTACGGTTTTAACGACGTTTTCACCGACAATCTTATAATCCAGCTCAAAGTGTAGAGAATTGATGTCAATTTCTTCTCTAATATACACTCTGGTCACTTCAACACGAGGTTCGAGACGTTGTAATACGTTTCTAAGCTCATTTCTCATTGCCTCACCCACAAATGGGTCATAAGGCTCAAACATTAAATCTTTAATTCTAGATCCAGTGTCAGGTTGGAAGGGTCTTTCCAAAAAAGAGGTCAAAATAAGATTTTTGACCGCTTGCTTAATGGCATTTTCATTTTTAACCACACCAAAGTCGTTGGTGTTAGGATTTGCCATGAAAGATATGGCGAAATCCTTAAACCCCCTAGAAACATATTTTTCAGATCTGAATCTGTATGATGCCATTTACTGCTTCTTTGGTTTTTCTTTGCTTTGATGCTTATTGAGGTATTTATCACTCCGTGGGTCGGTTATTAGCACCATCCCCGACTTGATAAACTCCTTGCTCTGATCAGGAATTGGTTTTACAGCCATTTCAGTCTCCCGCTGGTGCGATATATTTATTTATCAAGTTTATTGGATGTGATCAGAATCACTGTATATAGATTTCAGATCTTCATCTGATTTTACCTGAAAAGTAGGAGGATGAAAAGCACAATATTCGTTAAATGTGATTTTCATCTCCTTATTGGTAAGGTTACAATGCTCTGCTGCTGTTGGAAGATTCCATTTAGCAGACCAAAGCATTTCCATTGCTTCTCTGGTCTCAGGTCTCATCGACCCTGCCCACGATAACGCTTCTTCGCATTATTACGAGAAGTGGCAGAATACTTAGTATTCTTAGAGCTGCCTTGACGAGTTTGTTTTGGACGACTGGGGATAAACGTCCCACCAGACAGACCAACTTTAGATCGCATTGCCATAATTTTTTAAGATGCTAAAACAGTAGGATGACCCCAAGCAACAACAGATGAGCATGGAATAGAGAAACCAGGAAAACCTGCACCCAAGGGGTCGAGGACTCTTGCAACTCTACGTTTCAATCCAAAGACTGTAAACGTTGTTGCAAAGAGGGTACGGACGTGTCCAACACCACCCATGTCCTCTGCAGTAAGTATACTACAAATAATGGGAGTTGGGATAGCGCAGATAGACTTTCCGCATGGACACAAGTATATCACAATGTTAGTGCATGGTGATACATGTGTAACAAACATATCTGCTTCCAACATCACTGGAATGAAATTCACCAGCAATGTTGCCCTGAGTGGATTAACCGCCTCTAGGGGAATTAGGGGGAAGGGTGGCCACCAACATGTAAAATTCTTAATAACAATAGAGTAGGGCACTGGAGGCGTCCCACACGCTTGAATTGAGTGCACAGTAGATGGCAGACAGAGACCATGACCTGAGCAAGGCAGACCATTTAGGGATGCTAGTGGTTTTAGAAATCCGTATGCCATTAAACGTCGTCGTTAATTTCCCTTCCTGCAGTCCATGGGACATCCACCTCACACTCTGAGAAGAATGGATTCCCTAGATTATCTATAGCACTACTAAGGGCATTGATACCACCTGTCAGATAATTCTTGATAGACATCACACCAGAGTATGGACCCATCAGGATTTCATAGTTTCCTGCTGTGATTCTGCTTGGATCGATTGCGATGGATGCGTCGTAGACATATGCCAAACCTGCCGCAGAAGCAGTGCCAGCCCAATATGTATTAGTGCAAGTGGAGCAGAAGATATTAGATATACCCCTAGCAGAAGTATTCCACCAGGTAGTCCCCGCGATTGTGTTTCCATCTGCATCCCATCCACAGTAAACGTCTAAAGGTCCGTCAGGATTAGTACTCGATCTAACAAAATTGTCCCAACATGGGTGATTTGCCATCTGATTTGATACAACGTTGTTGCAATCAACTTCCAATGCAGTGTATTGGAAGGATCCATTGTTAGTTGTAGTCGTAGTCTGCCCAGTTTCAGGGTCAGTAGACGATGTTGACCATTGCCAATTCCTCGTAGAGCCAGGAGCATGTGAAACTAGGTTGTCACCCAACCACAATTCTAGTTGCTGACCTTCACTATAGGAAGATTGGTTGTAGTCAAACGTATTTTCATCACCACCAACCGCAAGGAAGACAATATTTCCGTTATCTTCATAGCATCTACCCGCAACATCAGCACGAGCGCAATTCCAAACCTTCTTTTTATTGCCTGTATTTGGATCTGTATAGTCTCTTGCGTCAGTAAGCTTCGGTTTTGGCATACTCATCAACCAATCAAGGAAATCTTGACCCTGACTACCCGTAGTTTTACCGTTAAATTTCAGATTTACCTTGAATGACGCATTATCATCCTTAGGTGCACAGTATTTATAGATCAAAAATCCATATGCAACCGTATCTCCGTCCTCATTAGCGTCCAAATACGCACAAGGCACGTCAAACCAACGCTGAATGTTGTATACCTTGGGTTGTGCGACCTTGATACAGCGGTTTTTCTGGTTAAATCCGTAAAGATGACTCAATCCTTCGCCTTCTTCATCCGCTTGAGCGACGTTTTTGAGCACTTCGGGGTAAACTGCGCTCCTAAATTCGTCAAAACCCTCATCTCCTAGTTGTCCGAGGCTATCAAATGCTCCATCAGTAGGCATTGCCTTACTCAAATTCTTCGGAAACTCAATATTGATGCAATTTGCGGGCAAATCTTGGCACAATGTCATCATTGAGTCGTCAATTTCCGCCATCTTAAGGTAAGATGTGGGAATATTTGCTTGGAAACCACCTTTAGTGGTCGTCTGACCCTCTTCAAACATGTCTGCTGGTGAAATATAGTCACCATCGTCGCCTTGAGGGAGCTCTAAATTCTCAAATGCACTCGCAAAGTCCTTACCAACACCACCAAAATCAACTTTATCAAGATCTGGGGAGTTAATAGTCTCTAGTTTAGGGTCAACAACGAAGACTGCAGGTGGCTCAGCAGGGTTATACCCCTTACCACGGTCTTCAACAACGATACTTTTGATAACACCAAGCTCATCTATCTCTCCAATACGGATCTCTGCCTGTCTAATGTCCTCTCTTTCGCCAAAATCATTCTCTGCTTGGAGTTTATTTGTCTTGTTACGGACTTTTTTGAAGATATTCTTACCTGCTACGTCAAAATTACTCGTAGATTCGGGTGCTGGGAATGCTTGACGGCTAGTTTCCTTAGTAAATGAGGCAGTTTGAGACGATGCAAGGTCACCTGCACTGAAATCTTCGAGCACACCAGGCGTAGAAACGGACACTTGAGGGTTAATATACCCTCTTCCGCCGTTAATAACCTCAACTTCGACGACCTCACCCTTCTTATTGACCTTAGCTTCCAGTTGTGCAACGTCCAAAGTGCGTTTTGGGATCAAAGCTGCGGGGTCAATCTCTACTTTGTAGTAACCAATCCTCTTATTAAACTCATATACACCGCAATATGCCGCTTTATTGGGTATACCAAACCCTGCAAGCACTTCAAATTGCGCACCATCCTCCGCAGTGTAGGTAACTCCACGCTGAAATGCGTTTCCATCGCCTCCACCAAACTCAATTACACCGCATTTTAACTCATCACCAAAGTATCTAACACTATTTACCTCCCAACCATTGATAGATTCACCTTGACTGACCTTACCAACGCTAGTTTGATAGCGGAAAAAGACTCTTCTACTCTTTGTATCAACAGTCCAGAAGGATTCATTGACTCCACGAGTCGAAACATCCGTCAATGTGATCTCACTTTCTGTAGTTTCCCATGAATCTTCACGGATTTCATAGAAGTGGGAGTGATATGAGATGACTGGGACACAACATGGACTAGATCCATCGCCATCAGGACACGTTGTATTGGGACAACATGGCGCATCATTCAATTCATACTGGATTCCAAAGATAGGACCATTCCATGGGTATGAAGTATCATAGAGATAGTAGTAGAATTGTGAATCATATGATGTTTCAAACCCTAGGTATCTCGGCACTGCTGCTTTGATTGGACCATTCGCACCATAAAACCATTCAAACGCACCATCAGTATCGATCAGCGCAGCATTATTCGAGTCACCCCAACCATTAACGCCAGGTGTGCCCTCTAGTCTATTACCATTACCGTCTTGATTACGACGATATCTGCTATATGTCCAAGTCCCTGTATACTGATACCAACCAGATCGGTCAATACACTGTCCACTAGCACCAATCTTACCGATGTCCTCAAGGCGTCTCTCAGGACCGTCAGGGGTGTCATTCCTAAACACATAGCAAAGTATACCCTGATAGGAGTATTCCCCCTTATATCTCTTCTTAGGAGGGATGGGAGAGTTATCTGCTAGGTTGACTTCGTTTGCTGGATCAGTAGTATAGAAATGATCAGGGTCAGGATGTAGATATTCATATAGAGCAGCAGGCTGCTCACCTCCGCTGCCAGCATAAGCTTGTGCTGCAGCCGCATTTGGAAACACATAACCTGCCTTACCTACTAATCTATACTGACCAGGACCACTACTATCAGGTGGTGCACTACTACTCAATGACAACTGAGTATCATCAGGCCAATGGTTATACCAGATATACAGTGGCACAGATCCACTGACCTGTGTCATCATTGTAAAGAAGACTGGTGTGCCAGAGCGAGGCTCAGGGTTATATCCCGACGCTGCTTTGTCCTTGCTCTCATTCTCACCAATCATGTCCCGCTTTTGTAGCTTGGGACCTGTTGAATACTTGTGATCGTCTTTACTACCTCTATACCAACGGTAGATGGGTTGACGCTCATACCCGCAGGCGTTTACGCACTGCTCATCCTCTTCACCGAGATAGTGTATCTGGTCCTTACCCAGTGGCATACTGCCAGGACCCATTCCTTCAAACTCGATGTAGTATTGTGTGCCAGTGCCTTGTTGATACCCAGACCTACTACGATATCTACTAGAAGAGGGACGCTCGAAAGGTTTTGCGTAATCTTCGCTCTTAATAGGATTGGGAAAGGATCGACCTGTTGATTCAATATATGCGGGCATTACGCATCATCAGACTTTCTGCTATTTAGTTTAAGATACAGATCGTCCAATACTTCTTTCAGATTTGAATACTTATCATCCTCGGGGATCTTGTATTGAATCATGTTAGGTCCAGGCTCAGGAAGACGGGACAAGGCAATCTCTAGGTTAGCAATACGATTGCCTAGATTCTTCATTCCTTCACTGATCTGGTTAAATGCCCATGCAATATACTCTGCGTCACTTTCAAATTCGGGGACGCCGTTTTTTTCACTCATTAGTCACCACGCGGTTTTTTACGGATTTTTTTCAGGGTCTACCTTACGAAGGATCAAATCGCCATTGATATCCTCTTCATAGTGTAACTCATCACCTTCCCTCCAGTCAAGGTCCTCCATGATCTCATCGGGAAGATTGAAGAAGTATTCCCCCTCATCATCTACTTGTACAGGGACTATGAATCTTTTGCTCATAGAGTTATTCTCCACTCTAAGCATTATCTATCCTTTTTATAAATTGCACCCATACAACTGCTGCAATATATCTTGTTATACTTATCAGTGAGATCTGCAAGTTGAGAAAGATCATTGTAGGGATGATGAAGCATCCACCCATCTCCGAGGTATATACCACCATGATTCGGTGCTTCTCCCCTAGGCACGGAGTAGTTGCCGCCGAGGGGTGTGGTAAACAATCGGAATAATAGGACATCTTCTTTCTCTAGGAGTGAGAAGTCTAACTCTTCCCCCCACTCCTTATGAAACTTCCAAGCTGCTCCCTGCTCTGCAATAGCATCTTCCTGAAAACGAATGACTCCACGACTGTTGAAATCAATCAGTTTTTCGTTGTGCACTTTCTCCCAATACTTACGAATGATCTCATAACACCCATAGAGTTTCTTGCCTTCCCATGGGATGTCTAGTAAGTCTTTGTATTCTTCACGCAGTGCTTCATACTGCTTATCCCTACTCTTGGGCATCATTCCTCCTAAGTTTGTTTCTGAGCGCCTTAGCGGCGATCCTAGCGGTCTCTGAGAGAGATTCCCAAATATACACCACTTGCTCTCTCAGAGGGGTCTGGGTGGAAATTTTATACTGGGAAAATTTTTTGTCTGGGGGGACCCGAAGTTTCATTTGAATAATATAGCGAGGTCGCTGGGATACTTTTGTAGGTTAGGGAAGTATCGGTTTTTAATATACAACAATATGATAACAAATTAACTGTCGATTGTCAACTCTAACTGTCCCCTACTTCTACATCATAACACATGCCCTCCGCAATGCAATAGTCGCATAGTTGTTGATACTGTAGGAGATAGTCATCGAGGTCCATGTCAATCATCTGCTGACACATTTCGATGATATCATCGGGTGGTAATTGTCCCTCGTCGTATAGATCTAGGAGACGCTCCAAACTGTTAGGAATGGATGCGATTTTGCTGCCATAGGTGTGTTTCATCGTGTTGAATAGTGCCGTGCATCGTTTAGTGCCTGTTGCTCATTCTTGAAAGGTCCGTTCTTAGGACATCCGTCGTAATCGTATGCCCAAAAGTATTTCCTACCTTTCTCCCAGATCTTGATATTAACAGGGGGAGAAGTTGCTAGTTGATGATTCAAACTCATTGCTGGTCCTCGGTGTAGTTAATAAGGGAAAGATCGTCATCGGTCAAAGATGGGCAACTAGGGGCATTTTCGTCCTCCAGGAACTCATCGATCCAATCGGGTAGTGTATACTCATTCATTGCCAATCGTCTCGTGTAGTGTAGTCATCAGGGTTGCGGCGTTTGTGTTTACCTGTGGAAAAGTCTGCGGGATTGTCATCATTATACCCGCGACGATTGGATTGTGATTGGTTTCTTTTTTCTTTGAGTGATTTTGGTCTGTTGCTTCTATAGGGGTCGTTTCGTTTGTATGTCCTACCCATGATCGATTAGCAAAGGAAAGTGATTTGTTTGGGACGATTACATTATGTAGGAAAATGATAGTAATGTCAAGGGATCTGTGTGGGTTTGTGAAGTGTCCTGTGTATACTTGACAAAAAAATCTCGTTGCGTTACGCTCTTAGATGACTACACCTAGAGACATTTAACTAGAGATATATTTCTCTCTAGTATATTTTTTTAACCATTTTTAGTTTTCCACAAAATATCAAAAATCTGTGGAAAACTGTATGGTTTGGTTGTTACCTGACTTCATTCATTAATGCTTCGGTAGCATCATTTACTAGGTCATTTAATTCCCTAATTTCTAATACCGTATCCCTTACTCTTTCTCTGTCTAGACTATCACCTCCACCCCATGTAATTTCATCGTTACATGAATCTAGATATTCAAGTGTGGCAAGTGCTAATTCTCCCCTAGTTAATCCTTCTATTGGATATAACACATCAGGGTGCTTAGGGTTATAGAATGATTCGCAATAATCAAGGAATTCAGAGAAGTTTGCCATTGTGTTTCTTTGGTGTTGTTAATACTATTATAAGGGAAAATATGTGTGGCACAATGTTATGATGTGCCACTTATTGTATTGGTTTAGATCATGTAGAGATGACCACCTGCCCAATCTACGTTATTAGCGTTATGGACAAATTCGCGATCTTTGATGATTCTCATGTCAAATCTGACGTGCTTCGCTGGTCCCTTCCATCCTGCTGGTTTGTATATTTCACCTGTCTTTTTATCGATGAAAGCAACAACTGACTGATCGCGATATTCACCCGCTTCGTTTCTTGCTTCCTGTTGAATAATCTTGAAATACTTCTTTCCAGGATTTGCTCTGAATTTCATTAACTTTGCTTCACCTGATTCAATCTTTTCAAGTTGCTCATTTGCGTAAGTTGATGAGTCTGGGCGGGATGCCATTCTCTTCATTGAATCAATGTGATAATTCTTGTAATTTGCTTCTAGAGCGTCACAATACTTTTGTGCCCATGTTGGGACGTTTGCTTCAACTGTTGGATTTGAAAGAGTCATTTGTTTGTTTGTTTCTTATACACTTATTATAGTGGAAAAAAACACGGTAGCACATACTTAGGTGACACTAATAAAAGTGTCACTCAACTGGTATGATATTTGCAGTTAATGTGATACGCTCATCAGTCTGGTTAGAGTCATAACCGTGAGTAACATTTGAGGGATAAATTACAACATCACCTTCGCGCATTGTGAATGTTGCTTCAGGCATATTGTATGGGGTGAGTTGATTAGAATTCACCTGCATAACAGGATACATTGAAGACAAGACATTACGCCTAAATTTCAAAAATCCATGATTTTCATGATTGTAGTTAATAAAGTAAGTGAGAGAATAAAGGCAATTTGAATGCTCATGAGGGGCGTAAAGTGCTCCCTCTGTTGCTAATTCAACGTATGCTTCATTAATTGCTAAATTGCAACTATAGTTGAAAGTATTTTTGTTGTGAAATCCCACTGCTTTCATGAGTGCCTGCTCTAACTCTGGGATATCATCAAGGATCTTATTTTTCTCTCCTACTTGTGTAATATTGTGGCATAACATACGGCGACCATGATCATCAACGATTTCCTGGTCTTTCATCCACAATAAGACTTTTTTCTTTAATTCTTCACTATTATCAAGTTGATAACGAGTGACACCAGTAGGAAACAACCCATAAGTTTCTTGGGTGATTTTCTTCTCTAGTTTGTCACTTAATTTGTCAGTCATGTTAATGGGGAAATTGTAAAGTATCTATATTAATAGTTGATGCGAAGTTGTGGATCAGGGCGGACAATCTCAGCGGCATTGTGTAATTGATCTGAAATGAAAAATCTCGCGTCGTTGCTATTATAGCAAAGAATCGCGAGAAGAGCAAGAAGAAAAATGCGCATTGTTTGTGATAGTGAGAGCGGGGAGATCTCGCGGTTGGAGATACAATTATATAAACCCGCTTTTTATGTGTTTTGGTTAACTACATCCCAAACTTCGATGAAGTTGGATAACCAAACGCGCTGACGTAGTGTGAGATCAGGACCATCAGCGCAGTAGAGTTGATCATCAGCGGAGATCAATTCTAACCCTTCTTTGTTACACCAGTCAGTGTAAACATCGGTGAGAAAATCTAATTGGCAACTCATGATACTGCGATGCCGTTAACGAAATCAACTGTGCCGTTGTTTGTGTTAACAAACCACTCAAATTGCTTTTGAAAAACACCACAACCATAAGCGAATTCGTAACAAATAGCATTCAAACGTGACTTAGTGGTGTTAGACTGCCAACCACCATCAAAGAGTTGAATCTCATCACCAATCGTTGCGATGTGATTGCCGTGAAGATAAACTTCGGCGTTGTTGTTGTCATCAACTACAACAGAAGTGTTGGCATTGCTCCAGTTACGACGCTGGCGGATTGCCTGATTCATTTGTGCTTCGATTTTACGCATGTTTGGAATTTAGTGATTGTGGGGGATCTCTCTCCCCCTGATGTCTTTATTATAGAGCATGGAGGGGCGGTGCCTACAACCTGTGTGACACTTAGTCAACTGGTTGCTTGATCCGTTTTCATGATTCGCTGGGTGATATCTTCGTTAATATAACCCTCGATAAATTCCTTGCACTCGCTAACAGTTTCCGCGCCGTAGATCTTAGGATAGATGTAGACGCCGTTGTCTAATTGTGTGCGCTGATTAACACGATACCGACGCGCATTAAAGTCACCAACGTGCGGACCACTCACATCTTCAGTAATAGTAAATGCGGCGAGTCTGCGCTCATTCTTCCAAACAGAATCTTGCTCCACAAAAATGTCTTCAACGTAGATAGATTTGTCGTTGTGGCGGATACCGCGCTCGATGAAAATAGTCATGATTGATTAAAGTCCGTTGATGAAATCGTGAAGTGCTTCGTTATACTCTTCTTGAGTATTATAAACACGACCGTGAATGTTTAAGGGGAATTTCTTTTCGATTCCCGCTGTTGCTACGGTTTCACAATCTGCACGATCGTAACCCATTTCAACAAGATTTTCAACGTATGGATTTGTCATTTTTGGTTTGTAGATAGTCAGGGAGTTTAGTTGATTGTTGAGATCTTCAAAAATATCAAACATTTGCATTCTCCCATGCATCGTAAAACATATCCCATGCTTGGTTTTGATGCACGAAAGAAGCAATTCCTGACTGATCAGCAACCCAATCGTATGCCATATCAATATCGGCGTTTGTATCAAGGACGAATGATTGAAGTCCTTGGAGTGCACTCAGGAATGCTTCGTTTTTGTGAATCATGTTGGTTTCGTTTGTCATGCCTCCATTGTAGAGCACAGCGGGTCCTTGGCGACCTGTCGTGTGGCGGTTTGTATACTGTCATAAATTCTCTTTACTTTAGCGATCAAATATGGTGTCATCTTCATGTGATTGTAGAAGACTTAATTGTCTCTGCAATTCATAAGGGAGTTGTCTCAATGTGCAACTTTGAGTTAAGTAATAGGTATAGTCCAAACTTTCACACAATTCGGTCACATTTTCAACTTGTTTAATAGCAAGTAGAATTCTCTCTTGTTTGGACATGCCTTTCATTTTATAAGGTCAGATTAGGGACAAAAATAAACTGGTAACTGCCATCTTCGGGATCACGACCATCAACAACCCACTCTTCATAAATTGCTTTCATTTCCTGGAAATTACTGTTATCAGCATTCCGTTGCAATGCGATCATCAAAGTGTCACTCATGTTGTCAATCGAGTGTTGTTGATCGGATGTTTCGTAGTTAGGCATTAGTTTTGGGCGAAAGTGTGATTAAGTGGATTACGATAAAAGTCTAGCACTTCTTCATAAAAATCTTTCACTGGAGACCGTGAGATCCTCGCATTCTCGACTACAGTTTCTAACACTTCATCATCGTAGAGATCTTGTATCTCTGCTGTAATTTCTTCGTAGTCTAAATGTGAATAAGTTTGCATTAATAGGTCTTTAGCAAGATGGGATAATTGGTCGTAATCCATGTGCTCTATTTGATAATCGCAATATGCATTTGCGATTTTCTTTGAATCTTCCTGAGAAAATGACATTTTTACTTCCTCAATGGTGAATTGAAATAACGTGTGAATGCTGTGAATAGAATAATTCCAGTTGATGCAACACCAATAAATCCAATAACCGTGATTGCATCACCAGTGAAGTTGAAAGTGTCAGGTGTCATCGATAAACTGCTTTGAAGAATAAAATAATACCACCAACAAATAAAATGCCAGTGATAGCGAGACTGAATTCAGTTGACATCAGCAGGCAAGAGACATTGCAGAGTTGAAGAGTTGAGGATAAGTGTGAAAATCGGTCACTTCGTAACCATAACCCTCCACACGGGAGTATACTTCACGACGGAAATCTTTCGTTAAGATATAACGCTTGGATTGAGATTTGCCCATGAATGTAACAGTCTTCAAAATGTAACGAGTGCTGATTTCACCATCTGCGAACTTAACAGGATAGAAATCAACAACCATGTTTGCACCTTTGGAAGTGAGTTGCATGAAATGCCTCGTTTGTTTTGACTTTTATAGTATGGCATCGATCAGGGTGCTTTAGGGGCGTTAGTGGGCACTTCCGCGACTGTCCCGAAACCCCTCAGGATACCATTAAGTTTCATGTAAACTACATCACACTTTCGTGCCTGTGTTTCATGATACTCACGGATTGTTGTTAGTGTGTCCAAAATATCTTTAACTAAAAGATCTGGACCACATTTTTCGTCTTCAATATACTCTTGAATTACTTCATCGAGTGATTGTTTACGATTTTCTTCGTATGTCATTGTGGTGTGCAGTAAGATTCATCAATGTTGCAAAGACGCTCCATTTTAGCGTCTTGGATCTCTTGAAATTTGTTAACAACAGATAAACCGATGTTAGCGCCAAGAATTACAACAATAAAAGCAAGTGCGATTCTCATTGACACTGATCCTCAAAACGTTGACGTGTTAATTCAAATTTGGCATCATCATTCAATTCGGGAAATTCTTCACAAATTTCATCATAGATGGTTTCAAGAATAGATTCGTGGTGTAGTGTGCTCATAATCAAAAAATAGTAGTCCAGCGAGTGTGATTTACTTTAGTGATTCTACCTTCGTTTAGCATGTTATCACATACTTTGCAGAATACTTCAAACTTCTCTTCTCGTGACAACATATCAGTATTGTCACATGTTTTCATGATGTCAATGATAGTTTTCTTTGAGTGAATCATTCGAGAGAGAATTGGAAAAGTCACTGGGTTGTTTGCTATGCACCTATAATAGGCACTAAGGGGCAGATCCGCTCTCTTCAGTGTGCACTTCTGCCACTGGCATATCATTAGAATAATTTGCCATCACTCTGTCTAGGATTTTTAAGTTTGCGTTTTGCCAGTCCTGACACTTCAGCGGATCTTCGCAGGGTTTCTGATAGTTTGTTGAATTTTGAGAGTGTGTCATCTAGTGAATCTTCGAGTGAATTGATATTCTCTGGGTCATATAATTTCCTTATTGACCACATTGCATCATTCAATTCTTTAGATGCCTTCTTCCCTTCTTCACCATCATTGATCTTCATTCTTACTAATTTGAGAGATCAATTCCAGTGCTGCTTTACTGTTATTCAATGACTGTTGATGATTATCCACAATCATTTGCAATGCATCACGGAAGCATGAAACAGTTTCTCCAGGAGTTAGCACACCTTCATCAAGGAATTCATAAAGAATATCACAAAATGCAGATTTGCATGTTTTCAAATTTTCGTGGTGTTTCTCAATAGTGCCAGTTTGGTCATTATTGATATTAAAATCGCTAATAGCGTTAGATGTCATCATGATTCAATTCGTGTCTTAAATCGTATTTGGTAATTCCGTCACTAATTAATTGAAGAAAGTCTTCTGACTTCCATCCATTAAACATTGACCATCTAGGGTCATTGTGATCCCATTCTATACTAACATTGCCATTATCGTCAACAGTGATGGACAACCCATCACCCGAATCCTGATCCTGATTGTTTGTTTCGTTTGGCATCGATGACCTCTACATGTGATAAGAAGTGCTTAAAATTCCACCACACTTCTTGCACTTCTTGATAGGAGTGTAGTATTTTAACTGAGTTATCAGTGCACCATACTTTATACCAGTGACGGTCATATGGGGCGTCCGATGTCTGTGTGAAACTTGGTATTGTCATCATTAATAATGTAAATGTCCCAGTCTTCATCCCAGTCCTTATCTACCCAAAACCAAAAGTCTGGGTTGTCGATAGCACTGACGAAGCACCTTTTAATGCCTGATCGCATCTTATATGCCTCAAGTCTAACCTCACTCTTATTATTTAAGTGATTTGTTAGAATTTCCCTTGCCTTAGGGGTCTTGGGGGTCACGATCGCACGATCTTTAATCATAATCACACAATAGCATGAGTGGACTAACTTTAGGGCGTGGCATAGCAGTGTAGGGCGTAGTTTGATCGGGATCGATGATCTTACCGACCTTTTTAGCATTTACTGGTGAATGAATTGCACCAGTTTTACGCTTGATAAATCCCCATACTGTTTTGACTTCTGCACCCTCTGAATATATGTATTCTCGTGAGTGATGTAACCACACACGATCATATGTTTTGTTAAATTGCTCACAACTATAATGTGAGTAACCCTCAGGCACTTCGTGAATCATTGTAAACGAGTGATTAGATTGTCCTTAAATGGTAGCACACGCTCAACACACATGCCATGATACATTTCATCAATCTCAAATCCAATAAAATGTCTCTTCTCCTCAAGTGCAACCTGTGCAGTGGTGCCAGCACCCATAAAAGGATCTAAAACTAAATCGTTTGGATTTGACCATGTTTGAATGTGACCCCTTGCCAATTCCTCAGGCATTGTGGCAGGATGTTTGTAACTTGCTTTGGATGATTGACCAAAACCACCTGAGTTTTTGATCTTCCAAATGTTAGTCCTTACACCATATTCACGGATGACATTACTCTTTCGATTAGGATCATGCATTGTGCCATCCTTCTTTCGAGTCTTAGCATTGCCAAAACTGGTGTAACCTGCCCATGCATTCTTCTTATCTTGAATAAGATTAATAGTCTTAGGTTTACCCTTGGATAGTATGAAACAATACTCAAAGATTTGAGTATATCTCACACTCTTAGGACCTGACGCGAATGCTGTGCCAGTCTTCTCATATATCATAGTATCGTGTAGTCGTAGACCACACTTATCCATGAAATATAGACACTGACGGAAAGAGGATCCAGACTCACTACCTTTAATCGTAGCGTCATTCACATTCCACATAATAACCCCACCCTGCTTCAATACGCGGGTGAGGTTATCAGCAACCTGCATAAACACATTATGATCCCACTTACTGGAATCATTGTATGTCCTCAAGTCATCATAAGGAGGAGAGGTGACAACTAAGTCAACACTCTCCTCATCCATAAGTTGCATCCCATCGATACAACTCATGAGATATGTATCATCAAGAGATAGTTTCATATACAGTGTGAATGAATTTCTGAGTCCTTCTTACTTTACCATAGATCGGAGTGATGCAGATTAGATCCTCATTGTGGACTCTGAGAGTTGAGAATCCATTGTTATTCTTACCAGTCTTAGTAACTGAATCTGTCCATCCTGTCTTAGGATTTTGTGCGAGAGATAGGTCAACAATGCAAGCGAAGATCTGAGGGAAGTTGTTACCATCCTGTGTGAGTTTCACACAAAAGATCTTATCAACTTTAGTCTTGCTGTGGTTGTTACCAGTAGCGAATGAAGATGTGCTAGATCCTAGAGACATCTTATTCTCAATCTCCTCTCCTAATAGTATAGCATCATATCCAACAGTTTCCTCAGTAATGTAATCAACACCTAACTCTTGTGCTGCATTCTCAAGTGCAGGATTGAAGATGTTAGCAAGAAACTTAGTCTTGTCAACTGTGTTATCTTCACCGAAGAATGAATCAAGGTCAGGTTTTGTGCCACCACTACCAATAGCAAGCATTTTAGAAACGCGCTGTGTGGTGAGGTTGACTGCTTTAGGGATGATTCTGAAGAGAGCGTCGGAGAGTTGTGTGTTTGTCATGTGCCTTGTGTGTTATGTATATAATATAACCCAAGAAAAATAGGTGCACAACAATTAGTGTGCACCTTGTAGATTGTCACACGAGGGCAGTAGCAGGGACGCCCTTCACAAAGATCTCATCAGTTACTCTTTGCAGTCTTTTGATAACTGCGGCACCATGATTGCTATGGACAGGCACACTAACGTAACCAGTGGGTTTGTGATAGCAACTCCAAGAGCAAGGAGAAAGATCACCGCTCGCAATACCAGCGGCATCGCGCTTATCAAGTCGGATAACCCTTCCGATAGTTTGTGCCATCTCGACGACGTTAAGATTTCGCAAGAGAATCGTGTGAGTGAGACCAGCAACGTTGATACCTTCCGAAAGGATGCTGTAATGAAAGATGACGAATTTTCTGTCATCTTCTTTACCCCACGCATTGAGGGTTTCAAAAAACTTTTCACGGTTGACTTTTTGGTCGTTGACATATGCTCCAAATTTAGAGGTAACGTGGAGGACATCATATCCACGATCTTTCAGTTGAAAGAGTAGATCAGTATGTCCGAGGATGTTGCCAAGCACACGAGAAGATGGCACGGCAACCAACACTTTAGCAGCATGTGATTCATCGAGGTTGTCGATGATATCCTGCACTGTAGTAGAGTGGACCAGATGGGGTTGTTTCTTGTCTACTGTGTAATCAGTCTCGAAAGGGACAATAGTAGGACGAAGAATGTGACCGCCTTTGATCAACTCGGGTGCAGGGACATTCTCAATCACTGGACCGAAGATCTCACGGTTATTCATACCACGGTCATGCTTATTGCTGACACGAGGTGTAGCAGTGAAGAAATACTTCTTATCTGCACTGAATGACATAGCAGCAACACTTACGAAGAAGTGCTTAGTGCAAGCATTGTGTGCTTCATCGAAGTAAATAGCATCTACATCGATGCCACTATCTACAACACGACGCAAAGAATGATACGTCGTGAAGATAATGCAAGACTCACTTGCTGCTCGTGCAGTATTATTGAAGAGAGCAAGTTTGTCGCTCTTAGTTGTAGAGAAGTGATGAGTTTCACCACTGTGGCAGTGTGCAACGTGTGTCCATGTTGTAGGGATAAACTGCATGAATTCTTCGCTAAGTTGATTAGCGAGAAGAATGCGAGGTGCAACCACAACAATAGTCTTAGGACCTTGGTTGAGCAGGTGCTTAGCGTGCTCGATCATGATGATGGTTTTACCACCACCAGTCGGGACGATCACCTGACCGTGACCAGTGGCACACATAGCGTCGAGTGCTCGTGACTGGTGGGGACGGAGAGTGATCAATGCTTTTCGTGTCGTTGCACCTATTATACACAAAAAAAGGGGGTGTCTCAACCCCCTGTGACAGTTTACCTATCGTCTATATCAGGTAGCATTTCATTTCCAGGATGGTCATTAGTTTTGCCCCTGAATGCTTTGTGGTCATAGAAGTGCTCGTCTTCTATCTCTAGATCGTCCCATTGATATGGATAAACACAAACACAACATTTATTCATTGGTTGTCTAGATCCTTCGGGATTGGGTTTAGTTGAAACACAAACAGTGATGTATTCATCACTGACAAATTCAATAAAACCTTCAACAGATCCAATCCGTGCTCTTTGTCCTACCTCAAGAGATTTGAGGATGTTTTTTACTTCTTTGGGGACTGATTCCCCTATCAGTAATGGTGTGGTCATGTGGTTAAGGATAACTTTTCGACGATAGATTGGAGTGTTACCCTCTGAGCAGGTGATAACTCTCCGATTTTGTCATACATTTGCTTTTGATATAAAAACAATGCATGTTTAACGAGAGATTTCTCGCTATTAGCGAGGATCTGAGTTTTCCAAATGGACATGCCTCCCTCTTTGCAACGTGGCATTACTATTTAAGCGGGTTTTGGTGGTATCGTCAACGTTATGTCACTCTATTGTGTTGAAATGGCATTTCATTTTCACCATAAAAGCGATATGCACTTATGTTGACACTCATAATATAACGCATTTCTGAGGAATTGTTGGTTTCTGTTTTATGCTTTAACCAACCTGGAAATACTAAGAAGTCACCTTCTTCAGTATCAATGGGGATCCAATCCATACCCATAGCATCATACAAAACATCAGTAGGTTCGCTCATCTTGTATGGTGTGAGTGGGTTTTGTATCATTAACCGACCACTATTTTTAGGTTGTTTCATATACCATGACACCACTAAATGACATCCGTGGTGATGATGTGAATCAGTCCATGCACCCTGTGGATGCTCATTAATCCATGATCCCTTTACTTGTTTGATACACGGTTGTAACTTCCATTCCTTCCATACTTCATCACATACTTCAAACATCTTTTCTCTAAAAGGTGTGAATTCATCCCAAGCATGTGGAGGGTCAGTCACACTCAAGTGCACTGAAGATCGACCGCCATCTTTCTCTAGTGATGTTTGATGCTGTGTGTTTGCATAATCTAGGTATGCTAATACTCTAGGTTTAACAGTCTCAAAGTCGATCATACTTTTAGACTTAAACACATATGCATAGGGATTAAGTCTTTCGTAATTCATAATACTTTCTATCGTATGGTTTTGATTGACATAAGTGCATCATCGGGACACTGAGTGAGAGACGACGCGAGTCTGGTTGTGCTCGATGATAACATCTAGCAGGGATGTAGAGCACATCACCTTTTTTAAGAGTGCAATCGATGGCAACTGTGAGCAAGTTTTCACTGAGTTTTGCATCCATAGTCTCACGATGTGAGAGTAGATTGCTTGCCCTATCATTATATACAGTCCAGTGAGTTTCACCTTCACACTGAATAATAAAGTTATTCGCTAAGTCTTGATGAATAGGGAAACTTTGATGAGTTGATGTGCCACCATACACATGCATTTCACCCTGACATGATGGAAACACTGCTTCAAATGCATCCATTAATTGTCTGCTAGTCTCATCACACCATGAATAGTTTTCAATGATAAATGTCCTACCATTGTTAACTGCTTCAAATATATCTTTGGGATCAGGTACTTCTTTGTCTCCCCAGTTTCTATAATAATGAGGGATATTATTATGAGGTAGATTGACACGGAAGAATTGAGGATTGTTGAGACAATACTCTACTTTATCCCATGATAAAACATCGCTAATATCTTTAGCGATGCCCTCCCACATGTGTGGTTTGTCATCGACATCCCACTCTTTAGTGTCTCTAAGTTGATGTGGCAGGAAAGATATGCTCATGTGTCTTAAAGTTTATGTTTAACACTATTCTCCATGCATCGTCACCCTGTGGAGGTGTGCCAGCATGATATTGATGACCATCAAATATAATAGCACTATTTGCTTTAGGTGTCTGTCTCCTGTTAATAGTATAAGGTTGTTTCCTACCTTTTAACCATCGCTCACTTACATTACCATCGAAGTCTTTAGGATCATCGTATTGATCAAACAATACAGTATCACCTGAGCAATCATTCAAATAATATATTGCAGTGTAGTGATCATCATCATGATCAACATGTGCTGTGGTGTGTCCATCTCTGTCACCAGCATTTAATGTCAATCTCCAAATTGCACGGAAGAATTGACATTCAACACCCAATCTATCTTGAATAGAATTGAGCACTGCTGTTTCAATTAGGGCAAAGTAGGGCGAAACTGGACCTTGATCAGTCTTAATAACAGCATGAAAAAAACCAGGCAATCTATACTCTTTGGGAGGTTCGAATAGATCTTGTCCACCAAATGTAAATTCACCATTAGTTTGATAAGTTACATCCTTAGCATGAAAAAACCATGGAAATTCTACACCTGTAACAAGTGCATGGAGTCGTGAGTAAGATGTCGGTGCTACAACATCATCTAACTGGATATAATTCATCGAAACTGTCTCACTCTGAGGTTAAAACTGATACTAATACGATCATCACCATCAGGATTCATATTTGGATCCACATAATGTGGCACCCATGCAGGAAATATATGCATACTATCTTCCTTAGGATAAACAGTGTGCTCATCCTTATTCAGATCATCATACTTATTGATATTACCTTGATCCGCCCAATACTGTTTCATATGTTGTCTCTCATAGGTATCACACAACACAAGACTACCCTCACAACATGATGGTAGTTTAGCATAATAAACTCCAGACAATATACAACCAGGATGAGTGTGCACCATGTTAGATGCTGCTCTCCCATTGATATTAATCCAGAGATTACCCATGTCTAGTTTATACCCTTGGAAACCCCATTCATCGGCAGCAGAGTATGCACACTCCATAATCTTATTATAGAGGGCATACAGGGGCGTACGGGGTAGGATGGAGGGCATAAAATCTAGTGACTGATATGCATTGTCACCGATATTACTTACCTTTCTACCAGGACCTTCGTCCTTAATTACATAACAGAAATCTGTAATTTCTTTTGTATCTAACCCACACCCATCAAATGTCCATAATGGTGTGGGAAATAGTAGATCAACCTTCCTGTGTGGTGGGGTCGGCAGTGATTGTGGTTTCATCATATTCAGGGTCTTCAAATGTCCATGGTTTATCAGTCACGTTGGGATCAACATGCTTCTGATAAAGATACAGCGCTTCAATAGCACCGTGGAGTTGATGCATAAAATCTTTCTTATCCTGCATCTCTTTCAGTGAAATCTTAGTCACTGTAGATGTGTAGTGCAGGTTATCAAGTGCAGTTTGCATCTTGAGAAGATCCTCTTTAGCATCTTCATATTGTTGTAGGAAATTAACAACCAGTTGATCATAGGAGATTAGCACTCCTGCTTCAATTTTAGTTGCTTCAAGTTTTTCCCTGACTTCTTCGGTGGTCTCAACTCCTGCCACCTTGTCGATGTCATATTCTGTGATTTCCTTGACATTACGCGATGTCGATTCAAGGTTACCCAAAGTGTTGTCAGACATGATTACTCAAACCTCTTGCTGTTTTTATTTAGTGAGACAATGAATTGGTGTATTTTCTTTCTCACTTGTAGTGGTTGTAATTCTGCAAACGTGTTTCTCATATGATATTGCCAATAATCCTCAGCAACATAATCGTCATCATTTGCATCTTCTATCTCAACGTTGAAGTTACTCGGATTGAGATAATCTCTGTGGATAGGTATCCACTGTGCGAGTGGTGTGCCCGCTTCAATGAGATATTGTCCATCCTCTAGCATATGCCAAAAGAGTTGTAAATTGATCTCATATGAATATGTAGGATCTGCAATACCAGTAGCAACAGAGAATCGCTCCTCTTTATGATATGTTACTGGCAACTGCAAGAAGCATACATCTTTATGTGCATGGACTCTCCATGGTTGTTGTAACTTAATTACAACAGGGTGAATAGGTTTGTCACTAATATACTCACGCATACCATCAGTCTGCTCAGGTGAATGTAAATGAATTCTTTCACCTTTAGACATGAAAAACATTTCTCCATTTTCCATGGAGATAACGAAATCATATGCAGCAGTCATTATAAAACCACTATCCATTACACCTGTCAATGCTGGGCAAGTTGCCGCGTGCATTGGAAAGATAGTGGGTTGATTAGTTACCTTAGACATCTGCACCATGCGTTGCAGTTTTAATGCTGGACAACGGGTAACTGGATCCTTAGATAACTCTTTCTGTGCTTTAACTCTCCATGGTCGCGACAACTTACGCGATGGCATCCACGGGAATCTTTGTGATAAACCCTTCTCGATTGAGTAGAATCTAATCCACGGTTTCTTTGCCATAAATACGATCCCTTAGATATTCATAATGTGTAGGCATATCATCAATGATATCCAACAGTCTTTGCTTTTCCTTCTGATACCACTCATGAGTGCTAGTTACTTGACCATAATGCATTGGGACATTCTTACATCTTACTTTGAAGTCCCACGAAGATATAGGTCGGTAACCTTGACCTGCTGAGATATACAGCAAACCACCAAAGGTGTCACCATCATAGAATTTATTTGTTGCTCTGTCAAGTAGGTTATAGTATTCCTGCTTAGACTGAAGCGTAGAATATTCTGTCCCCAATCTCCACTCACCATGTCCCAACTCAATGTTGGTAACATCACGCCAATACTTATTATCTTGACGTTGTGTCAGATAATAATGCTGAGCAACGAATAGTTTCATATTCTCCAGCACCTTATCCACTGTGAAGTTGAAAGACTTACGATCAACATCAGTCAGTAGACCATTACGGCGTGCCAGTGCATTAGCAAAGAATAGAATATTCTCATGTGTAGTCATGAGACCAGTAGATTCCAATGGTTCTAGGAAACCATAGGACAATCCAATACCCACAACATTCTTAACCCATGCCTCTTTATGCTTACCATGCTTGATCTTAATGTGACGCATTTCAGCATTTTGGGCAATCTCGGGCGAATATCGCTCACTCAAATACTCTCTAAATTCTTGCTCTGCTTCACACTCATTGATGTAATCAGATGAGTAAACATATCCCGTGCCAACACGATTCCACAACGGGATATTCCATACCCACCCTGCTGACTGTGCATCACAATCAGTATAGGTATCCATTTCAGTTTCACGATTCTTGTATGGAATCTGTGTTGCTACTGCTCTATCATTGAATAGCACATCTTTGAATGATTCCCACTCACTACCCATGAATCCTTCAAGGAGTAGTGACTTAAATCCTGTGCAGTCAATATACATGTCCGCTTCAATGTAACTACCCTCAGCAGTTACAATCGCTTTAATATATCCATCTTCAGTCTTAACAACATGATCCACATGACCAACCACATGCTGGACACGTTGACAATGATGCTCTTTCAAATAGATACCAAACAACTCAGCATCAAAATGATATGCGCTGTCGTTATTATGGTCCCACATCATACCATCGATGCCTGTACTAGCAATCTTCTGTTGCTCAGTCAGCAATGTTGATGGATTCCAAAAGCGAGCAAACTCATCATCAGGATATAACTCGGGATGCAGGATCTGCAACTCATAGAATCTCTGAATGTCAGTCCTATATGGTTCTTGATATGCTAGTCCACCAAATGGATACTGGAATCTCTCACCCTTACCGTGCTTAAAGTTTCTAAATGCAATGGATGTTTTGTACGTTGCATTACAATGGGGCATCCAATCTTCATCCTCCAACTCCATGTGGAGGAGGTAACGATTGAAGTGCCCCAACGTACTTTCACCCACACCAATAGTGGGTTTTTTATCAGATTCAACTAGAGCAATTTCAATATCAGGAAACTGCTTTGCGAGTAGTGCTGCTGACATCCAACCAGCAGATCCACCGCCAACGATACAAATTGACTCTACCTTCATAACGAAATAATACTAATTACTCTTTGTTTGCTTCTGGTTGTGCTGCGAAGTTACGGATCATTCTTACCTGTGCTTCTCTCATACGATCACCAGGCATTTCATATGCCTCATCGTATGCTTCCCATGCCATCCTACCATACTGTTGGACCTTTTTGGGGTCATTATCATATGCATCAAGGGATGATGGTGCAGCAAGGTTTGCTTTAACCTTAGCAATATGATCTTTCCAACGGGTACCACCGTCTACTTGATCTTTATACATCATGTCCATCTGCTCACCCATAGGACCATAGGCAAGTACACGCTCAGTTGTAGCAGTGAATTGCTTATCCTCTAGATCTCTACGATGCCAGATCTTACCATTGATCATGGTGTGCTCATAAGTGGTATCATCAGGCACATCACACCACTTCTGAGTGGCATCAGGTCCTGAATAGATCTCAAACTCGTCCCCAGGATCACAGATATCACTCAGTGCCCCAGTTTCGCCGTTAACGATTGCTCTTTTAGTCATTGTCGTAAAAGTTTCCTTTAGTTATTTATCAAGCATATTCATAGACAACTACCACACCCTCTCTACCGCGTGCACCGCGATAACCGAACTCTGCTCCGTTACCACCAGCACCCCATGCAGCATAACTCTCGTGAGAGTGTGCATAATGATGATTTCTATGATGACAACCAGGTTGAGATCCACCCATATAGGATGCACCGCCCATCATATTACCATAAGAATAGTGAGATCCGTGACCTGTGCCACCTCCACCATGTGAGTTGAGGTTACCACCAGATCCATGCCCACCAAATCCACCAGCGTATTGGTTATGACAATTAGCACCTGTACCACCATTAGCAGATACATATCCACCAAATGATGATGCATTACCATTACCACCACAACCATTATAATATGCGCCACCACCTGGTGATCCAACAGTAACGCCAACACTATTTACATTATTAACATCAACGATAACTTCACCATGTCCACCAGCACCACCTGCTTCAGTATATCCTGATCCCCCGCCACCAGCACCAACAACTTTAACAAGGATAGATCTAATTCCTTGAGGTTTGCTCCATGTGCCATTACCTGTCCATACCTGCATGGATTTGAATCCACCAGATGAAGAAACTTCCTGCCAACTCAAACTACTACCATTTGTAGTTAGATAGTAATTACTACCAGGCAGCGCTGGAATAATACTAGACGCCGTGCCATTGACCTGACCGTTGATAGCGAGATCAGTAACTCTCAGTGTACCATTTGTGGTAATGTTTGCCGCTTCTAGTTGGAAACCACCAATACCGCTAAGGTCTTTAACGTGGTTAATTTTAAGGATACTCATTGATTAATCGCCGTAATACTCGTATACAACAACAATACCCTCACGACCTCGGGCACCTCTATAACCAAACTCAGCACCACCACCGCCAGCGCCCCATGCAGCATATGATTCATGAGAGTGTGCATAGTGATGATTTCTGTGATGACAACCAGGTTGTCCGCCACCCCAGAATGAGGGACCAGGATAGTGACGACCATAGGAGTGATAAGATCCGTGTCCAGATCCTCCACCACCGTGGATGTTTAATTCACCGCCAGATCCATGTCCACCGAGTCCACCAGCGTGCTGTTGTGAGCAGTTGCCACCAACACCGCCGTTTGCTGATAGATACGATCCAAAACTTGATGCGTTACCATTACCACCGCAACCATTATAGTATGCACCACCGCCAGGTGATCCAACTGTAATACCTACAGAGTTAATATTTGCTACGTTAATTACTTTCTCTGAGTGACCACCAGCACCACCAGATTCACCGAATCCAGATCCACCGCCGCCAGCACCAGTAACCAAAACGTGAATAGTGCCAACACCGTTGGGTTTATTCCATGTGTTACCACCAGTATAGACTGACATTGATCTAATGCCAGACTCAACACTTAAGTCCTTCCATTGTAACTTAGTACCATCATTGGATAGAAACTTACCGCTGCTACCTGACTGTGAGGGCAAAACGTAAGAAGATTGTCCAACAATAGCACCATTAACCGTCAAAGTAGAGACCGTAAGAGTACCCTCCACCGTGACGCCGCCTCCAGAGAAGGAGAAACCCGAGACGCCCGTAAGATCATAGATATTACTGGTTTTAAGAATACTCATGAGACTTACTTTTTAGTTATTTATCAATAATACTCAAGGACAACAACGACTCCTTCTCTACCGCGTGCTCCACGATAACCGAATTCAGCGCCGCCACCACCTGCACCCCATGCAGCATATGATTCATGGGAATGAGCGTAGTGATGATTTCTATGATGACAGGAAGGTTGTCCACCACCCCAGTAACTAGATGCAGAAACACCACAACCATAAGAGTGGTGAGATCCGTGACCTCCGTTACCACCACCATGGATATTTAGTGTGCCACCTGATCCATGACCACCCAATCCTCCAGCGTGTTGCTGTGAGCAGTTACCACCAACACCACCGTTAGCAGACAAGTAACTACCAAAAGAAGAAGCGTTACCATTACCACCACATCCGTTGTAGTAAGCACCGCCACCAGGTGATCCGACTGTAACACTAACTGAGTTAATGTTAGTCACATCAATATGTCTTTGTGATGTGCCACCAGCACCACCACCTTCATGGAATCCTGATCCACCACCTCCAGCACCAGTTACAGTTACTAGAATAGATCTAGTACCTGAAGGTTTGTTCCATGTATTGTTGCCAGTATAGACCGACATGGATCTAACACCAGCAGAGGTTGCAACTTCTGCCCAACTCATGCTACTGCCGTCGTTAGTCAGAAATCTATTTGCCTGTCCGCTTACACTTGGCACCACATATGTGCCCACGGCAGAACCAGAAACACTTCCATCAATAACAAGGTCTGTTACGACCAAAGCACCGTTAGCAGACACACCTCCAGCAGTGAATGTAAAACCACTCACGCCGCTTAGATCTTTAATCGCTCCAAGTTTTAGTTGTGCCATTTTTTAGTTTTCTCTCCCGATTATTTATCAATGTAAGGTTTAAGGACATTGTAAAAACTACCTTCCTTATTTAGTTTCCCTGCATGAATATCTTCCCAGATCATTTCTAGGAGATCCATTGTTACAGGAGGAGGTGGTAGTTTTTTCTCAAGTCGTTTTTCATTAGCAATGACCTCACACATTGCTTCAAGACGTGATGCAGATGGGACGCGGATATGTGGATCTGCGAATTTAATCGTAGTCAAATCACCTTCTGTCATTGTAAAAGAGTGATCTCCACACACACGTACAATCGCCTGTGTTTTAATCTCATCACTAAAATCCAATCTCATCTTACCTCCATTGCCATAAACGAAGAAATACCTCTCATATCATTACTATCTCTATCATTAATATAGAGATCTCTGATACTTCCACCCCAAGATGCTGTGCCACCCACAACATATGTGCACATATTTTGAGTTGATGGCATATCCATAAACATCACAGTATGTGCATAGATGTGACCTGGCGTGTCATCACCACGATACCAAGTAGCAATACGACCATTGCCAGTATTACTGTTGTTACCAGGATGTCCCGATGGTTCGAGAGTTGTTTGACCACCACCAGCAATTTGTCTCATGAATCCAAAACTGGAGACGTGTTGACCAGTTGACATAATATTAGCAATCAACAAAATCTTAGAGTCAGTGTGTGTAGGTTGGATATTAATTTCTAAACCAGGAATTGCGCCATCACTAACATTTTGGGATCTAATAGTATATCTCAGTGGTTCTGTCTGAGCATACTTCACTTGGACTGGAGTACCTTCAGAGAGGTCGTTTTCCTCACCACCGATGATAGTCCATCGTGCTCCATTTTCAACTGTTACAGTATATCCGTTATCAATCTGAATCGGACCTGCAGAGAATCCGTTAGTAAATTCGTCACCACCGTTAGCAACAGGACCAACAGTAATGTTTTGTTGAATTCTAGGACCATTAGTCCTAATGATTGACTCTTCACCAACAGAGGGACCACCGCCACCAACATCATCCCAACCAGGTACACCTTGTGCAGCATCCTGAAGATATATCTGTGCCATATCTTCGGTGCTGTTATACACCAGTGTGCCGTATGCAGGTGTGCCTAGGGCATTGATCTGTGTTTGGTTAAGATTAGGCAGGTTGATCTGCTCAGTTACCTGAAGTGCCTCCATGATGGCACGAGTAACCTGATTAATCTGATTGCCAATAATCTGAGTTGCCATGTGAACCCTCGTTTACTGTTATTTATTTTTTAGATAACCAATTCACGAATTTGAATCACATCACCATTACCAGGTGGTGAAGAAATACTAAAGTCAACACTGTTAGATGTCACGGTGTAGTCAACACCAGGCACCTGACAAACACCATTCAAGAATACCAGCAGAGAGTATGCTGTGTGTCCTGCGGACACAGCGAAACTTGTTGTTGTTGCATCTCCATTGTAAACAACACCATTATTACTATTAGTTATGCCAGTTGCAAGTGCATACTTATCAGCACAACCATATTTACCAGTCACATCAATGTCACCAGTAACTGCTACGTTACCAGTAATCCTGAATCTATTGTTAGCGTCAGGTGCTTCACCGATACCATAATGAGTGACGCCATTATATCTCTGGGATGTAATTGGTGTAGTATCACTCAATCCAAACTTATACCAGTCACCAGCGTCATAGATCCAACCAAGTGCTTGTCCTGGTTCCCAATCCACGTTGTAACAGATATCACCGTCTGCATATGCACCACCAGCGTCAACATCGGGCAAACCAGTGCCTAATTCCTCAGCGAGGAATTGTTGCTTCAATGTGGTGCCATCATCATTGGAGAATGTAAATACCAGTGACTGCACATTCTCCTGTGATGTTACTTTCCTCTGGAAGGTAACAGGACCAGAGAATACAGATTCCAACTGGTTAGATGCACCACCGATAACGGTTAGTTTATCAGTCAACACCAACTCGGAGAATGTCTCGATAGTTGTGTCTTCTTCACCCAACACATTCAGTTGTGCAATATCTTCGTTTGTGATCTGACCTGTAACTGGGTTGATAACCTGGTTACCAACAAACAACTCACCATCACTGTTAACACCAGAGTAGTATGCAACACCTGATGCTTCTTTGAGAGACTGTGACAGTCTAACTTGCTCGGGTGTTAGCACCTCAACCTGTGTGGATGGGAATGCAGTTGAATAGTTACCTGGACCAAATCCAAGATACTCAAACGTGTGACCAGATGCTCTAAGAATAGAATATCTTCTCAATTCTACGAGAATAGGTTGCACACTATTGTCAGCGTTAAGTTTCAATGGAATCTTACGCTCTTCTTCATCACCAAGTCTTGCTGTAACACTAATACCATTCAACAGGTTAGATGTAGTGTTGTATCCGATGTTATTTTCAGATTCAAGCAAGTAATACTGTGAAGTTTCTTTCGTGATAGATCTCTCAGTATCAATGTTAGCAACAGGTGATGCACCATCAGTTGTATACACCAGACCCAACGTTTCATTATCTGCAACAGATACTGCTGCCTGTGGATCACCGACAGGGTTATCTCTGTCAAATGCAGGATACAGATCAACTGTCTGCTGTGAGAAGAAGAAATCGTTGAAGTTAGATGTAGATGGTGACACCGAAGCATTCAACAGTGTCAGATAGTAAATACCATCCGTAACACCTCTTTCAAATACTTGATGTGTTTCTACTGAGTAGATGTAATATGTCTTTGTATATGCAGGAGAGTTAGTTTCACTGGATCTAGGTTGTAGCACGAAACCAGTGATGGGCACTCTGGGCACAGGGAATGCATCCTTATCAAGGACATAACGATAACGATAGATTCTATCGACAAGGTTTCTTGAATCAGGAATTCTTCTAACAAAAGAGTTAGGTGTATAACCTAAGTTTTGATACAGTGGGTTTGCCTGTAGTGTCGTGTAAATGGTGTTAACTGATCCATCAACTTGCAGATACCATCCAGAGTTAGATTCATCCCATTTAATAGGAGAATCATCATCACCTGCTCTTGTGCCAGTAACAGATTTACCAGCAGGGTTGATATCAGCGTAGTGTGTTGTTGGGTCTGTAGATCCTGATGCTCTTAGGAGTACATAGATACGATCAGGTGTGTTAACATCATCACGTCGCGCACCAACAGTATAACCTTGTATTTTTGAGGGAGGTCTTCCCGCCTCTGTGGTATATCCATACAAGTAAAGTTTTGTTGGGTCAGCAACCGATTTTGTCTTAGTAATATCGAAAGACACCCAGTTAACAGATAATTCTTCAATATCAGTAATTGCTTTTGGTGGGATTACATGCGTAATCTGTCCTGCCTTATCCTTTGTAAATGCTGCTGCCTTAAATCCCTTGGATCTAAGAGACGTATTTCCGAAGTTACTATTACTGTTGGTAATAGAAAGGTCACCACCACTGTCAGAGAAGAAATGATCACCAAATCCCACAGCGAACACAGACACAACCTGAATGAATGCGTCATTGGATGCCTTAATATGGCAGTGACGCCATCCTTTACGGTATTTTGCCAATCCATTAATGTGTGCACCAGATCCACTCGCTTGCGCTTCATACGCTCCGTTTGTTGGATTATACACCACAAATGCACGATCGTCTTTCTGTAGAGAAATACCAGTAAACTGGGCAACAACCATTGATTTGAAACCAGTTGCACGAGATCCATCTGCGTGCATACCACCAATACCCCAAACTGATCTTAGCGAGCAGTTAAAGACATATGGTGATGCAGAGTCAACAGTATCGATCTCAACCTTAACAAGAACATTACTGCCAAGTGCGTTACCCGTGGGCTCTGCTGACATCTGATAGGTAAACTGGTTACCTTGTGCAGACGTAACTAGGAATGACCCGTTATAAAGTAGAGCATCCTGATCAGTAGGACCAGTGACACCAGAAATATTAACTGCCACACCCACAGAGAATCCGTGGTTTTTGGGGTTACCCAATTCATCCACGGTGAATGCTGTTGCTGTTTGTCCATTTCTAATAATCTGCGATACTGCAAATTCGTCCGAAATAGGACCAACGATTCTGTTTTCTTCGATTCTTGCCTGAATCTGGTCCTGAGATACAATACCAGAGGTATCAGGAATTGTAGCGTATGCTTTCGAGATCTTCTGATAGTAAAGCTCCAGATCTGCTACATTAGCAAACTCAAAACAAGTGAGTTTGTGGTGAGAGAAGTTAGGGGCAATAGTAGCAAGATCATCACGATAGTAAACACCAGTGGTGTCACCATCAAAGAATGACATCTGCCAGAAATAACAACCACCAGTTAGTTTGAAGATAGCAGTTGGTAGTGGTTCGTTAGATGCTGTAATACCGAGCGCACCACTAACTGTAGGATAGGGTACATACTTCGGCACAATTTTAGTACGACGAAGGTCTGATCCAATAACACTACAACCTCTAGGTACGACAATGCCACCCTGAGCAGAGTTGAATTTATACAACTCGTTAGAGGGTGACGTTAGATCGAAGTTTGTGTTTTCGTTGAATGGTTGAATGCTATTGAAGTCTGCCGTACCAGGACGGTTGTCAATAACATATTCAGATGGATACAGATAGATTGAGAATGCGTCAAATTCGTCGTTAGATAGACCCACTCTATATGAGAAACGTGCTACCTCAAGGAATGCACGTTGCAATGTCTTAAAAGGACGCAGCGCGGAGTTACCTCTATTGTCGTATGCGTCAGACGCATCGAAGTCGTCAGGGTTGACGTAGATAATACGTCCTGTCCTAGACGTGATGATATTTTTAAGACGGGTTAGTGCCATTTACTTTTTGCGTCCTGATATGGTTATTTATTAGTTGCCACCACCTGGTGCTCCACCACCGCCAGGTGCGCCACCAGCAGCACCACCAGCATTGGCGTCCTTGTTGAGTGGGATCTCGACATAATCAGAAGACTCAGTTTCAAAACCATTCACAACGAATGATTGACTTGCACTTGATCCATAGATCAAAAGGTTTTGACCAGGACCAACAACAATACTTGTATTCTTATCAGTTACCTTGGATGCAATCGCCTTGTCATAGAAAATGTAATCCTCTGCGGAGTAGACACCAGTTGTGCCCGTGTGGACTCCCGTTGAAATAGTTGCCACATCAAATGTCAATGCAGCACCACCACCAGATCCGAGAAGTCCATCATTAATAGTGATAGTATCTGATCCAGCATGTCCTTTACCACCATTAACAAGTGTGATCGTAGCAGCGCCAGATCCATCAACTACAACTGTTACTCTTGTAGTAGTGAGATCACCGCTACCAGTAGTTGAGGATGGTGTAAGGTTAGCATAAGTGCCTGCAGCACGAGAACCGTCTGCAGCGCCGATGTTGTTGATCGTAAGGATTTTGCCGTCAACAACCTCCGTCCTGCGACGGTCGGCGTTTGTGAGTGTAGGTGTGTCATAGAAAACAGTCCCCGCTGTGAATGCTGGAGAACCAGGAGACAGTGACACTTTCAGATGATTAGTTACATCATCAAAGTCATGCACATATCCATAGGGACCAGCGTAAACTCCATTTGCCTGAATAGTTTGAGTTGTACCACCGATAGTAAACGTATCAGCAGCGGCAAAAGGTTCGCCTGAAACATCATACACATAGATTCTAGTGTATGTTGGGTTAAAGTCAAGGTTTGCTGTAAATCCAACACCAGTTGTGCCGCCTGCCGCTGGAGGGGATCCAGTCAAACCATCAGCATATGCAAAGAGTGATGGTGTCAAACTATCAGCAACATCAATTCGTGTAAATGCACCCGAAGATCCAGCAGTACCTGCCTTAGTAATATTCTGAGTATACTCAGTACCTGGTGTAGGTGTGCCGTTGGTGCCCTCTGCGTTATCAGAGGAGAATTTCATAGGATAGTTTGTGTTACTTGCGTGCTCTTGATCAAAGATATATGTCCTATCAACATCAAGAGTGTAAGTATCAGCAAAGGTGTGATCAGTTGCATTCAAACCAGTCGTAGACAATACGAAACGGTTTTGGTTTACAATAGATGCGGTTGAAGTGAAGTTAAGAGTAATAGATGCAGAAGATGTATTACCTGTAACGTCTTCGCCTTCACTGAAGTAGTTAACAAGATAGTCACCGTTGTTGGTGAGGAGAGTAACGTTAACTGCGTTATTATGGTTTGCATCAGTTGTGCCGACCATACCACGAGTAACAGTCAAGTCATTACCAGCAACACCAGTAACTTCAAGGATCTCGTTATCAATCAGAATAAAACTACCAGTCACAAAACCAGTAGAGTTAACAACAGTCAAAGTTGTATCAGCAGCAGCGAATGTGCCACCCTCGTCGATTGCAGTCACGGTGCCAGATGCAGACCATGCAGTTGCAAGACGACCAGGAGGAATCTCGCCAGCAGTTGTGCCAAGTGCACTACGAGTAATAGTCAGAGTGTTGGTGGTTGTGTTAATACCAGATGCATCGATAGAAACAATCTCAGTCAGAGAAGTATCACCAGCATTTGTCAATGTAAGATACATACCATCTGCAAGACCAGTATTTCTGGAGATTTGCAGAGAGGTTGCACTGTTAGATACGTTGGGAATAATATTCCAAACACTGTTAGCGACACCTTGACCACGGAATGTAGCGGTAAGTCCAGAGGTTGCACCAGTCAGAGTTTCACCTGCTTGGAATGTACCTGAAACAACACCCCCGTAGGAAAGTTCGTTGAGAGACTGCACCTGTGTGTAATAGGTGACATCAGTAATCTCTTTGAAGATGTCTAAAAGTTTTGCTTTTGCACCGTTTGTAGAGTCAATATTAGATCCTGGCAAGGCATCAGCATAGTTATATCCTGGAGAAATTTCCAGTTGATATGCACTAATAGGGTTACCTTTTTGATACTGATAGGTGGTTTTTGTGCCACCATTTTGAGATTCTTGTCCATCAAGGTGCAACACCTGATCGTAATCTCTCAGTGCCATTCTATAGGTGCCTGCTCCACTGTCCCAGTTTGTCACGTTGACAACTGTGCTGGCAGTAGCAGTGATGGGTGCTTGATACAGCACCGTATTTGTTGTTGCGCTTGGGTTACTAGCTGCGAGTCTTCCTGCTGTCATTTTTTAATTACCATCCTGACTGGAAATGTGATTGGAGTCTCAGTTGACCACCAAGTGTAGGTGCTGAGATAGGACCACCGAAACTAATTGCAAGGTTAGAAATGTTGTTGGTGGACAACAACGTAGCATCAGCGTTAGGGAATTGAATTGTAACACCCTCGGTGATGTTTGAGGTGTCAATGTTAATAATACCATTGACCTCGTTGGGGTTGTTAAGACTAAAATTCTCTACCGTCTTGTTGTAAAGTGTTTGAGTCTTTCTCTCAGAAACGAGGATATTAGGTTCGCCCTGAGGATTATTTAGCGGCGCTGTAATAGCGTTGTTTGGGAAAGCAAAGTTGTATGTTTGATTATCCTCAATGTTGGATAGATCAAACTGAATCTTTCTTCCATCACCCAATTCAGTATCAGTATCCGCGAATACTGCACCCTTATAAACCTTTGCAGTCAGTGTTTGAGACGATGCCTCACCAACTACCTTGACGTTAAGGTCAGGGAATGTAACTGTGCGATCAAGTGTCAACTCTGAAGAATCAAAGATGACATATTTCGTGGGATTATTTTCTTCGTCGGTTGATGGTGTGTTAGAGAATGTGGGGTTAACCATATTCTTGTTAAACACATTCTGCTCTGTGATATCATCCAGAATAGTAGATTGTGTATTAGCAGCACCAAAGTCGGGAAGTTTATATGTATGAGTGCCAGGTGACTCCCAGTTATCAACCTCAAACTTAGCAACTTTCGATGTGGTAGTAGATCCAATGATCGAAAGGTTTGCGTCAGTAATAAGAACAGTCTTATTAGTCAGCGTCTGGAAGGTGTCATTAGCAACCAGAGTTGTGCTCGTGCTGCTGCCTACATCGGGCAAATCAAAGCGACGTGTGCCAGACTGAGACGAAATAGTATCAACGTTAAAGTGTGCTCTCTTCGCAGTGTTTTGATCACCTTGAAGATAGAATTGCACGTCAGTGAGGACAGTTTGTCCTTGCACTGTAAAAAATCCACTACCTTGTGGAGATATCTGCACGTTGGTATTTGCAGATGCGGAATCAATCGCTCTGATAACAAGCGTCGATGATCCGTCAGTATTTGCTGTGCGACTGTTATACAGAGAAGCAGATCCGAATGTCAAACCAATCTCGTTGACCGCAGATTGGTAGATTCCCGTATCTCGGTCCAAATCAAAAGCCATACCAGGAGCTGTCGCAGAACCTGCAGACAGACTTCTAAACAGTTGATTGATCTTTGCCTTACGGTTAGGGATCAAAGGATCAGAGATAACGATAGGAAGAACAGCTTCGCCCGTGACCAATGCGTCAGCAATAGTATCTAATTGGGAGATCCTTTTAGTTGCCACGTTATCCTAGCGTTTCATACAGTTTTATTTATAAGACACAAAAGCGTTGGTATTTATCACAACGCGATCTTTGACAGCGGACCTAAATGCCGAGTGAAATCGTGTGCCATCGAAGATCACTGCTCTGCCTTTCTTTGGAGATACCCTTCTAAACTCATGAAACTCTGTTGTTGGTTGAGTTTCCATAGTTACATCAGGCCACTTCTCCTCATAAAATATAGTGTCCCCATCAATATCATGTGGATAATATAGACAAACATGATGTGGTGAATGTAAATCTACATGAATAAATTCAAGACGATCCTCGTGAGGATCTGTTTTGAATGCTCTTGATACATGTATATCATCAACTCTATACCCACACATATCAAATGCTTCTAGCACCATGGGCACAATTAAGTTAAATGCAGGAGTGGATCCATCGGGGAATGGTTTATTAGGACCACACATAATGTGGTGCCACCCTCTACGTTTATTACCTAGGTGCTCAAGTCCACCACTGTCACCCATAGCAATGTCATCAATCTCTGTCCACTCAACAGCAGGACCAAAGAAATAATTCTCGATCAGATGTTGATAGGCAGGACAAAGAAAATCATCAACAATAATAATATCACTCATGATAATTGATATTTAGCACGATCCTTTCCGACGCATCTGTGCATGTAGCACCAGAATGTTGATAACTGCTAGGAAAGATAACTGCACGATTAGCGACAGTCTCGATAGTTTGACCATCAGCGAATTTGGTGTAACCATTATTAGTGCCGAAATAGATTATAGCAGTTTTTGCGGTAGGAGATTCATTATCAATATGTAGACCCTGCTCAGTATTCTCTACATCTTGTGGTTGTAGATTGAGTTTAACTCTAATAATAGATGTTGCTTGCAACTTTTCAAAGATTGGAGTCAAGTGATCAAAAAACCACGACTGTGGTTTGTATTCATTATAAATGGTGTGCACAAATTGCTTGTGCCCATCTTTATAAGCATTAACTCCATTAGACCATACCCACATAAAATGATCATCATTGACCATATGGTCATATAGATGCTCATATACTTCAGGTGGTAAGTAGTTGTCGATTACAGTGATCATACTTCCTTCACACGGAAGCCAAACAACGGACTTGAACCGTTGACCTACTGTTTACAAAACAGTTGCTCTATCCAGCTGAGCTAGTTTGGCAATTCTTCAAAATTCTCGATCATATACTCCAGATCGAATAGGAGTGGATGTGCTTCTTCAGCAATCAGATATTCGGACCATCGGTAGAGATCTTCGATATGATAGCGTTCTCTTGTATCTGCGTCAAGTGCTACGTCTTCCATTTGTTGGACAGGAAGTGGCAATTCATCAAATGTGAAAGGCACTCCTGAAAAAGTCCAAATCTGGACAATACCGATTGGTCCATCCAAACCATCAAGATGTGCGTAATGAGAGAGAATCTTGATTTTCTTCATCCGAAACTGACAGGTTATACACTATGTAGGATATTATATTGGTCCTGTCCCATGATATTGAATGAGATTATGATTCTTTCATAATCCGTGTCACACATTTGACTTTCATGAATTAGGAATGATGGAAAAATGATGAGATCACCCTCTTTCACATCAGGTTCGTATTGCATGAGATCACCATTAGCGGGATCTCCGAATGGTGAGAAGAATCTAGTTGGTTTATGTTTACCCTCTTCAAACTGCACATATAATACAGCAGAGAATCCAGTAGCACCATGATTATGTGGTTCGTGTCTGTCACCCGCTCGTGATCTCTCACACCACATATTTACAATCTGGGCAGGACATGGATAATACTGTGCAAAATCCTCCATTGACTTCTGTATTAGGTTAAACACCGTGTTTGCATACAGAGGCATGAATGATGCCATTTGATTATCATAGTAATCTGTGAAATCTCCCTTCTGTAAAAAATCTGGGAGAATTTTTATCAGACTCTTTTTATTCTCTTCCCAGTTTTCAATTTCATACTTATAGATTGGTATCTCAAATACTGGGAGTTTCATTAGAAGTCCCTCGTCATATCAGCGAGAGATTCCTGCACATAGGCAGCAATATCTTCTGGGGAATCTACTTCTGCTTCTTCTGGAGTGGGGATGTTAAGACGAGGATCGTGCTCAACGAATCCTGCAATAGGTGCAATCATCACAGAGCGATCACGTTTAGTCTTCATCTTTACAGTATGTCCTTTCTCTACCAGTTTGAGAGCAAAGTCAACATTCTCCTCAAATTCTTCTTGGGTTAATTGAATAATATTCATGGAGCGGAATAAGTAATAAGTTCGTCAGGGACGTTTTTCTTGAAAGATGTGATAGTTTCATGGAATCCTTCAGCACCTTCGTCATCAAATCGATACTGAATCACTTCATCGTAACCCTCATCGTCTACGATAGTGATCTTTCTCTGAGTAAAATTGACAAAAATATGTTCCAGGTAGGTTTCGTTTTCCATTGAAAGGGATCTTAGACCCTTCCATACTACATCAATTCAGCAGCAATGGCAAGCCATAGACTTGGTGGGGACCAACAGCACAACCAGTTGCCATGAAACCAGTGCCCACACCATAAGATGCAAGACCAGTTGTCACTTGGTTAACAATAGCACCACCAGGTGAGGATACAATCTCACCAATAGCACCAGTTGCTGAGGTAACGAATGTAAAGTGTGCACCAGATGTGCCGAGAATAATATCTGCCATAGCAGTGGGAAGTGTGTTACCCACACCAATTCTCATATGCACAGGAGGTGTAGTGCCAGGAAATGGCACGTCACATGTGATATCTACAATGGATCCTTTAACAACACTGAATTGACCAATAAGACCAGGAAATACATTAAACAGACCAACAAATTCAAACCTACCAGCATTCAAGAAGGATGAAATCCAGTTTGCTTCGTTAGTAATCTCACCATCAGCAACATTCTGAATGGTATTACCTTCCAGTCTGATTGTAGATCCGTTGATGTTGAAGTTGGAAATAGCAGTCAGTTTGACCTTGTTACCTTGGATGGAAACATCACCAGTGTATGCAACGTTGTGATCACCAGCGATAACCTCTGCAGATTTCTGCTCTTTCTTGTCCTGCACCTGACCTTTCAGTTGAGCACCATTGGGGTGACGACCATATTTGTCAGCACCAGGCACACGAGGATAGTCATAACCATCCCAAGGCACTTGCCTTGCATAAGAGAAGTCTGCTTTGTTGTCTTGGTCTTTCTCTAGTTTGTCAAGTTTACGCTCTTCTTTCTTAACACCCTTAAGGATTGCATCCTCTTGTGCTTGAGCATCCTTATCAGGTTGTCCAGTGCTAACGCCACCACCACTGGTTTTCTCTTTATCGTTAGGTGGTTTCTTAGATGATCCAGATGCCTCTGCTTGAGGACCATTACTCATGTTTTCATTGAATGCACCGATAACCTCAAGGTTGAAGTTACCCATGACTTTCAAGTTATAGTCACCTTCAATGGTGACACACTTATTACCTTTAACATCTGTGCACTGGTCTCTTGCAATGATCTTTGTTTCATTGTTAGGGACATTGGTGTGCTCATTACCATATGAGTCTTGGAATTTAGTAACACCACCAGGACCTTGCACGATTGATTTGAATTTACCAGGCGTTGCATCTTCGATGTGCTTGGTGCCATTCAACCAACCCTGCACTGCCATTAGTGTAGGATCAATTCCTTCAAATAGACTATTAATATATGATTTACCACTGGTATCACCAGAGTAATCTGCCACACTAGCATAAGGTGTGGACTGGATGAATGTGCTTAGATTATCACAATCAGTGGACCCCAACAATGGGAACCACTGTTTCGACTTCGGTCGTTTAATTTTCCTCCCGCAGTCTTTCTTAACAAATAGACCCAGCAGCATCTTAATGAAACCAATAAGATCACCCCAGTCAAGTGAAGTAAAATCAATGGAGAAGATCTGCTGCAAAGTATCACCAATCTGCCTTGCTTTAGATGCTAGTGCTTTTGCAGTATTAATACCTTTTACGACAGTGGATGCAATCTGTCCTACCTTTTCAGTTGCTGATTTAATACCACCAAGGATACGATCAGTAATACCTTGGACTTTGTTTTGAATGAGTTGACCGATGCTGGACTGCACAACCTTGTCAACAATCATATTTGCCATACTATTGGCAAACCCACTCACATCCCCTAGCGCACTTTGCACCAGTCCTAACCAACCAGGTGGAGTGATACAGAAGAGATCTAGGATTGTCTGTAGCAGATCCATGATACCCATCAGCACTGCCAGTGGGATAAACTTGGAGACGATCTTCACGATCTGATTGACAACCTTAGCAATAACTTCTGCCAAGAATTCTTTTAGTGGTGCAAGGATACCAGACAGACCACCTGAGATAAAGTTAAAGATCTTACCTAGGTGCTCCAGCATCTTATCACCAGACACAGATTTACCTGTGATCATTGACACGAATGTGCCAGAAGGATTAGTTGCCAAAGATGATGCCATCGTGCCCAACTCAGTGAGCATACGAGTCATATCTTTTTCAAAACCATCACCAGCAGGACCAACCGCACCATCAGCAATACTCTGTGCTTGTGTAGGAGGTTTGATTGGGTTACTAACTGCGTTACCCTCAGTAGTTTGCTCAGCAGTGGAGATACCCGTGCCACGGGATTCTTCCTGTCCACCATTTACATCAGAAGGTTGCTCAGACTGAATCTTAACCAGTGGAGATCCAGAGTTAACCTCTGTGCCATCCATTGCTGCCTGGTTAGGGTTGACAGCACGCTTCTCTGCCTGTGTGCCATCTGCAACAGTTGTCCGCTTATCGTCTGCCTTGGTTTGGAAACCACGAAGTGCACCCATGACACAAGGGAGTTGTGCTTCTTCACCATCAAGGAAGAAACCAAGGACCCACGCACCAGACTGCAATTCAGTGCCAGTACCTGCGTTTTTTACTTGTGCTTTGTCTGTAGGGAGCAATACAGTTGCCCATGGCAATGTAGATGTAGGGACAGTCTTAGTATAGTCTTCCTTAGTTTGGTGACCAGTATACCATCCAAGGATTCTTACCTTGACACGACCCAACCCAGCAGGATCATCGACATTCTCGACCTCTCCTACCCACCAAGTGTAACCATCCTTGCCAGCAAAATCTGAGCGTTGTTGCATCTTATAAAGGGTTTCTTTTATTTAGTCACTCTCTTGAAATGAAATTCTCCTTTATCTCCTTCCTTACCCCAAACTAATTCACCAGTATCAACTTTTCTACCAGCATCACGGGCAAAGTACTCGTAATCATTGAATTTCATTGTGCTTTCTACTTCAAGTCCTCTAGAGACACAAGGACCGTCAGGTTTACCTGTCCAGTATTCGCCATCCCATACAATACAATAGGGACAACCATATTTCTTTTCAGGATCTAATAGGTTTACTGATTCTACTCTTACCAAACCATCAGTCTCATATCTCCAGAAGAAATAGTTATGACGATATGGTTGTGAATCATTCAAATAATTATACCATGATTTGAATTCTAGGACGCCATCTTCTACCTTAGTGTATCTAAGGTGAATCATTGGCCAAGTCCTCGGGTTACTGAATGCTTGATGTTTATTTAACCAATGCCCCAATATAAGCTCTTCAAAGTTCCTCATAACCCTTTCATGGTTAATTATAATAATAAAAAAGGAGGTTTGTCAACCCCCCTTTATGTATCACTTTTTAGTCTTCATATACTAGACACTCAGGCTCTGATGGGAATTGATCGCAATAAAGCTCGAGATATGTGGGATCGTGATGATCTCCTGCTTCGATTTCTTTCTTGTGGTGCTCAACATAATCCTCTAGATCATGCAATTCGCTTTCGATGTGACGACGCATTTGAGGATTTGTGTTAGGATTGTCCAGAATTTCTTTATCCTTCTGGATATGTGCTTCGATATTTTCCATTGTTGTTAGAAGCGTATAGGATTAGTAGTTTTGTTTTTTGATAGAATCCCTTAGTAAGGTCATCTTAGTTGTAATACCTTCCTTTCGGTAGATATGTTGTAATGATGCAATTAGATAATGACCACTGTAGATCAGGTCCTCTTTAACGGTCTTACCTTCTTGCTTAGCGGCAGGGATTGCGACCTGTATAATATGCCCCGCCCCTAGTCCAGTATTGCCAGGTACTTCAACCTCCAATTTGATTGCTTTAAGTAGATTGTAGCGAGCCGCTGCATATTCTGCAACATTTAATGTATCTATATGGGTGGTGGTGCCGTTGTTAGCATCTCCTAACCCTGCTTGATTCTTAAATGCAGGCACAATTCTGATCTTATTTCTGGTTGGTGATGCTTCCATCATCTTACCAACTTTATATGGTGGCTCTTTTTCAAGGGTGCTAGCTCTCTTGAATAGATCACCAAATTTCATTTCTCTAGGTCCAGAGATTGTCCCAGCAGGTGAGCTCTTCTTATCGGAAGTAGCACCTGTCTGTGTCATTGAGCTGTCTGTGGGCTTAGGAATGGAGATACCAATCGCTAGAGATTTGTATGCACCATACCTCATCTTCTCGATATGGTTTGCCTTATCAGGGAATTGCACTGTCTCAATGTTATAGAAACCGCTTGTCCCCTCTACACCTTGCTGTGTGTAAGTATACTTAAACTTATCTCTGTCTTCCATCAGAGCACCTTCACACATACCATCGATGGATCTAAATTGGAATCCATCTTTATTTTCAAAAAACATATATCCAGACTGAGCTGTGGATACATTACCTTTACCATTCTGTCTGGTTACTTTGTCACCGATGTATGCGATACAGTCAGTAGGTCTCCAGTTTGGGCTGATAAAGCTCAGCTTACTATGTGCCTCGAAGTTTTTCTCCCGAGCCTTCTTGTTATCTGCTTTGAGATACTTCTTGACAATATGTCTAGGGATATTGTCTACATTCTTAGATCCTTCACCAGGACCAAATGCATTGAATACCTTGTTTAACTCGTTGTTATATGCCTCAGGTGACACACAGTGCAAAACAAACATCTGAGCTCTCTCACGCTTGATCACTGAGCCAATCTTATACACTCTGAGCTTAATGTTTAGTGGAGAATCCTTGGATGAATCTGTTACCAAGTTAATACTAACAGTCTCACCACCTCTCAACATTTTGTTGAAGTCAGTAGCATCCACAACAGTGATATCACATCTTAGGAAAGGTGATTCAATAGATTCAACATACTTAAATGACGCTACAATAGCTGCCATATCAAAGACTCTCTCACCCTTTTGGCGTGCCTTGGCATCAATCTTTTCCTTAGGATCGATCTCGGGCTGAATCTCGATGCTTAGCTCGTTGAGTTTATACTGTTTTGACTTTCTCTCTGCCATATTACATCAAGTTAAACGCTTCCGTATTGGAATCAGCAACCAACCCAAACTTAGGCTGGAAGAAATCATCTACGTCATATTTATCCTTACCAGGTAGGAAACTAAGGACCTCTGTGTCACCTGCAGCTGCACCTTGTTTCTGCACTGCACCGATTGCTTGACTGCTTGCCTGTTGGTATGCCTGAATTTCTTCAGCTCTCTGTTTAATAGCGTTTGCCTTATTTTCTTTACGGTCCTGCTCTTTACTATCAATAGTAGATCCAGCAGTAGCGCTAGGTTTAAGTGAGCTCACCATGTCTGGGCTGAATGCTTCCTTCAGTAGATTGAAGGACTCTTTCAGTCTATCAATAGGTGACTTACCTTCTGTTTTCTTGTCTTCTCCTGAGCTGTCTGATCCTGAGCTCTTACTCTCATTATTCTTTTTACGATTCTTCTCATAGGCTGGTGTCGTATCACCAGTGGATGTATCTGTTGCAGTGGCACTACCTGTTGATGCCATCGCCTTATACATCATCTCAGGGGTGATGTGTGCTTTATTGCTACCTACACCTGCATAATATGACTCACCTTTCTTAAGCATCTTTTTATGTCCCTGCATATCCTTAGGCACAGGGATTGCAGCCCAGACTTTAGACAGTCTGATCATTGCCTCATCAGGATCATCCTTCATCATCTGAGGAGTCACACCCGCTTGACCCTTACCGATGAGATACTTAGCGATCTTTCTCTGGTTTGACTTATTATACTTAGCTCTAGCAGGATTCAGCCCAACTGCGCGAGCTCTACTTACCAAGAATTCAGGCATGTTTTGATACATACCCACTGCACCAGTTGCCTTACGAGCAACCTCTGAGATAGTCATCTTAGTGGCACCCTTGAGCACAGTGCTTGGATACATTGCCTCATATCCACCTGAGCCCGACTCATACTTAGCGATGAGATCTAAGACTGCATCAAACTCACCACCACCAGAGAATTGTGGTAGTTGATAACCACCCGCCGCGGCCTCTCTCCATCTTAGGGAGGTGAGTCCATGATTTCTGTCAGTTGCAGGAGTATCAAATGGGACAACAAAGGCACCACCAGCAGCCGCCTTTTTATACCCCACCCATTCTGTGCCATGACCAATGAAAGATACAGATCTACCACCATCAAGGGACACAGGATAACCTGACTTCGGACCTTGGATCCATCCACCTGCTGCCCTTCCTTTATTCCAACCGAATACGTTGCCTAGTAAATTACCAGCGCCTTTGATTAGACCACCAACAATAGGAATATTGCCGACCATATCACCAACTGCACCAGCTAAACCATTGGCGATTGCTTTGAATGGAAGCATAAGAAGCTCACCGAATCCACTCAGTAACTTCTTGACTTCTTCCATTTGGTGGCTAAACCACCCTGTAATCTGACCAGGTATGGTCATTGTGCCACCTTCTTCCGCCTCAGGTAAACCAGGCGGTGGACTAATTGAAGGTGTGACTATCTTACCACCAGCAGCCTTACCTTTGACTTCTTTATCTTTCTCAGCTTTACCACTAGGTGCAAAGAATTTAAGGACTGCTGTCAATCCTTTCAGCAGTAATAGCAGTGGTGCAAATATAACTTTAACGCTTGTGCCAACGATCTTCTTGATCATAGGCATATGAGGCTTGAGGAATTCAATGAATCCTCCCATCACTGCTCCCAGAGCATCAAAGAATTCAGTCAAACCATCCTTAATAGGTGCGATAGCAGCATCAAACACCTCCTTCATCATTGTGAAGAATTCTTTAATAGGAGTGACCAGTGGCTCCATCATGCCACCGATAGACTGTCCTATCTTTCCACCTAGGAAACCACCCGCAGCACCAGCAACCATACCCATGCCAGGTATGCCTGTCTTTGCACCCAGAGCAGCACCGATTGCTTGACCAGCACCTGCACCAACACCTGCACCGACTACCTCAGAGGTGCTACCACCACCTGCTGCAACCAGTGAAGCAGCAGCTGTGCCAGCTGCAACAGAGCCCAAGATGGCTCCAGCTCTCGTACCTGGTCTAAACTTCTGACCAAAGGTCTTCATCTTGCTGAAGAGTTTACCACCCTTCATCAAGTTACCCAGACCTGTAATCAATCCCTTGAGCACATTGGCGAGCCCAGAGATCATTGCCTTGGGATTCTTAAGGAATGCGTATGCACCTAACAGAGGTACAAACCCTATAAGGAATTGCCCAAATCCTAAGAGACCTTTGAGACTGATTGGATTCTCAAGGAATTTTGTAATGCCATCAAATGACATACCAACCAGAAAGCTGGTGACTTTGTAGATAGTTTTACCTATCGCAAACAGTCCTTTAGCTAACTTCTGGACTTTACCTGGATTTTCAATGATCCAATTAAATATGGCGAATTTGACAAATCCACCCATTAACCACATAAACAACTTACCTAGAGTCCCTAGGATGCCACTCAGAGCACTCTTTCCTGCAGCCTTGAAATTCTCCATGGCATTCAGGAAATGAGCCTTAGAGGTCATTTCAACTTCATCTTCAGCGCTGTCTCTGCCTGCCTCCTGCTCTTTCTTCTTATCTGCAGCAGCTTTCCTACGCTGTAATCTTTGCTTATCAGTTTCAGCTTTCTTTTTGCTTCTTGTTACATTGTTAGCTGCTGATACTTGAGCTGCAACACTTTCTTTGATAGCGAGATTCATATTCTCGCATGTCATAGCTACACTATTCAGTGTTGCACCAATACTATTAACACCACCTAGGAGATTCTTCATCCCCAAACTCATATCACTCTCTACATCTGTCAGTCTCTTTGCTGCAGTAAGTGGAGTGTATTTCTTGGCAGCACCAGTCATCTTCCCTTTGAAGGAAACATACTTATAGAGCCGAGCTCTCTGTACTTTTACTTGTGGTTGCTGGATATCTGCCATTACCTAGTTAGCATTCCATTTGTAGTGTTAACTTCGACGATTCTATTTGACACGCCGCCCCCATTATTTATCGGGATTTCCACAGGTACTTTGACCATTACAGGTATTGGAAGAGATTCTTCCAGCTCTTCCTTCTCAACCTGGTGAGCTTTCTCTTTCAATACATTCATAGCTGTGATCTGTTGATTCACTGCAGTGTCTGTTGCACTCATACTGACATCAGCACCAGAAGATGCAGTGCTAGTAGGAGCAGGAGCTGGTGGAGCAGGATTCAATGACTCAGAGAATCCACCACCAAATGCTTCCTTGAGCTTGTTAATTGCTTCTTTGATTGACTCAACTCTAGTAGCAATGCTGTCTTTCTTCTCTTCTTTCTGCTCCGTCTCAGGTAAATCTGTCCCAGAACTATCACTCGGAGCTGCTGCACCAGGTGTCGCTGCAGTTTTAGGGGAAGTGGTTGTACCATCAATTTCTCTAACAGTGGAATCACCACCCATATAACCGCGTGCCTTAGCACGGATGATATTACCACCCTCACCGTCTTTACCACCTTTCTTCAGACGTAAGAGGTCCCAACGTGTGCCATCACCACCCCACATTGTAGGACCATAGTTATCATTCCTAGGCAACAGACCATCTTTACCAGATGCTGCCTCAGCATGAGTCATCACATTCTTAATGTTGATATCATTAGGACTCCATCCCCATGCTTTACCAACGTTGGCAATTTCTTTTGCCAATGCATCGACCTGCACATCCTTTACAGGGACACTCCAGTAATCTGGATTACCACCCATAGCAGCGATACTCATACCAATACCACTACTGTTTCTTAGGTAGGTATGTGCAACACCAGTTCTCTGATCATATGGGTGTGCCTTATAAACACTACCATCACCCTGAATGATGCTGTGGTAGTGACCTTTAGATTTGAAGTTATATCCGCCACCTGTCCAGTGAAGGAAGATCTTTCCACCCTTAGCATATGGTTTGGGTTTCTTAAATTTTTCACCCCCTGCCATTCTGTCTTCGGAGGTAGTACCTTGTTTAGGACGCTTCTTCCTAACAGAACCACCTCTTGCACGCATCTCTATGGATCCATCAAATGGTCCACCCTCTGAGAATTGATTAAAGATGCCGTCTAACTTAGCAAGCTCTCCAGAAATATTTGCTCTAATTACTTCACCCAAAGGTCCAAGCAACTGCATGACCGTTTTAATGGTCTTTAGAATACCTGTGCCAATAACCTTTGCGAGTGTGATTTGAGGTAGGTTTACATACCCACCCTCAGCCATCTTAGGTGCATCAACCTTACCACCTGCAGCTTTACCACCTTTATCTACATCAAATGCGTTAAAGGTAAAGAAGTCAAAGATACCAGCAGCAACACTGCCAGGATTCATCAATCTCTTGACATTCCTTATAACAAGAGAAACTGTCTCACCAATAATCTTAAATCCCGTGCCAAATACAAACTTGGTAAACGCAGCAATAACTTTGAATGCACCACCAAGCAAGAATCCAACTAAACCACCAATAACCTCAAAGAATACACTGAGGAAGCCCATCGCTTCATCCAAGAGAGGTTTGAATGCAGCACCTATCACCTCCATACTAATACTGAAGAGCTGCTTAAGTGGCTCAACTATGCCTTGCATAGTGTCACCAATAAATGCACCAAGTTTCTCACCTAAGAAACCACCAATGGCACTACCAATCATAGGTGCCAAAGGACCTAGGAAAGGTGCGATAGCAGTGACTGCTGCTGCACCAGCAATAGATCCAGCTGCCTGACCTACACCAGCACCAACTGCTCTACCTTCTGCTTCACCAGATGCAAGACCTGCCATTGTGCGAGTGATACCACCCACAGCAGCGAATGCACCAGTTGCTAGTCCACCTTTAACACTACCACCACCAATTCTTTTCAGCGCTCCACTAGAGCGCATACCCATCTTGGAGCCTTTGAATTTATTAAAGGCACCACCCATTCTACCCTTGGCACCTTTGTAGATATTGCCAGCTCTACGACCTATATTGTCCTTAGCTCTACCTAGTGGACCGCGTGTGCTCTTAAATCTACCTTCAAAGTCAGCAAGTTTACCTTTACGCTTGGCGGCTTTACGCATCGCCTCATACTCTTGCTTAGTATAAGGTCTGCCCGTTTCTTTATCAATATACCCGTTTTTGAATGCCTGCTGACGCTGCTCTGTAGCGGCATTCTGTTTGCCCAAATTCTGGAACATGCCCATGACCATTCTTGCGTCAGTCACAAGTTTCCATGGTCTCATCAAATAGCGGAGACCCATCAAGCCTCCAGCAAGTTGAAGTATTCCACCTACAAAGCGGAATCCTCTCTTAATACCTGACTCATTGAATCCACGACCAAAGATATTGGTCAGTCCATCCATGATTGAGCCTATTGCAAGGCTCGTCAATTTGAAGACGAATTTGCCTATCGTCCAAAATAGTTTGGCGACCTTTACGATCTTATCGCCATTCTTACTTAACCAGTCTAAGGCACCAAATACAATAAAATATTTGAAGATGGTCCCTAAGAATCCCATCAACTTACTGAAGAAACCCATCGGTTTCTTCATTTTCTTCTTACCTTTTTCTACCTCTTTCGGCACCTCCTTCGCCATTTCCTCGGAGGCTTGCTCTGCTACCTTTCTCTTCTTTGTTGCTCTCTTCTTCTTGAGAAAGTTTTTAACCCTAGACCACAAAGAGACTTCTTTCTTTACATCATCCTCAATCTCTTTTACATCTGCTCTACCTTTATCAGAAAAGAATTTTGTCTGAAATTCTAATAGAGTTGTAGTCTCTTTTAAGTTTTGTCCGACTCCTTCTACACCACTACCAATTCTATTGAAAGATAAGCGCAAGGCATTAAAAGACTGACCAAAGTTGGTTTTACCCGTCATTGGTTTGATCTTTACAAACTTTCTAATAGTTGCTTCTGCCATTAAAGTGACATTCGTGATTGATCTTGTTTCTGGCGTCTTTCCTCTTCAGCGAGGTGAGCCAATAAAAGATTCACATATACATCTCTTTCCCAAGGCATCAGATTTTCAATCTCTGTGAGACTGTATTTGTGATGCTGCACTAATGCAAAGTTAGTCTTGTAGTAGTTTTCAAGACTATTATGCATTAGGCTTAGGCGAAAAAAGCCGCTAGTCCCTCAAGTTTAATTTCATTATCTACACCTGTCTTAGGATTCTTGACATTCAAGGTATAAGACAGTTTGGGCATAGTTTCAAAGAATGTCTGAATCTTAGCAAATTGATCAGAATTCAGATTCTCAAGAAACTCGATTGCTTCTGCTTTCGTGAAATCAGTGTGAATTTCTTCGGTGTCGTATACTGCCTCAATACACTGCGCAGCAAGATCAAAGATATCATCTAGATCTGCTTCATCTTTCATGTTTTGGTTGATAAAGAGATCCAGTGAAGGATACTTCATCTTGATACCAATATCATCATTGAGCATGATCTTCTGCTTGTGTCCTTCAGGGATGTTGAGCTCAACTTCCTCTAGAGGGACTTGTACTTCGACCATTGTTGTGTCATCGTCAGGGCAAGTGACTTTGAATTCACTCACTTCAGCAACCGCTTTAGAGCGAATGCGAAGGAAGATATACTCAATCTCAAAAGTGGCAAGTGACTCAATTTTTTGTTTCAGGTTTGTGCAGTTTTTGATGATAGTCTTAACTGCTTTAACCATCTGTTTCTCATCTTGCGATTCCATTGCAAGATATAGTAGTTTCTCTTCTTTTACAAGGAAAGGTCTATAATTAACCTTTTGACCAGTAATCGGAAGTGTCAATTCATATTCAGGAATTGCAAGCTTAGGTAAAGGCATAATACTCCATACTATTAAATCTATTTAGATGCCATATCTGGCGACATCTGACTGTGCCATAGGAATACCCAATGTCCTAGCGACATCGGAGAATTGGTTAACAACACGATCAGCTTTGTTTGCATCAAAGGAGATATTCTCCGATACAGTGTCAAATCTATATCTCTCATAGTAGAATTTAACATCTACCTTGATGAGATCTGTGGGTCCGTTAGTCAAACTCATAGCAGACATGTCATAAGGAAATGCCCCATACATCTGCCACACACCAGTGACTCTATTTAAGCGAAGCTCTGCATCAGTCAAAGCGTCCTTATATTTAACACCTGACCCAGACTCCCACTTACTTATAATAATGTTAGTTGTATATTGATCATACAGTGTAACACGATTTTCTGCGTCTGATGCAGTGTAATTCATCCATCTTTCAAAGAATGTGCGTGCATACATGTCCTTTGTAAGGATGAATGAGAATGCTGCATCACCAAAAGCGGTGTCAGTGGCAAAACGACGCATTGCACCAACGTCTCTAACTTGACCTGTAGTAATTCTCCTGCCAGGAACAGTTACAGAATCCGCGAAATAGTTGATAGTTTCTTGGTATTCTTTGAAATCAAAGTTTTCGTTAGCACGCAGCACAGGAGGTATCCCGATAAACACGGAAAATAGGTTAGACCTCGATGGCTCCTTGGCACCAGATGCTACAAGATCATAAAACCTCCTAAAACCATTAGGCTCTGAATATGCCATTTATAGGCGACTCCATATGTGATTTGAAGGGACATCAACCCATCGTCCTAACACATTAAACACGAATTGCTCAATGGGGAGGGGAGTCATATCGCGTAACTCGATCCTCGGGACGACTTTTACATTACTACAGTTGGATATAAAGTATTTATGATGGCATCTGGCAGGATATGCTTGACCACCGTCTGCCCATGACTCACAGATGCCTTTTCGGGCACTCGGTGCTAAATAGTGCACGTTGCCACCACTGAATTGACCCATTGGAGTGTCTAAATCACTTATTTGCACCAATGGAAACCTATCATACCATGGCAGATTCCCTCTAGGGTTGGCGGCATTGTAATTGAAAGTGATAATATCACCTGGCGTAAACCCGCCAGTATAGTCCTCCAGACCGTAATAGAGTTGACTACGATACCAGTCTTTTGATTGGGTCTTACCTTCAGCAAGATCTTTTACGTCTTTGAAGATGCTCATACCTTTAATTCTTTTTCGGTGAGTATCATAAATTCCATACGGCGATCAGCACAATATTCTCGTGCTGCTTTCCATTTTGCATCATTTACTGCATAAGTTTTAACCTCAGTGAGGTATTTCTTAGTTACCCTTTTTTGTTTTTTGGGTATTTTAGTCTGCGAGAGCGGTTTAACTTCGATAATGAACTTCTTAATCCTTCCGTGCCTGGTTCTTGCTCTGACGTAGAAATCGGGATAATAGCGATGAATCCGATTATCAACAGGGCTGACATAGGGGATAATAATCTCTTCACTGCCCCATTCAAGGATGTTTTCATTTTTATCACACCAAACCATGAATTTTCTTTCCCACAAAGACCTATAAATAATATTGGTAGGGTCACCCTTATATTTTGAGATATTTGAAGGTCTAAACTTTCCCGAGTAACTCATGAGCCAAATATTGGTATTTCCAAAGTCCAAACCGTATGGACCTACGTCTACAAACAGTCGTCAGGCGATCAAACCTGATGCGCAGTTTCCGACTGAGGTGATCGATTATCTGAAGATCGATATATACGATTCTCAGAGTGAGGACAATAATCCATATAATTATGTAGGTGGAAACGGTAGATCTAGAAATAAGGGATTTGGCGGATCTATCAAACAAGAGATTTATCTATATCTTCCTAACCAACTCGCTGAATCTTATAGTGCAAGATATAACTTGCAAGCACTTGGAGAAGTGGGATCAGGTGCTGTTGGTTTGGCAGGAGACATGATTGCTGCTGGTGGTATCTCTGATGACTTCGGCTCAAAGGTTGAATCCATGGCAAAAGCAGCGAAACCACAACTAGGTTTTGCTCTGGGTGCTCAAGCAATCAGCACTATTGCAAGTGCTACAGGTGGATCAGCAAGTCTGACACCTAATAGTCTATCAGCACTAACTCAGAAGAAAATCTTCAACCCATACGAAGAAATGGTGTTTGAGGGTGTTGATCCTAGACAACATTCATTTAATTTTACGCTTGCACCTAAAACTGCATCTGATGTTGTCACTATCAATGAAATTATTCAGTCACTCAGAAAAGCAATGTTACCTGCCTATGGTACAGGAGCTGGCAGTGAAAATAGGTGGCTAACTATACCTGATTACTTCCGTTTGAGCATTGTCAGACATAAGTCAAGTGGAGAGCAGGAAGAAATCGTATCACCTAACAGTGGTGATAAAGGAGGAGTCCTTCAAAACCTCATGAGATTCCCTGTTAAGTGTGTGTTGGGTGGTATGCAACTCAATCTTGCACAGGGTGGTAATTATGCTTCTCTACAATCTAGAGCAGGTGGTGACGAAACATATGATTTTGGTCCTGTTGCTTATCAAATGCAACTGACTTTCAAAGAAACTGGTCTCCTTGTCAGAGACTTCTTCGAGGATTCTAATGTCTAATTACTTTACATTCTTACCTAATGTCTATGTTAGAAACTCGTCTTATAGACGTGATAACGTAGATCCCTATGTCTTGGCGAAGAATATCTTTCGTAGAATTAAGATTAGAGATAATCTAGATGATGTAGTATTGGGTTTTGAGCAGTATACGGTCCCTAACAATGAAAGACCTGATCAGACTGCTTGGAAGTTTTATGGCAATATGGCGTATGACTGGGTGGTGTTGATCTGTAATAACATCATCAATGTTTACGATGAATGGCCCATGACAGAGGATGAGTTATATAAGTTTGCTTCTACTCATTACTCAAATATCGACGATATCCATCATTGGGAAACTCAAGAAATTAAGTCACCTAGGGGTGATATTATGCTGAAATCAGGAATGACTGTTTCTGAGACTTTCACATATAATCGTCCTGACGGCACACCTGTCCTAAAAGAAGATTTACTGTTTCCAGTAACTAACTGGGAATATGAAGTTAGAGATAATGACTATAAACGCAATATTTACCTTTTAAGACCTCAATATCTAACCGAATTTGTAGAGGAATTCCTCAATCTTTGCGAATATCTTCCAAATAGCGAAGTTGATGAAAATGGCGATAAAGTCACTCAAGGTGCTGTTAGAGAAGTCTTCAAAACAGTCAAAGACGAGTATTCTACAGATATTGGAAATATCCCATCTGTCGAGTTTGCTGCAACTGGCGAATATACGTCTAGGACGTTTACACGCGAATCTCTCGGTATTGGTGAAGGTCAGACACTTGCTGATGGCACCACAACCGTGACTACAGGTGCTGCTGGCACTTCATCAGGCACTACATCAAACACTTCATCAGGCACTACATCTCAGGCAGGAACACAAACAACCACTGAAACTAACCAATACGGGTCAAGTAGTGGTCAGTCCAGTGGCACTAATCTGAGTCAGGGTTATGGAGGAGGATATTAACTTTTCTTCTTTAACTTAAAATATTCCTTATAATAACGGTTGCACATTTTTCGTAGGATTTCATGATCCTCGGTCCAACCGTATTTTTTTGTGTATGTGCACGCTCCTTCCATTTCACTAATAAGGAGCAAATAGTCAACTGGTCTAATCTCGTTGTCTCCAGTCATCAGGTTTATCGCGTCGAAACCAATCTTCAATATCGTCAGCGGACTCAAATGTAGTGCGATGACGTGTTGGATCTGGATCTCCCAAACCCATCTTATTCAAAAAATCGTCTGTCCCCCCTTCCTCTACATCTGGATTTGCAGCAAGGCGTCTGGCATTGGTTAACCAGTTACGAGCAGTAGTATGGCGTTTTGCCAATTTCTCTGCCCAGATCATATCTTCTAATGGGACTTCTTCATTACTAGCAATGCAGCGGCAAATGCCTTCAAGACGAAGGCGGTAGGCGGTTGACAGCATATTAAACGCGCAGTTTGGATTCTAGGTCTTCGAGTTTATGATACTCGGCATGTGCAGCGTCTTGGCGCTCACACACAATATTTAGAATATCTTGCATGATAACATCATTATCTATGCCGTCATCAAGATATTTGTAGATTGATTCTTTAAGATACCTAAATCTATGCCATTCGGGCGAATAAGGTTTGTAGTGTGTCATAGTAAATTTGCAAAAACCCTGAGGACCAAAAAATACCCCGAATTTTTTTTCGACCTTCCTGTGAACGGAAAGTGAAATAATATATGGGGTCAGTGAATGAGTCCTTTCTCTTTGAGGTAATGCAGTGCATCTTTCATGCCACCGATGTGTCTAACACCGAAAGCGACTTGAGGATAGTGTGCATCACCACCAAACTCCATTTGAAATTGTTGCTTGGTGAAATCTTTGTCAAGCATGTATACTCTTCGCTTGACGTTAGTATTCTCTAGAAGTGAGAGCAGTCTCTCACATTCTTGGTTACCATTTGTGTAGACAATAGCTTCGGTCAACAGCGCCTCCATTCTAGTTCGGACCATCGTCTCATGTAACCTGATCTATAGTAATTGCCAGGCACCCACATCTCACGGTGGACTACCACTTCACAACGTCGTCTAGGACGATGATAGTGGTGGTGACCATAGTCATAATGATAGTGGTGGTGGTGATCGTCTTGGAATGGTTCCCAAAACTCCTTCCAAGTGAGTGCGTTGGCAGGTTGGACAGAAAGAATCCCCAACACAGCAGCACCAAACAGCAGTTTCTTTTTGAGAGCACTGCGTCGCTTCTTTGCTTGCCTCAATGCTTGAGGTTTCAAAGTGCGTTTCTGGTCTTTGCCAGAATTATGTTGCCAGTTGGGGAGTTTCATTAGTCTTCTTGTGCTAGAGCAGCGAAGTAATCTAGATCAGGTCCGTCGTCTGCTTTATTCAACTCTTCAATCTTAGCACCAAATCCACTAGGTGTGGGGTCAGGTTGTACCACTGCGTTAGGTGTCATAATGTCATCAGAGTTGAAGAGATCTTCTTCTGACTCATCACGTTGACGCACTGGTTGAGAGCGCTTGTTGAGCACCATGTTAAGACGCTCTTCAAGTTTCTCATAAGATTTGAAGTTACTTGAATCAGTAAACTCTTTCAGAGAATACTGTTGCTTCCAGATCTCCTCAAGTTTTTCATCATCATAAGATCCAAGGATGCTTGCAGAAGCAAACTCAGACTTGTCATAATTCCAGTAACCACCAATGGTCTGGATCTTGATCTTGAAGTCTGCACCTTTCCACAGATCGAAAGGATTGATAGGTTCTTCATCTTCAAACTGAGGTTGCATAGCAGAGACGATCTTGTCATGGATCTTCTTACCATACTTATAGAGGAAAACCTTACCCTCATTCTCAGGATGCAGAGGATCTTTCACAACATAGATGTTGCTGTAGTAAGAGAGTTTACGCTTCTGTTTGCGAGCAATCTCTTTGTCTGCATCAATACCGCTATTCCACAGCGTGCGATTCAACTCACCAACAGGATCTTTTTGACCCAGAGTAGTGAGAGAGTTTTCAATATACCATCCACCAGGACCTTGGAATGCGTGACTCCACACTTGTGCCCAAGGAAGGTCTTCACCCTCAGGCTCGGGGAGGAAACGGACAACAGCATAACCGTTGCCAGACTTGTCAACCTCTGGTTTCCAAAGACGCTCGTCGGGACCAGCACCTTGAGGTTTAGACATCTTCTCAATCTGCTGGGTCAGTTTAGAAAACGATCCAGACTTAGATTTAAGACTTGAAAAGGACATTTGTATTTCTCCGTTGTAGTTTGTATTTGGCGTGTGTGCCACCGTATTATGATGGCATATTATTTAGTCGTTGTCAAGGTCTTTCTTGATGTTATAACGCCATGTCTGTAGTTTCTGCTCCATCTGATCCAGAATTGTGAGCAAACTGTGACCGCCGCTATAGACCTCTGACATGTGGTCGATGCGAGACTTAAGGAAACCAACTTCCTCACTCTCATCGCCAGGTTCGATACCATGTGACGCTAGTGCGAGGCGAGCATAGAATACTTTCTGTTTCGCAATCAACTCTAGGGTCTTCTCGATGTGATCCAGTCTCTCCTTGGGAGAGAATTCAGCAAGACCTGCTGACATTTTCAACAGATCTGTATAAGTTTTTTGAATGTCTTGTAACTCTTCGACTACGACATCTGATTTGAAAAATGATTCCTCACTCATAGGTTAAGGACTCCTCTACTCGTGCGTTTAATGTAATTAAGTTGTTGGGCATCCCACTTGATCTTATCTTTCAGGGGTCGAGAGATTAGTTTGTTAACAGTTTCAACCTCAATCTCATACTCTTCACAGATAGATGTAACTGCTTCAATATAATTGATAAGACCATCACTTTCTTTCACTAGGTGCTCAACCAGTGAGGTGAATTTGCCTTGTGTCATAAACTTCTCTTCAATTTCTTTCATTTACAGAACCTTGATGTCTAGATGGGATACGCCAGAAGAATTGATGTATCCATCTGGAAATGCATTTGCTGCAATAGTAATTCTATCATAAGCAGCACTGTTTGGCGCTGCTCGATGCCTAATCATTGGAGGAAAGACAATATACTTGCCTGGTTCAGTGGACTCTTCATGAGTGAGGAAAAACTTATCCTCATCCCACTCACCCCAAGGCCAGATGTTTGTCTTATCGAAGTAAGGATTAGGCCAAAACCATTTGGTTTTATCTTGCTCAAGACCACTCACATAGTAGTTACTGCTAACAAAACAGTTAGCATGTGTATGATCGTAAAAGAATTGCCCTGGTCTATTTAGATGAGACCATGCAGAGTTAATCTTGAGTCTGTTATCCATGCCCATATCTTTGGCAACTTCATCCAAGCATTGATCAATCCATACAAACAGATTAATCAACTCAGGATGTGGATGTCTATGTAAATCGCTACCACCGTAACCATTCTCGATCACTCCATCCCAGATCATATTAGATCCATTAGGACGATAGTTAAGAGTCTTACATGCTTCTTCTACTCCCTTGATGTCACCAGGAAAATAGAATCTATAAAATGGAATGCCTAAGAATGTATCTTTCATTTTGTATTATTCACATAGTAACGATACTCTTCGATCCAATCGATAAGAGTATTGATGTAGGGCACCTTGTCATGCTTCTCAACGACCTGCACCTGTCCATCCTCTGCCACAGATAGTGTGACGAGTTTGTCAACTTCAACACCAGTCATCTCGTAATACATGTAGGCATATGCTGCCTCCTGCACAAAGAATTTCTCTAGGTGCTCTTCCTTCTTGAGATTCTTTGTAGTCTTAAAGTCAATGATTGCTAGAGAGTTATCAAACTCAGCAATGCAATCAACCCGACCAGCAATCCCCAACTTAGCACTATAAAGAGGGGCTTCAAGAGCATGTATGTTAGAAATACGATTAAGAGTCTCACGAGCAGACCTGAAAAGGTAAGCGGGAAGACCCTCGCTTTCTTCAACTTTTTCCAATTCATTGTTAAGGTAGTCCTCCACGATACCATGATACTTTGTGCCACGCCAAGATGCTGCACGACGCACACGCTCCGCTTCAGTATAACCTACTCTCTTCTCCCATGCAAGGATACCTGCCTTTGTATTATGAGAAACGACGGTAGTCACACTAGGCAACCAACCGTCGTCTATCTTATAGAAACGTCCATAGGGTAGAGTCCTGCTCTCCAACTCACCGAGTGGTTTAGCAGGACCAACATGTGTAAACATCATTAAACATATCCAAGATTGTGTTTTGCAATTAGGTATTCTTTGACCAGACCAGACCTCACAATGTCATCGATGCCAAACTCAATGCAACAGAATGACTCCATTGCTTGGGCGATCTTGAGGAAGTCAAGGACTCCACTCTTTTCATGCTTTTTAACTAGGTCTGACTGTGCGTAGTCACCTGAGAAAATGATTCTAGAATCCTGTCCGACACGAGTGATGATTGAATCCAACTCGTGGAAGTTAAGGTTACTAAACTCATCCACAATAATAACACAGTTGTCAAGTGTGGTGCCACGAAGGAATGATGTAGACCAGAAAGAGATAGTCTCTTGAGTCCTGAGATTTGCATACAGATTCTCAAAAGAATTATCATCTGGCATCTCAAACATAAACCTGACCATATTCTTATAAGGAATCTGGTAAAGGTTACTCTTATCCTCGTGATCACCAGGCAGGAAACCAATCTCTCGTGTTGGCACAAGAGACCTCACCATATAAACTTTGTCGTATGGTGACTGTGGATCTAGCACCTGTTGTAGTGCTAGGTAAAGACTGATGAATGTTTTACCTGTGCCAGCAGCACCATGAAGAATAAGGTGCTTGCCCTCAGCATAACAATCAAAAACTTCTTGTTGATGATCAGTTAGAGGCTGAATAGTTTTCAGGTGATCTAAATTAATCGGTTTACGTCTCTTCATTTGCTTATTACTCATACCAAACGGGACGGGAGACTTCTTACGAGGCATAGGTTATCAGGTATAGCGACTAAGGTTACCACCAGGGTGTTTTGCTTGGATTTTCTGCATCACCTCTTTGAATCCATCAGATTGTTTGGGTTGACCATAGGTAGTGCCAGCGACACCCTCCATCCAGTCTTTATCCCAATCAGGATTTTCATCCTTCCAATCACAGTATTCTTTCATGGTCATGGAGAGAGTCTTTTTCTCTCCAGTTTTTTTATTTATTACAGGGTAAGTAGGCATTAATCGATCCTCAAACAGGGTTGAAGGTCATCCCATCCATCAGGACAACCACATTCTTCTTTGTCTTCACACCAGTCAAGTGCTTTAGCAACAGTAGGAAACTGACATGCGAAGTGTTGCTTACACAACTGAGCAATATCCATGTGCTCCTTCTGTGTGCCATTAGCACACCTCAATTCAATATAATGGATCCATGAACGCACAGATCCTGTCATGAAAATTCTTGTGGGCGCGGCGAGGGGAAGCACAAAACGAGCACACTCCTTTGCGATTCCTTCTCGAAGCAATTCATTGTAGAGATCCATTCCCTCAATAAAGTATTGATGGATACGACCTTGGAGAAATGCTTTCTGGTCTGCAGGCACACCGTCAATACTATTCTGACGATTCTTTGTGTCCTGTAGACGCAAGTCAGGCACCTCAATAGTATCTGCCAGCAGTTTAGTATCTGCATAGCGTTGTGAGAACTCTTGATAGGTAAAACTACGGTGCCTCAGTATTTGAGCCGCCAGTCCCCTAGTAGTGTTGATCTCAAGAGTCATGTGTGCTTGCTCAAACACAGACCAGTGCCCATGCTTGATGCAATACTTAAGTAGTCCAGCAACCTCAGGGTTGCTCTGATTCTTTGGGTTGCTTACGCGAGCAACGTATCCCATATGCTTCTCAGCATCAGGCGTCACAGATACCAAGCAAACCTTAGAGGAATGCTCGATAGGATCAGAATAAAATTTAGTCATTCTTAGGGAAGATCAATCGTGAAATAATTATGATGCCCATACTCTGCCAGTAATTCAGGGCAGCGAGTGCAAACAGTGAAGGAATGAATGCATTCCAAACAAACATAAGCACAAGGGGTGAAATGAATAGGGTGCCCAGCGCTGCTGAGACCTTTGCCCCCAATTCAATATTCTTTTGTCTCTCCATTTCCTCTTCAGTCATTTCATCATCTGGCATGAGAGTTTCACCAACGGTCCTTGGATCTACTTTAGTATAGATCTCCTGCTTCATTATTTTCCTTTTTCTTTTTTGGTGCCTGGTGGATTCCACATCTTTGGATTCACCCTGCCCTCTGTCTGTGTCCATTTTTTGAATCCGTGTTTATAATTATCCCAATAGTAGTCAAAGAGATCTACAGTCTTGGGTGCACTAGCAATATCATAACAGACTTTATCTCCGTCATGATACTCAACTAGGTATGCAGTATAGGGCAAGGTTTTATCCTGTGCCATCGTAGGATCACAATTTTGATGTAAAATTTTGATCTTCAACTGCGATTGCCCCACTCAATGGACGGAAATGCTTCCTCCACACAAGCACGAGTGATCTTATATTTTTTATGCAGTGACTTATTCACTGCTTTGATCAATGCCTCTGCTTCAGACTGATGAAGTCCTTCAAGCATTTGGATAAACATATTCTCCACCTTCATGTTGGGCAGTGTATCATCACCACCTTTGAAGAAGCGATAGAGTTTCTTACCCTCTTGCTCTAGCAGAGTGTGCTCTGTCCCTTTAGGTGCCTCGTTGGGACGATAAGGGACATCCTCACCCAGAGGGACACGAGGTACAATAGTCTCGTCAAAGTTAATAATAAACAGAGAGCGAAGAGTCTGTGTGTTATTGTCTTGCAGGATCTTCACTTTCTGCGCCTTTGTCTTGGCGTTATGTGCTTTTTGTAGCACTTCAGAAATCATAAGTCTCACTAGAATGGTCTCCTAAAATACATCATTCATCTTCATCTTCTAGTATATCATCCTCGTCTGTAAATCGCAAGTACAATAACTCTGATGGGTCAACAATACCGTCTTCTGTTTCCATTTCTGGATGCATTACGACAGCAGCATACTCTGCTCTTGCTTTCCAATCATCCCATACTTTACGCAGATTCCATGATACGATCAACCCTAAGATGAAGGATCCGATAGTAAGGAAGAATGCAATATAAAGAAAAGATGCGTCTGCCATGGCATACCTCCTATGCTACCTGATATTTTTATTTAGCGACTTTCTTGCGACGACCTGGCCGCCTTTCGTGATGGTATTTCCAAGCGTCTTCAAGAATGCCGTAGAGATACTTTCGTATCTTTCTTGCTTGAGGTTTACCAAGGTGACCATACGCTTCCTTTAGTTGCTTGTCACCACCCTTGATAAAATCATCAAGCTCTTGCACTGTATTGCTTAACTCTGCTGCAACAGATGATTCAATGAAATCATTTGTCGCACGTCGTGTCCACTTACCAGCGCTCAAATAATTATACATGTTGAAAAGAAAACGACTGTTGACCATTGCCTCATCAATGGCACGATCAACAATCGCGTAAAGCTCTTCTTTGTCAATAGACTGCTTCGTCATTACAGATGTTTTTTCTCCATGAGATACTTAACGGTTTCGGTGCACCCACCAGTAACACGACCATTGATTAGGACTTGTGGGAAGGTTGCTCCCTGTCCAAACTGGTTGTAAAACTGTGGTTTAGTGAAGTTTCTACCGAGGACAAACTCAGAGTATGTCCAACCTTTACCATTGTATAGTTCTTTTATCTTTGTGCAATACGGACATCCTGGTCTCGTATAAATTGCAGTTGGTCCTGGATTCGATGCCATAATATTTCAGGGAATAAAAAAGGGGAGGACTTGCCTCCCCCTATATCTATATTAACTTATCAGAAGCTGTAAGTCACGCCTGCCTTAGTACCGTAACCGTTGTCAGCATCATCGATGCCACCAGCGAATGACAACTCACCATAAACGGAGAGTTTCTCAGTAGCAGCAACGCTGCCGTAGACCTTACCAGAGAGGACAGTATCAGACTCACCACCGTCAGTAACGACGAAGCTAGGACCTGCTTGCACACCCCAAGACACAGCTTCACCAGCAGTGCCAGCGTAGCCAACGTGAGCGTCTGTAGTTGTACCAGTGTAATTAGATCCCGTGAAAGAAGAGTTTGCCTCGATGTTGACGTAGGGACCTGCAAGGGCAGCAGATGGGGCTACCACAGCAGCAGTAGCGGCAAGAGTAGCGATTGCAGTTTTGATCATTTGTATTTGTTTCCTTAGTTTACTTGCGGAGTTTTACCCGCAGATGATAGGAGTCTCGACATGACTCCGTTTGTAACAATCCGTAACGTAAGTCACGAATGGTTATTTATACTAGCAGGAATTCCATTTTTGTCAACCGTGTGACAGTTGGGGAGGTTTCCCCAGTCAATCATGAAGTGGATTGACTGTGCGCCAGTGAGTTGGACCTCCTTTGGGTTGAGGAAGCTCTCGCTTCTTCGTCTCCAGAAGTCGCTCTTTAAGATCATAATGCAAGATGTGGTTTTCTGTCAAGACATAGTATCCAATTACTGTCTCGCCATCATCTCGCCAACCATAACTGATGATACGTTCATGAATGTCATGGTCATCCAAGATCTTATCCGTGTGGAGGTAGTGGTTGTATTTCTGGTGCAGATTGATCATGAGCGTCTTGGTCTTCTGTGGAATTCTTATTTAGTATATCACGGATTCGTGACATATCCTCTTCCTTCATATTTTCTACAGATTCTCCCTCGGTCTCACGGGGATCTTCGATAGTCTCATCTTGATCGACAAGAGTAGGTGGCACCCATGCTTCACCTTTAGGTTTGTAGTCCATGTTTTTAACCTCTTGCAGGTTAGATCTCCACAGACGACGCATCTTCTTCAGCATCTTACGCTTGCCATTGGGATCATCTTTGTATTGCTCAATGACTTTGCGAAGCATCTTCAATTCACGAGCAGACTTCTCCAAGGATCTTTCTGCCCAGTTTTCGTGGCGCTTCTTGCCTTTAACATCAGGGACAAAATCCCCAAAACCATTACTCATTGTATGTCACCAATAATAACTTTGAATTTAACTCTATGTTTTAGTTTGTCAGTTAGAAGATGCCATCTTCTAGACCCAGTGCGATGTGACTCTTGATAATAAGACTCATGCACAGCGATAGCTTGGTAATTACTTTGACCTCTACCACTATAAGATTCCCACCTTTGAGTGCCAAGGTTGACTCTGTTTACCCTTACCGTCTTCTCATCATGGTCGTTTTGATCTGGGTAGTGAGGTGAGATCGAGGAATTTTCTTTCTCTTTCACACGCTCAGGTGGCCAGTATAACACAAACTCTTCATTAGGTCTATAGTTTGTGCCATAAGACAATACTTCTAGCACTTCAACCATAGCATTCCATGTTGTTGCCTTGTGCATTCTAGACTCTGATGGATCGTTATCAGCATATGCTTTCCAGAATGTGATAGCACATCTGATCTTGCCCCCTCTTGGAGTAGCATTAGGAAGATTCTTAGTGCCCTCTAATTCATAGTCATGGATGAATGTGACCACCTCAAATCCATCCTCCTCTGAATAATTCTCGGGATCATTATTCTGTGACCACAAAGGTTTAGTAGATCCTGGCGACAGATGATAGTGCACTCTCTCCCAGTCTAGGTTTCCTTGGTTGTCAAAGATATCACAGTTAAGACACTCAGTGTTTACCTCGTTTCTAAATCCTTTGCGTGGATTAGAATAGTCTCTATTCTTATACCAGAAATCATTGAGAGACATTCTACTCTCGATGAAGAAACCTTCATGAGGGTTGACAGTATCCTCAACACAATCACCTTCGGTCGTCCTCGATGACTCCTGATTACCCTCAGGATCGTTTCTAACCTCAGGATCATCATCGGTATAGAGATACCTACTTAACAACTCAGTAAAGTCTGGCCGTACTTTATCCCACAGCGAGAAATCTTCAGCGTCTTCTTGTTTTACATTACCTGTAGTGAATTCTCTTGGTGCCCATGCATCAGGGACATTGAATGAATCAATGAATGATTGTCTTGCAGCATAGTCATGTGAATATCCTCTGGAATTATCAGGGTCACGCTGCAGATTACTCCACTCATTGACACTGATACTTGAGGAGGATCCACCTGGTCTACCCATCAGGTTTGTATTCCAGTCACCTGTAGGAGTCCTGCCACCATTACCATGATCCCATACCAGCGTGCCAGTGCTGTTGTTATAAGACTCACCATCAGGTGATCCAGCATACCACTCACCTTTACCACGACTATACATCTGCATGTAGAGGGTGTCGATAGCACCGCCGCCTTGATCACCCCAAACTTCTACGGACTGCTCGTTAGGGACGCTGTGAGTGCCCAGTCTGAGAGAGAATGTGTCCTCAAACATCTTGGTGTTGGTGTCAAAGAAGGACATCTCCATGGTCACTAGACCTGTAGGAGGACCAGAGATAAGACTGACAACCTCAAACTCTAGGGTATCTCCCTCAGCAACACTGAAAGGACCGAAGAGTGTTGTGCCAATCTCAGGCCATTTTCTTGCCTTATACTTTTCATCATGAATGATACTGCCATTCTTTTTCAGTCTCTGTCTCCAGCGAATGCAGTCACCATAGATACCACCAGTGATACCACCCATGGATTTTAATTCATAGGTGCCACCTGTAACGATGGTGATTGTCTGGACACGATTCTGCTCAACAACATAGTCTCCAGTGCACTTACCACACTGGACTTTCATCTCCCATTCTTCATCTATAGGTAGAGAAGATGCACCACAGTCAGCACGTTGTAAGATTACATCTGAAAATGTCCTGTTGGACATCCTACTGTCACAAGGAGACTTGTTTTCAATAGGTTGCATGATCTTTTCTGGTGCTGCATCACGATAGACATAGCACTCGATACCTTCATACACATATCCATCATCAGTCCAGTTAACCTTGTGCCAGAATTTACAATCATCATAGTCATCATCACCATTGATTAGATCTTCCCAGTATTGATACTGATCACCATCCCACTTAGTAAAGTCTTTATTGTCTGGATTCCAATCAGAGTCAGAGAAGAGCACATAGTTATTCTCAGCACTACTAATACCATCACCTCTAAACCCATCACTCTGTGAGGAGAAAGTAATCTCTTGACCCACACTAAATGTAGTGTAGTCAGCACCATCAGGAATCAAGAAGAATCCCATGGTGTGTTTTTCAAACCCATTAAATTCACCAGGATCAATCTCAATCCTTCTAAGTGCACCTGAGTCTTTAGCATTAGGCTCTAGGATGAATCCTTTTTGAGGACCACTTTGATTAGCAAGATAGAATCCTAAGGTGTTTTTATATCCTGCAGATCCTTTATGGATATCAGCAATGACTTGTAAACTACTACGGACTTTCTTAGGGATGTGATAAAACTGTTTCTTCCTATTGTATTCAGGTTGCTGCTCTGCACCTTCAGGATCAATGGAGTATCTATGATCTTGGTAGTTATCAGAGGTGCCGAATGGATAGTTATATCTGTGTAGAGCAGTGGCATACTCACCATCAGCAAGATAAGAGATCATCTTCTGAGGATCCTTAAACACATAACCAACAATGCCTTGTGAAACATATCCACCAGCATTGAGCAGTGCTCTCTCACCCTGACCAGGTGAGTCAGGTTTACCAGGATTAGTGGTGAGCATAGTATCCTGACGTGACTCAGAATAGAATTTGAATAGAGGCACCGTAGTCCTAGTGGAAGGAGGACCAGTGAATTCAAATGTTACTTGTGCTTTCTTCTTTCCTTTCTTACCATTTGTCTTAGGCATGAAAGAATACTTAAACCTAGTGCCTGTCTTAGGCATATCTTTATCGGCAGGATATGACCACGACACAACCTGCCATTCACTATCAATATCCTTGGTGTCTCCACCCTTTCTACGGTAGATAGGACGCACCTTAAATACGACTGTGAAGTCCTTAAACTTTGCAGTCTCTGTCATAGTATCACCGTAGACAGCATCTCCATTAGGGAGATCTACATTGTCTGGCCAATACTTGTGACCACCCTCGTTAAAATACCAGATGGATGGGTTAACTTGTTGTCCATCTCGATCTGTATGCTGCACATCAGCATCACCAGTGTTATCTAACACACGTTTGATCTGTATGTTGTCAGCGTAACCACCCTGCGATCCTTCAATAGGTTGACGCAGCACATAAAACTGTGGGTTATTTTCAGACGAAGTGTATCCCACTGGTGCAACGTTACCGTCGTCAGTATTCCAGTAGGTATGATCTTGACCTGCTGATCCAGCAGCGATTACTTTGAATTGGACAGTGACACTATTCTTCTGTCCGTTTAGTGTGAAGTTTTGTTTGGTGCCTAGTGCAGGAAGACTGCCACTGTAACTAAACCACCATTCAGAATCCCACTCACCACCATCATTAATACCAGTGGCATTAATACTTACACTAGCACCACCGAATGATTGAGTCCAACTGATGGTGCCACCAGACGTAAAGATCTGATTACCACCTTCTAATCTTTTCTTTTTACCATTCCAACTACCATCAGACCTAGCAGTGGCAACACGTTTGTTATGGAATCCATTACTGAATGGTGAGATCTGTAGGGTGACAGCATCATTACCACTCCGTGCCTCCATGATAGGCACACGATCAGGGAAGCAATTAGCAATACAGAATTCATCCTTTGTGCCACTCCATCCACGAGGATACATGGTGTCACAGTCTGCCTTAGGTGGTTTCCAGTTACCACCCATGTATGGTTTGAATAGACACTCAAGTGTATTCAACACACATGCTTCCCATGGCAAATTCTGCTCGTGAGGCACACCCTCACAATAATATACTCGTTTCGTCTTGGGATCTTCCCAGTATCCATTACCTAGGTCAACCAACAGACCCATGGGTGCCATCTTAGCAATGATGTCACAGTCATCACCTGATGTAAGGTATGGCCAACCAGGCTTACCTAGATCAGGGATTGGAAATTTAGTTGGGAGTGGACCTGTAGGACCACCATCACAGAAAGGCAGGTCAGGAAAGAAATCACACAACCAGTTAACCTGATCATCCAGATCCAGATCAATCGTATTTAATGGAGGGAGACCTGTATCTGGAGGTGTTAGAAGTGGGGGAGCAAGACTTGGATAACATCTGTTGACCAACTCCTGCACTACCTCACGAGGGGTAGGTGCTGGCTCATCAGGGGTCTCTGGCGTCTCTGGCGTAGGGAATAACTGGTCGAGAGGGTTGGGTGCCAACGGCTCTCCATCAGGACCGTAGCAGCGCCCTGCATAGACAGGATAAACCACCTCAGGTTCACCTGCTGCTGCTTGTTGTTGTAGGGGGATGGAAGGATTCTCGGAGTCAAGAGGGTTAGGTATATTCCTTAGCTCTTCGTCCTCAAATCCTTCCGATCCATAACACCTCTCTGCCATTCTCTAGGAGTCTTTCTTGTATTTAGTCCTTGATATAACCATTAATTTTCAACCACTCTCGTGTCATAGGAGTGGGATCATATTCTTCCCACATTTTACCACGAGCACATGCTTCTAGTGCTGCCTGAGTCATACCTTCGGTGCGTCCTGCCCATCCTGCTTCTGCCTCCCAAGGGACAGCACTCTGAGGATAGGTGCGCTCTGCCAAGACACGCCAGATCATAGGCACGTCCTCCTCAGGTTTGATGATGGCGATCATACTATTCTCGATGGTGCCTGCCATACAATCTTGTGCAGCGTGCCATCCTTCATGACGCATGAGTTGCATCAGGACAGCAGGGTCATCCATATATCTACGATTGAGATAGAAGTTGTTGGACACGGTGTGATAAACACCACGGTGATTGACTGGGAAATATTTTTGATCAGCAAGATATACTTTCACACCAATCTGATGGAGTGTCAGCAGCATAGTATTAAACTCGTGTGCTGCAAATGTAAATCTTTCAGGGTTTTCATATTGACTAGAGATATCAAGTAGAGAATATACCTCATCTACATTATCATTACATTCTTGAAGTAGCATACAACCCATGGCATCCATGCTGTTATATCCTTTTGTAATTTTATCTTCCCCTGCTTGGACGGGCATACTATGTGCCGCCCCCAACAGAAGACCAGCAATAATATAATTCCACATAAAAAAAGAGGCGGGTTACGCCTCTAATTATATCACTTATTTAATGTAATGTCATCAACCGATTGCGGGTGCAGTCAAGGCCACAGGTGTGGACTCAGCAGTCGCAAGATCGAGGGGGAAGTTGTGAGCGTTGCGCTCGTGCATGACTTCCATTCCAAGACCTGCTCGGTTGAGAATGTCTGCCCAAGTTGGGATGACTCGTCCACCTGCATCAACGACGGACTGGTTGAAGTTGAATCCGTTGAGGTTAAATGCCATGGTGCTGACGCCGAGGGCGGTAAACCAGATGCCCACAACAGGCCATGCTGCCAAGAAGAAGTGCAGCGAGCGAGAATTGTTGAAAGAAGCATACTGGAAGATCAGACGACCAAAGTAACCATGAGCGGCAACGATGTTATAGGTTTCTTCTTCTTGACCAAACTTGTAACCGTAGTTTTGTGACTCGGTTTCAGTAGTTTCACGGACCAAAGAAGAGGTCACGAGACTACCGTGCATAGCAGAGAAAAGAGATCCACCAAAAACACCAGCAACTCCAAGCATGTGGAAGGGGTGCATCAGAATGTTGTGCTCCGCTTGGAAGACAAACATGTAGTTGAATGTACCAGAGATACCAAGAGGCATACCATCAGAGAAAGATCCCTGACCGAAAGGATAAACGAGGAAGACTGCAGCGGCAGCAGCAACAGGTGCTGAATAAGCAACGCAGATCCAAGGACGCATACCAAGACGGTAAGACAGTTCCCACTCACGACCCATGTAGCAAGCTACACCGATAAGGAAGTGGAAGACAACCAACTGGTAAGGACCACCGTTATACAACCATTCATCCATGGTCCCTGCTTCCCAGATAGGATAGAAGTGCAGACCAATAGCATTAGACGAAGGGACAACAGCACCAGAGATGATGTTGTTACCATACATAAGAGATCCTGCAACAGGTTCTCTGATGCCATCGATGTCCACAGGAGGAGCAGCGATGAAGGCAGTAATGAAGCAAATTGTAGCGGCGAGAAGGCAAGGAATCATAAGGACTCCAAACCAACCAACATAAAGACGGTTATTTGTGCTAGTAACCCAGTTGCAGAACTGCTCCCAGTTGGAAGACTGCCTACCTTGGGTAAGAATTGTACTCGACATTTGAAAAAAGGGTTAGTAATACTGCAGGGGACAGTGAAGTTAGTATTCCTCTACCACCCTCAGGTAGAGGTATTAGAGACGTAGTTTAATGACCCTATAGGTCTCGGTTGAAGGGGTCAAATGTGTCGCTTTGTTAACGACAGACTTACTATATAGGGTTTCCCGAATCTTGTCAACAGTTTTCGCCAGATTTATTCCACTTCTTTCGGCACCGCTTCAACTCCTCTCGCTCATCCTTGATCATCTGGTATGCCTGCTCGGGATCGATCTTCCTTGCCATCTGCATAGCACAGATCATTTCGACTCGGGTGCCGAAGTGCTTGAGTGCTTCCTCGAAGCAGTTAAGTGATTCATACATCATGTCATACCATATAAAGTTTTCGTATAATACTCGTAAGTATTCATACACTCGGAAAGATCCCAGTCTTTGTATGTATGCCTAGTGCTTTCAAATACTTCATACCCATACATCCTAATCTCATTCTCTACAATTTCATTCCAAGGATTGAATCCATGACCACCCCAGATAGCAGGGATGGAATCACTTGCATGAAAATTAATAGCGTCATTGATCTTGAATGGTGTAATCATGCAGGCACCCTGTGCATAGTCATGAGTAGCACCATGGATTGATCTCTGGGTGACTGCTTTCCAATAAGGACTATCGTTTCTCTGTGTATATGAGTAGTGAATACCAATGAATGCAGCGAAGTCATCAAACTTCTCAGCACAAATCCTGTTGTAGATATCTCTGATCTGTTGTGTAATTACCTGACGATCACCAAATGCTCTGATGAGATAGAAAAGAAACTCATGGACAGAGAGCAAACCATTTGATTCTAGTGGCTCTAGGAATCCACCAGACAAACCAATGGATACAACATTCTTCCACCATCCTTCAGTCCTTCTACCACCTGAGAATTTAATCAAACGATATGCTTGATTCTCAGATACTCTATCGTCTAGATGATCTTGAAATTCAACAAGTGCATCTTTCTCATCTTGATATTTACTGGAGAAGACATACCCTGTGCCGATACGATCCCATGTAGGGACATTCCAGACCCACCCAGAGGACAGTGCAGTGCAGTCTGTGCAGTTGACCATCTCCTTTGTCTTATCTCTATAGTCAACACGAGTCACCCATGCACGATCATTAGGGAGGAAATCATATTCCTTCCACCCTGTCTGATTCAACATTGATTTGAAACCAGTGCAGTCAATGAAGAGGTCAGCAGTAACTGGATCCTCTACACCTTCCAACCATAATTCTTTAACACCATCATCATCGTAGGTAATATCTTCAACGTGTCCTCTAGTATGAATTACACCACGGGGGAGACAATAATTATCACGCAACCAGATAGCAAACTTAGATGCATCAAAATGGTAACCGTTATCTCTACCTAGTTTGAAATTAGGGAAGTCACCTATCACATTTTGAGTTGCCAACTCTGCAGAGATCCAGTGATCTCTAGCAAGACGACTGTTGTCCCACTTATTAATCATGGCATCCCTAAACCACACATCTAAACGTTGTGCATCGGTCTTAGGATTACCAAAAGGATATTGCCATGGGACATCTCCAACATCATGGAAGTTATGGAAACGGACAGATACTTTATAAGTGGCATCACAATGTGGCATCCAGTCCTTAGGTTCAAGTCCTAAGTAATGCAACCAGATACTAAAAAATTGAGTCGTTGACTCTCCCACTCCTATCGGTGGCACAGAGTCTGACTCAATAACTTCGATATGATAATTAGGATATCTCTTCTTCAGAGTGGCAGCAGACATCCAACCTGATGTGCCACCACCAACAATAATAATCTTCAAGACGTTTCCTCCACCCATTCGTAATAAGACTTAACAACTTTATCAGCAATGCTATCTAGCACTTCCATGGTGAAGGGACTCTCACCTGTGCCATCACAATGCTCTTTCAACAATGATAGCATACCACCTTGAGATACGAAGTCAGCACAGAATTCATACACACCACGATTCAGATCGATACCCTTTCGGACGAAGGCACTCATAGCAAGTGACCTTTCATTCATTTTACCGTCATCATAGCGCCAGTCTTCAATCATAGTCTTTCTCCGATGAGTTGCGAGTAGGATTCATGTAATTCACACCCAGTATAGTGTCTCCCTAATGATTTAGCAACCACAGCAGTGGTCCCTGATCCCATGAAAGGATCAAGCACAATGTCACCCTCCTCACTACCTGCAAGGATGGCAGGCTCGATCAACTCAGTAGGATAGACTGCGAAGTGTGCACCTTTATAAGGTTTAGTCCTCACTTCCCAGACACTCTTCCTTCTCTTCATAGACTTACCGTCTACGGTAGGTTGCTTGATAGCATCTACATCAAAGAAATAGTTTTGACTCTTACTCAGTAAGAAGATATACTCATGTGACTTTGTGCACCTGTCACGCATACTCTCTGGCATAGGGTTAGGTTTGCTCCAGATAATATCTTGACGGAGATACCAACCATCTTTGCGTAGAGCGAATGCAAGCATCCAAGGGATGCCAATAAGATCTTTCTCTTTATATCCTTTCAGTTTATTACCACGTCTAGGATTCTTTTGTGGTAGATCTTGATCAGTCTTAGCAACTGACTGTTTAGGTAGTGCTTGACCTTTACCACCACGATAGTTGTAATAACTATCGCCAATATTAACCCACAGTGTGCCATCATCAGTCAGACAATCACGCACACCACGGAATACTGTAACCAATTCTTCGATAAACTCTTCAGGAGATTGCTCCAGACCAATCTGTGCATCCTCATTACCATAGTCACGCAGACCATAGTAGGGAGGAGATGTCACACACATGCGAGCACGAGTGCCAGAGTCTGCGATCTGTTGTAGTGTCTCCCTGCAGTCACCATACAGAATTGAATCCTTCATAGTTTGCCGCCGACGACTCCACTGTTAACGACTTTAGTATAGTTTTGAAGAGTGCCTTCTTGGAGACACTTGAGGTGCCACCTAGACATAGAAATGACACCTTCTTTATCAAGACCAGTAAGGAAGTGAGCACCCAGAGGGGACTTCAATACACTGGTGTAAAGACCAAAGCGGGTCTTCTTGATATAGAAAGCGTCATCGATCCATTCAACATCTTCAGGGATCTCTTTCTCAATAGTCGGATTGGGTCCAAGGGAATCCTCAAGGCGAGGAAGTCTCTGCTCTACAGTCTGATCCAATGGTGTTTCATCTCGTCTTTAACGTCCTCATAGTAACCGTTCTCTGACAGAATGTCAAATGCGATTGTGATCCTAGTCTGGTCTGGTGGCACGGGATCTGTGTAGTGACGCAACCATCCTGGAAACAGGGTGATCTTACCGTTTGTATTCTCAGACTTCCATGGGTCACCACCATAAGGATTAATGTAGTAGGTGGAAGTGTCCTCCACCTGCATACAAAGGTGTCCACTAAGATATGTGTAGGGTCCAAACGCATGACAGTGAGGAGCAATCTTCTCCTTCTTCCTCATCACGTTTGCCCAACACTGGACAAAGATACCACTAGGATATTCCATGTCAAGATTCTGTAGGAATCTATCGTGGACAGATCTAATAGAATCTCTAAGGTCTGCTGCGTTGTCAAACTCAAGGAGATTATAAGTATTAGATCTTGAAGTTAAACTATTCTTGCCAAGACGTGTGCCCCAGTCATCAGTAAACTCAGTTGATTCAATGATACCTTTCTCTTTAGAAAGGATCTCATCGATGAGTGGTTGGAGGTCCCACTGGACCTCCGTCTCTGCCATTACATAATCCCAGTAAGGAGCGAAAGGAGTAAACTCCTCACTCGCAAACTTGATTACTTTCATCAATGGTGGTTCCATACTCTCGTGTTATCCTCAGTTGACTCGCCTTCTCTCCCATCAAACTGCAGCAGAAGTAAAGAAACTCTGCTTTGATACGAGAAAGACCTGTATAATTTTTTAGTGTAACCCAATCTTCTTTATGCTTCAACTGTAACTGATACGTCATCCTTCTCTACTTTTTCCAACTTCTTAACGTAATCGTATGCATACAATTCACGATTGCCTTTGATGCCCCAACCCAACCAGTAATATGCTGGTTTCATATAGTAGGAGACAGTCTGACCACCACCTTCAAACATAGGAAGATAGCGTTGGAAGACAGATTCGTTAATCATATATCTTACCTGACCAGTAAGACTAGAGGGATCACATCCATAGTTTGTGCAGAATTTACCGAGATTATTATAACGACCTAAGCTTGTCCACTGAATGATGCCATACCCACCCCTATGACAATCGTCATAGCGAACTCTAGCACCTCCCTCACATATATTGGGAGTGAAATTAGACTCCTGTCTAATATTGCCAAGAATTGTAGCAAGTGCATTGCGGTCGTAAATTTTAGTCTCTTTTTGTAACTCCTGTAGGACGTAACGCTCAGTCTCTGAGCAAGTAGGACAGTCCCAAACATATTCAGTAGGAGCAGGGATCTCTTGGGGCACGTCCACCTCACGCAATCCAGATGCAACAGCAATGGAAGCGGGAAGGAGGGCAGCAGTCAAGAGTGCTGTGGTCTTCATGAGCATGAGATTCTATCCAAATTATATAGAATAAAAAAGAGGTGACTTGCACCTCTCAATATTATAGCATGGATATCCTCGTGCGTCTAGCGTGGTGCGTAAGCAGGAATCATCATGCCCCCACCACCATCGTCGTCGTCATCCTTATTGGTAACTGCCCGTAGAAACAATTCAATAGCAACGAGAGCACCCATTGGATATAAACACCAGAGGATTGCTTTCCATGCAGGGTATGAATCTACTACGAAATCAGTCATCTACCACAGACCAGGAATGATCTGTCCTGTTAGTGCGTAAGCACCGAATGCTGCAATGATTCCTACCATTGCTGCCCATCCATTAAATCTTTCTGCTTCAGGTGTCATTAGAATACTCCAAAGAAAAGTTTGCCAGTGAAGGCATAGGACAGGAATGCGGAGACCAAACCAAGCATGGCGAGTCTGCCGTTAAGCTTCTCAGCTTTTTCGTTGTGGGTTTCGTAAATTTCAGATTGCATTTGCTTTTTTACCTCGGGATCGATGTACATTGCTGGTTCGTTGGCAAACATGTTGACCTGACCGAACTCATTCGTTGTTACTGTCATCTGTGTTAAGAGTTGTAACTATATGTAACTATATATGACATTTGTTACGTTGTCAACCCCCCAAGGTTTGAAATCTTAAGAAAATGTGATGACATCCTGACCTTCTCCACCAGGAAGGTTGACTGGACCTGCTGCAAACACAGGATCTACCAGAGGATCACTGTCTAGAGAAATGCTCCCCATAGAATCCAGAATGTCCTGTTGGAATTGGATCTGTGGAATGTCGTCCTCTGTCGATTCGTAGATCGTCTGGACTCCGTTGTAATGTCTCCACAACTCCGAGAGGTTGTTGCGATTGAATTTCGGATCGTCGATCGCACTGTGCAGTGCTGCCTTCAGTGCTTCTGTTGCTGCTTTCAATTCTGCTTTCATAATTCCAATGACGGATTACTCCGCTGACGATAAAACAATTAGTGACAAGATAAGATATAAAAATGCAGGTGCGTACACCTGCGATGTAGTTATCATAGGGTCCTGTCTTGTCATCAGAGAATGACCCTAGGGAATACTTCCAGATTCTAAGAATACGCCTTGACACTATCTTTCGTATAACAAGGCACACCTGCAGGGTCTAACCACTTGGTGTATTCAAAATCTTCAATAGCATAGTCTAACTGGATGGCATTATCCAAGAGATACATGTCATTGTATCGGTTAGAATATGGGTCCGCTTTTTGAATGCGGTAATCAGGCATCCCATTCAATTCAATGGTCCCACACTGCACATAGCGGTATGGGTATCGCTCAAGGATGACGGTTGCTTTTTTCATTAGCGTCTGAGTGACTGAATATAGTCTAGCACATAACTACGGATATACATCAACTCATGGTAACATTCTTGGTTATGTGCGCATCCCCTCAACTTAGAATCAGGTTTGTGCACAGACTCGATGAAAAGATCGAGTGCCCTATTCCATCTCTCGTCCTGTGTTTGCATGTAAACTCCTAATTAAAACTAAACCAACCAGTAATAATAATTTTTTCATGATCGTTGGTGACTCGACCTCTATGAAGATGGGTCCAGTCTGATGGCCATATAACAGTCATTCCTTTCTGAGCATCTACATATTTGTCTTGATGAAACCACTCTGTGCCACCGCCAGGTGCGTCAGTAAGGTATGTCATAAAGACTAGATGCCTATACACATTAGATAGGTGTGCATTATTTCTTTCAGTGTGCCAGATCTTAAATCCACCACCCTTGGGATACCATTGGAAACTGTATGGCTCTGTTACTTTATACGGAGCAGTTTCACAGAAAGGAAAGCGTAACTGATATCTATTTAGAATACCTTGTAGTGCTTTACTGTATGCTTGAATCGCTGGGTGATTAAGATAATAGGGAATCGAAAGATCCGTTGATTCTTTTCTCTCTGGTCTGACAACTCTCACACCCTGCTCTAGCACCATACCTTCGGTAGGTTTTAGATAGTCTTGGGTGTGATAGAAGTCAATCAGATCATCACATATTTTGTGACTAATGAAGTCACCCCATATGAAATCTGTAGATGGTTTTGCAATCTTATTATTAAAGGTTGTCATTTATCCCGACCAGTGTGCTTTTTACGCCGTCCCAAGGCAAAGGGACATCTACTCTCCTGTTTACGGAATAGCAGGTGGTCTACAAAATGATTAGCATATTTTTTAATACCAACCCTAGCGTCTACCTCTCTGATAATTTTATCAGATGGATAGTCCTTTACCAATCTAATCTTTGTGTCTAGATCAGGAGGGTAAAAGCAGACCTCGTAGAGGGGGTCCCCTCTTTTTATTGTTACAGGTTTACTCGGATCAATCACTTCAATACCAACACCAAGTGGTCTACACCATGCTGATAAAGAAAACCACCCACCTACACAGACATAATTATTTAATGAAGTGAGTGGGTGTGGTCTTTGCTCAATCCAAACATTCTTTTTATGAGTCCAAAAAAGAAACTCAGGAATGCTTAGTTGGATTGTCTTTCCAATAATCTCATCAACAAAACGATGGAATCGTTGGTCAGTAAGATTACTTTGAAGAGGATCTAATTGAATAGTAATGTCCAAAGGAGAGCGGATAACAAAAGTGCGAGACGCTTTGTGACGCCATGCAGGACACTGTGTCCATGATGTCTGCTCTTCTTGAAGTGATACTAAAGATTCTGGAGGGTAACCCACGCCCTCTAAAGAGAGAGCGTGAGTATCAGTAGTCCTTGAATCATATTGGTGATAAAAAATATCCATAATTAAGGGTCAATGACTCCACCAGGGTAGATGTTTACGTCATCTCCAAGACGTGATCAGCAAGCAAGTGGTCAATTAGAATAGAGTAATCTTCTTCTACATCGATCCCCCAAAACTGGACACCTCTGTAATCAGAATAGAATCTGCACAGAGCAGAGAAGAGGGGTGGATACTCCTGGTCAAGGGATACTTCACCAGATGCACCTAGCTTAACAATGTCAAGCACATCCGAAAATCGATCTCTAACTGTCATGTGATCGCTCCTTGTTTGTCTGTAACACGGCATCGCTGCCGACGATCTAGGTAGGATTCGAACCTACGACCGACTGCTTAGAAGGCAGTTGCTCTAATCCGCTGAGCTACTAGACCAGTGGATTAGTTAAACAAGAATTCTTGGTGTGTCGTATGTTGGTAACATATTCCAAGAGACAATAGTCCTTGGTTTATCTGAAGTATGTGGTTGTGATTCGTGCAGTATGTAAGACGGGAAGATAACTAGATCTCCTTCGTTACATCTTGGTGTAAAAGACATCTCACTCCCTGTATTGTAGTGATTGAATGGACAATAAAACGTTGTTGCCTGATGTTGCTCAGGATCAAAGTCGTAATACAGGACTGCAGAGAATCCAGTCTGTCCATGATTGTGGAGAGCGTGTCTGTTGCCTTTGAGTGCAGTCTGAAACCACACATAAGGGATCTGGATAGGTCCCTCTGGGAGAAACTTCTCGCATTTGAAATCTTCTAACTCAGGTTTGAGTGCCTTGAATAGTCTGTCTGCATACTCTGGTTGGGTGTCGGACTGATAGTTATCGAAGAAGTCTGTATAGACAGTGACACCTTGCTCCAGATGAGCATCAGTATATTCAGGCAGGTTGATATATTCTTTTTTCTTTTCCCAATTCATGACTGGGATAATGATCATAGGGATACGAAATGGATCAATTACAATCATGCTCTAATTCTCGGATCTTCTTAGCATATAGATTTGCCTCGGCGTAGTCGCCATGACTCACAGCTTCGTGAAGCTGGTCAATCAACACCTCTACAGTGTGATTTAGAAAGTCGGCGTCTCGCAAAACGTCTTCTTCCATTTTTGATCCCCTCTTGATGACCTCCATATTATATATGGTTGAGGGGATAGTGTCAAGCCTTAAAGTTTTTGATAAACCATTCGGCATCCACTACCACTAAAGCTTTCTTACGATTCTTCTTCATGAATAGGATAGGTTCATGATCTCCAGAGTTGGCAGATGCCTGATCGTAAGCATCATATACATTTAACTTCTCTACATTTTTACATTCGATACTGAAGGGAAACTTCTTCCTAGCATCTCGTGCCATGATAAGATCTTCCCCACCAGCACCCATGCTTCGTGATTCAATGTCTTCGGGGTGGACATCCCGATGCTCGATCAGCATGTCCCTTACCCATTTCTGAAAGTTTCTGCCCTTTGCCTTAGCGGACTGTGGTTTCATCTATCCCATTTGCTTTTTAGTCTCTCAAAGTGATGATCAATTTTACACTTTCCATAATAAAGAATGCCCAACCATACTGTAAACATAGCACCGTCGAACCATGACAACTCGTTCCATATGTCTAGTAGACTGTCTTCACCCATTTTCGGATACCTCCTCATTATCTTGTTTGTTGAAACCAAATGGTCCCTCTTTTTCCTCCATCTTTAGTCGCAGTGCAACCGTGCCGATGGACTCAAGCACTTTAATAATGTCTTCAGTCTTAGCATCTTCACCAAGTTCTTTGGCAACATACCAATACTTTGGCCAGAATGTTTCTCCTGCCTTTTGATAATCTTCAAGCGTTAATAGTTTCATAATTAATCAGCGTATCCATCATCGTCATCGTCATAACGATAACCAAATTTAGTAGTGTGTGGAGGTGCAACGTATGCCGTAGCATCCTCTTTGATAGCATCCTCAAGACTTTGTGCAAGTAACTTGAGGTTGTGTGCAATCGCTTTAACCTTTTCGTAATTCACTCATCATCTCCTGTACTTGTGCCCAATCTTTATCAAAGATTGCAAGACCTTCACGAGTCAGTACATGATCATACATCTTCCAGAAGACCTTAGGTGGCATGGTTACTACGTCTGCTCCATAAAGGAAACAGCGTGACACATGATGCACATCACGAAGTGATGCAGCAAGAATGTTTGTCTTCACGCCATGTGACTGGTATGTGTTGGAGATCGCTCGGACCAACTCCACACCAGACACTGAGTTATCATTGCATCTACCTACAAAAGGTGACACATAAGTTGCCCCTGCTTTGGCAGCAAGGATTGCTTGTGCTGTGCTAAAGATGAGCGTGACATTTACTTTAATGTCATCCGCTGCCAATTCTTTACATGCTTTCAGTCCTTCGACTGTGCACGGCACTTTAATAGTGATATTAGGATTGATCTGAATATAATCATCTGCCATATCGATCATATCTTCGTAGGTTTCACCTACTACTTCAGCGGAGATGGATGAATCCCATGGAAACATCTCAGCAATATCTGAAATGACTTCTACTGGATCACCCCCAGACTTAAGAATCAGTGACGGGTTAGTTGTTACACCATCAATCAATCCTGTCTCGTTTGCTGCTCTAATTTCTTCAACATCACTACTGTCGAGAAAGATTTTCATAACTGAGATACAGAGTTACATTATATATTAGCACAAAAAAAGAGGGTGGTAAACCCCCTCACATTCAAGACGTAACTTTCCAAGAAGATGTGCCAAAATGCTTCTTGAGGTTAACCCATTTAGCATATGACACACCGCGATAGACAAGAAATGCAAATGTCTTATCTGGATCGTGCTTCTCGGGGTCATAATCTGGAAGTCCATAATCGAAAACCAGTTTGACCCGCATCTCTTTACCCCCTACTAACTTTTAGTAGGTGGACTTCACCCATAATGAGAAATAGAAATGCTACACAACCGATGGAGATTCCACCGACGACTTGTAGTGCTTCCATGATCTCAGCTCTTGGATGCGAATTTGCGATCAACTTTGATACCACGATACATAAGCTCATGGTTTCTGCGCTGATCCTGCTCTGCAAGGACCTTTGCCTTGTATTGCTCAGCGTTATACTTAACGCCACGGTAAGTAATTTGTGCCATTAGATTTACTCCTAAAGTAGTTGGATTTTTAGGCCCGTTCCTTTAGTCGTTTGCGTCCCATGAGCAGTGTGGTGTTGCTTCTTGAATTACTTCAACAAGTTCTGCCTTCACTGCGTCGCTCATACCATCATGTGCATCGAGACGACCGATCATATCGGCAGCATCAATACAGTTAATTGTGGTATAAAGTAGGAAGAATCCTAGCATGGGATGAACGCTCCGTTCCGCGACTTACTTGCGTCCCCTAAGGGATGAACGATGAGGATATTATAACATATCCTGCTACTATTTATAAGGTTATAATGTATTCTTTGTTACACTTTTTTCTGTAGAGTTTCAATTTCTCTTCTTACCGCCCTTGCGGCGGGGAAGTTTTGCATCTCCCGATAGATGGTTTCCTCCTGTTGGAGGCGCTTTATCTGATCGGTAAGTGTATCTTTCATCAGGTTTCTCCTTTAGTTCCTTCTTGAGTTTCCTCAAAAAATTCAAGTGGTCCGTAATACCAGCTGTTGGGGTCTTCAGCAAGCCAATCACCCTCGACTCGTCGTGAGTATGGCGAGATGATTTCCATCTCCTTGAGACCTTCCACTTCCGATTCCCTTTCGCGGTAAATCGGTTTCGGTTTCTTTTCATCTAGGTTAGCATGATAATCTTCGATTTGTGTGTCTACGTTAGCCATTGTTTGTAGGACCTTACCGTCCCAATACCATTTCTCTACATAAGAGAATAGGTATGCCAGAATAGTATTAAAGGGTGGCTTCTGTTTGTTGATCCACCGTTTAATTTTCTGGAGTACCGTCTCCTTGTCTTTATCGAAGACTACCTCAAACTTATAGTGAAAATCCTGCGAAGGTGTTTCCTTGGACATCTTGTTTGATACCTCCAATGACATAGGACTCAATCTCAGTTTCCTGAGGAGCATTTTGTTGACCACGACTATTTAGCCAGTGCTCTGTCCATGGCAGTGGATTACTCTTCCAAGGAATATCGTAGACTGGTTGAATACCCACCGCTCTCATGCGACGGTTTGCAACCCATTCAATATATTGTGAGAGTAGTCTTTCGTTGAGTCCGATCATAGATCCATCAGCAAAGAGATAGTTTGCCCACTCTTTCTCTTGGTCTACTGCATCGATAAACATTTGTTTTACATTCTGTTTCTCCTCTTCAGCAATGACTTCCATCTCTGGGTCATCACCTTCTCTCCACTTCTTGAGTATTTTTTGAGTAAGTGCAAGATGTTGTGCTTCATCTCTGGCGATAAGAGAGATAATTTTCGCAGATCCCTCCATGAGTTTAAGTTCGCCAAACGCGAAACTGCACGCAAACGAGACATAGAATCTAATTCCTTCTAAGATGTTAACGTTGGCAACAGCACGGTAGAGTCTACGCTTGACATCATTGAGTGTCCACTGTGAAGTGGGTGACTCTTTCCAGTCAGGTTTCCACATGTTACTGTTTGCCCATTCAGTTGCTACAGTGATAAAATCATTGTAGGCGGCACAGACGGACTCTGCCCGTGCCAAAATCTTTTCATTCTCTAGCACACTATCAAATACTTCTGATGGATCAGCGTATACATTCTTGATAATGTGAGTGTAGGAGCGAGAATGAATTTGCTCCATAAATTCCCAGACACCCATGCATCCTTCCAACTCAGGAAGACTACAGTAAGGAGAGAATGCCATGCCAGGACCTCTGCCCTGCACACTGTCTAGGAGAATCTGATACTTCAAGTTGGAAGTATAGATATGCTTCTGTTGATCAGTAAGAGTTTTATAATCTGCACGATCCTTCTGGAGTGACACCTCTTCAGGTCTCCAGAAATAACCTAGTTGCTGTTGCGTGAGTCTATCAAAATCAGGATACTTATATTCATCGTATCTCTGCATACCTAGAGGTTGACCAAAAAACATTGGTTGTTTTTTAGTGTCCACCTTTCTGCTGTTGAATACTGTCAGTCCCATTACTTCCTTCGGTACCATAGTTTGCGACATAATATAAAAAAGAGTTAATTCTTGGCTCTACCTCTAAGGACTCACAACACGCCAAGAAGGATTTGAAATCCTCTTGGAGTGACTTGCTTAGAGTGATTGTGACTTGTCGCTCAGACATTGCAAGCGTCACATTCTTCTTCGTTGGCATTCATTAGATCGTTGATCAATGAATCCAATACCTCGGTCGAAGATGGTGATTCGTCAGGATCCTTCTTAGCGTCATAAGTATTCTGATAGTAAGATGTTTTCCAACCTAACTTGTAGGTCATGAGTAGGTCTTGTGCCATGACTGACACAGGAACTTCATTGTTGTCGTAATTCTCTGGATTGTATGACCAGTTGCCTGAGATTGCTTGGTCAAAGAATTTCTGCATCACCGCAACGATATTAATATATCCTGCGTTAGATTTCAAGTCCCAAAGAAGTGTGTAGTTATTCTTCAGGGATGTATAAGACGGGACAATCTGCTTAAGAGGTCCTTTCTTTGATTTTTTAATGGACAAGTAGTCTCTAGGTGGCTCGATTCCATTGGTTGCGTTTGACACAACGGAGCTGCTCTCTGAAGGCATTTGTGCGGACAGCGTGCTGTGCCGTAGTCCGTATTGTTGAATGTCAGTCCTAAGAGAATCCCAATCATACTTGTACTCAGGTGCTACGATTTCATCTAGGTCTCTCTTATATGTATCGATCGGAAGAATTCCATCATGATACTTTGTATGCTGGTATGCATCACAAGGTCCACGCTCTTTTGCAAGTGCATTAGATGCCTTGAGAAGATTGTATTGGAATGCCTCAGTCAACTCATGGACCAGTCTCCATGCTGTTGGATCATCATAGTGCTCACCATGCTTAGCAAGGTAATGTGCCAGTCCGATGTATCCAATACCAAGGGAGCGACGAGCAAGTGTGCTGCGCTCTGCTGCTTTAACAGGGTAACCTTGATAGTCAATCAACTCTTCCAGTCCTCTCACTGCAAGGTCACATAGATTCTCCAACTCATTGAGTGTGCGAAGTTTACCTACGTTGATAGCAGAGAGAATACACAAGGCAATCTCACCACCTTCATCATCGATGTGACTGATAGGATCAGTAGGTAGTGTGATCTCTTGACAGAGGTTAGACATATTCACCTTGTCTTTGAAAGACGAGTGTGAATTGCAGTGGTCGATATTCATAATGTAAAGACGACCAGTCTCTGCTCTTTCTTTTAGTAGCGCAAGGATGAGTTCTTGAGCAGGGATGGTGCGTCTAGGACACCTGTCGTCCGCTTCATACCTGGCATAAAGTTGATCGAATTCATCAGTACCAAAAGCGTCGTAAAGACCAGGGACATCGTGAGGACTGAAAAGACTGATGTTTTCATTTCTAATAAACCTTTCATAAAATAGTTTACTAATCTGCACCGAGTAATCAAGTTTCCTTACTCGGTTATCTTCAGTGCCCTTATTATTCTTAAGGACAATGATATCTTCTATTTCTTGGTGCCAGATAGGAAAGTGGACAGTTGCTGACCCACCTCTGATGCCGTTTTGCGTGCAGCATCTGACAGTTGATTCAAACTTTTTGAGGAAGGGGACCACACCTGTGTGTTGAACCTCTCCGCCTCTGATTTTGCTGTTGATACCACGGATTCTGCCTGCGTTGATACCGATGCCAGCCCTTTGAGCAACGTAGTAACCAATAGCCATGTCACTGCTAAAGATACTATCGAGGGTGTCATCAACATCAACAAGAACACAGCTAGCAAATTGCCTAAGGGGAGTCCGCACACCTCCCATGATAGGGGTGGGGATGTTGATTTTGTGCTGTGAGATTGCGTCGTAGTATCGTCTGATGTATTCAAGACGTGTTTCCTGTGGGTATTGTTGGAAAAGAGTCGCAGCAATCAGGACATACATGAATTGAGGGGTCTCGAAGATTTTCCCTGCGCTACGATCTTGTACGAGGTATTTATCAGTGACCTGTCGAAGACCAGCATATGTAAACAAATAGTCACGATCATGCTCTACGAAAGAGTTAATCTCTTCCCATTCTTCTCTAGAGTATGCATTAATTAGAGGTTTATCATACACACCTAACTCCACACCCTTTTCTAGTTGCTCTAGGACCGTAGGGTGACCGTCTGGGTGACCATTATATACTGCCTTACGAAGACCAAACAAAAGAAGTCTAGCAGCAACAAATTGATAGTTAGGTGCATCGAGACTAATCAAATCATTAGCAGACTTGATCAGGATCTCTTGGATGTCTTCAGTCTTAATTCCATCAAAGATCTGAAGGTTGGCATTCATCTCAACAGCAGACTCAGAGACACCAGCAAGTCCTCTGCAAGCAAGTTCTACCATCTTATGAATCTTTTCAAGGTCCAGTTGTGTTACTTGACCATCTCTTTTAATGACTGTGATGTCACTCATACTTTTTTCCATTCGCTAAATTTAATCCTTGCTGATATTCCCTGATGGGTGTTTTGTTTAATAATGCTGTAGACATCAATGCCTGCGAGTATCATATCATTGATATCTTTTTGGCGCAAACCCTTTGGCCATATGACTACGGGGTCGTTGGAATCGATTGCTCTTTTGATTCTATCGGTAATTTGTTGATTTCGTGGCTCGTTATCATAGACCCAAATAGGATTGCTGATACCCCAACGACGAGGATCAACATCAGCTCCGCACATAGCAATCGCCTGTGGAATAAAGAGACTGTCAAATGGTCCTTCTGTAACATAGACTGGAGCTCCTTCTCTGATTTTATCAAGTCCATAAAGTTTTGGTGCCTCGTCGTCAAATAGAATCGTGATGTATCTGAGGTTAGATTTAGGAGACAAGGATCTACCTTGCACACCAAACCACTTTCCGTCTTTATTCTTCAGTGGAATGATGATACGAGGTCTATCGTTTTGTAAATTATCAAACGTATGACGCTGAGTGTTTACCCATCTCTTAAATTTATCAACATAATACAGGTCCTCAAGACAATGCTCGGGAATCTTCCTACTCTCTAAATAATCTCTCGCTGGATGTCCTTTATTTAGCTCATTGATAGGGGTAAGGTCTGTTACTTTCTTAGCAAAGTAAGGAGTTGCTGATGGAATTTTTGGGTTAGCAGTCCGTCTACCTTTACCTGTCTGATTGTTACGATATTTCTCCATGAGAAATTCATCGTAAAGATCACTAGCGTTATCTTTTAGGAAGTTAGCGAGTCCAACACCTTTACCACAGTTGTGACATTTATAAACGTATTCATTTTTGACCGCAAAAAAATACCCCCGTGCTTTATTGGTGTGCTTCTGTGAGTCACCACAATAAGGACATCGGAAGTTATAAACTCCTGGTCGGATATTCTTAAATTTTAGAAGACGTGTGCTCAGTTGCCTGACAAACTTATCCTCTACTACGGTCATGCAAGGTAATGAATCTCTGCAGATATGTTAGCAGAGTCATTGGCATTCGTCAACTGTCTGAGAAGGGACTGGCCTGGCACAGATAGTAGGAAGGATATGACTGCAAGACCACCGAAGATGGTCCACATCTTTTTCTCCATGATCCTCAGACGATCATCGATCAGTCTGATGTCACGCTCGCATCCTTTCTTGATTGAGTCTGTGTCTTTGTTGAGATCAGAATGAAGTCTGTCGATCTTTTCAAACAGCACTTCATCGATACGATCTTGCTTATCTAATTTTTCGTTATGGACTGCTAACAGTTGACCCATCTTTACAGAGTTTTCCTGTAAAGAGTCAACAACTCTTTCTAGTCTTTCAATAATAGCAGTATTGATGTCTGACATTACTCCGCCCTGAGTGCTGCTTGTCTTTTCTTCCAATAGAATTGGATGACTTCATTAGGATACAGTCTCTTGACTGCAAGCTTCTTGAAATTTTCTGGACGGTAGATCTTTCGCAGGTCTATCTTCAATGCTGCTTCAGACTTACTGTAGAGCACATACTGCTCTGCTCCGTCATATGAAATGAGGAAGGGAAGATAGGAGGTATCTTTCTGCGCTCCTTCAGTCTTCATCATTTCCTTATTACTCATAGCATAGCGTCTACGTTTCTTCACCTTACCCTTTCCTAGGATAGGATCGAAACCTGCCACAGGACCACTTGCATTAGCAGATCCAGAGAATCCACCAGTGCCTGCGCTCATTGTTGGGGCATCTTCGTTAATCATACGCTATCTAAGATTGCTGTTACTTCAGGACAGGGATCTACTTGTTGTAGACACCCAGCAATCTCAGGATACCTATCAAGGTAGATCAAAAATGATTTTAATATAGACCAATATTCTTCTTCGAGTTTATACATCAAGAGAGGAATGGTGCCTTCACCGAATACATTAAACAGAATGATGAGGTGATTAAGAATCAAGTTGGTGCGGAGGACATGGGTTTTAGTATAACGTTTGAAGAGTCTCTTCAAATACTTAAACTTTTTCATGTCCTCCATAAAGTCATCTACAGTAACCGACTGAGGGTTATCGTAGTGCTTAATTGCAAACATTAAATGATTCTTCTCGTTTAGATACTCAAAATACATGCATTATATAACGTTGTTTATTACGATCCGAATGTCAGAGTTGCTGCGCCGTCAGAGATAATCTCTTCTGTGCCACCTGTGGAGGTGATCTTAACTCTATACTTGTAACCATCCAGTGAATCATCACCGAGACTGCTGTATGCCAGAGTCGCAGTAGTGAAGTCTGCATATGTTACGCCAGTGTCAAGAGATGCACTGATGTTAACCCAGCGTGTAGTAGCATTTGCTGTTTGACGCTGCCACTGATAGGTGAGAGTGCCAGGTGTGCCACTGGTGCTTGTGCTGACTGCAAACGTACCAGCTCCAGAGGAGGAAGTAGAAGCAGCGGGTTGAGAAGAGATAGTCACAGCGGATGCTGCATCTGCCACGATGGTGTCATCAGCATCGTCACCTGCTGCAGCAGCAGTAGCGTGGACGAATGCAAGGCACTCAGCCTTATGACGTGTATCACCATTGTGAGTGACATAGGTCTCATAGAGCCACCAACCAGGACCAGTAATACCGCGAGACTTATTCTCGTCTAGTGCTTGCTCTGTGGTGTCAACGAATACGAGGTCGCGGGAGCGAGTGTCGCCTCCTTTGACTACGAATTCTGCAACTGCTTTAGGTGCAGTTCTTCTTACTGCTGATCCAGCTGCAATAGTTGCAGTGCTGCCAGCATATGTCGTGTGTAACTCAAGCGCCGTCGCTGAGGTAACCTCTCTGACAATGTAAGCAACACCTGAAAGCTCCAGGATGTCACCAACTTTGACGAGGTTATCAGAAGCGTCGGTGAAGTCACCAGCTGTTGTAACCGTGGCGTCGCCATTAGTTGCTACAACTGCGGTGCCCATCGCTTTCGCGTCAAGTGTTCCGTAGATTGCCATTTTACTCCGAGGACAAGTTGTATTCCTATATTTTATTTATAAAGGGGAGCAACTACTCCCCTTAAGATTAGTCGCGTGCTTTCAATGCTTCTTCGACTTTTGCGAAGAGCTCGTCGTCAGCGCTTGTCTTAGTCAGTTTTACTGCTTTGCCAACAATAAGAAGACACAGGTCGATGAGTTTCTCACCAAGCTCTGCGTCATCAGGAATCTTAGCAACAGCAGCGTCTACTACTTTGTATGCGAGGGGTAGAAGAAAGTTAAGCATGATTCTATACTATAAAGAGCTCTACCCTATATAGCATTTTTTAGCCTGCTTTATATCCTTGTCTCTTAGCATCATGATCAGCAGTCATCTGCATCATCTTTGCTTTCATGCGATCCTTTGCTTTTTGCTTTGACTCAGAATCGTCAACCTTAGCAGGTGCACAGACTTCTTCTTTCTTAACGTCTTCACCTGGCTCATACCACTTGCCATCGCCGTCAGAGTCTTGCCAACGCTTACCTGCCTTAGCGGCTTTGATATGCTTGTCCTTTTTCTTGGCAGATTCTTTCAGAGCATCTATTTCTGCTTGAAAACGTTTTCTAAATGATTCAGACATAAGGTCCTCCTTTTTTGGATTGATGGTAACTCCGCCCTTCTTTTTAGTAGGTAGCTTGTTAGCTGAGTTGGTGGGTTTCATTCCATCTCCTCCATTTGTTTAAGCTCTGCTTCAGAGAATAGTCCCGAGGCAGACAACTTATTTATAAACTCCTCATTCTTTTTCTTGAGGTTTGCTTTGCGATACTCAAGATCTGCACGGGTGCCACGATCCATTTTACCCTGAGATTTGGGTTTGGTCTTGCCACCTTCATCAGGTTGAGATCCAGGGTTTGCTGCCTTAACTCTACGTCCATGAGTGTATTCAGCACCACTCATCTTCGAGTCACCAGACACCATCTTACCACCAGAGGATCTATCATCCTTGTATTCGGCAGAAGACTGACCATGCTTACCTTTGTAACGCTCTTCCAATTCCTCTTCTTTGACACAGTTGGGGACTTGCTTGCCACCCTTAGTCTTTGTGCCTTTTGCTTTGTATCCGTCCCAACATTTGCTTGCACCCACATTCTTGCGTGCTTGCTTCATACCCTCAAGCATTTGTTGGTGGAGATCTTCAATGTCAATACCTACTGTTTCGCGTTGCATGTTAAGACCGATGTCACCTGCTTCCTTAGCAGTCTTGTCGCCTTTCTTACCGACAACAATGTAACGACCGTCTGCTTTCTTTCCAGTGATGACATAGGATTCACCCTTAGATTGGATGACACGTCCGACATTACGGTCGTCATGCATCCCTTTTTTCTTCTTGATTTCATCACGATCCACAGGGAATCCAGCGTATCCTTCAACAGCAGGCTCCCACTCTTCGTAGGCTGCCTTCACTTTGAGTGCACCTTCATACAGGCGAGCGGTGTCTAAATGCTGTCCAGTCTCAATGGCGGAGAGGATCTTGGACTGCTCTTTCAGACTATAGCCAGCAAGTGCAGCAGATACTTTAATGTTTAGAGTCATCGTCTTAACAGTTTTGCGTATTAACTATTTATTTGTAGCGGATTTTCTAATTTCTGCATTGAATGCAGAGAATTTCTTGGTTGCCTGACCAGGTGTCATGTCCTGCAGTGCCTTCCTATATGTATCAGTCCCAACTTTCCACTCATTTCCACTACCGTTATCAGCAGAATAGTTAGATTGATCTAATGGTTGATCTGCAACTTCAGTAACATGTTGCAACCATGCTCTATGCTCACCACCCATACCGTCTTTCATAATAATATAGTTTGGTCCTCTATGGACAATCTCACCAACCATTCCAGTGTCATCATGCTCTACGATTGCACCAACCTTATAGATGTGGTTGAGCATGTAGTAATCCCGAAAGGTTTCAAAATCTAGTTTAGGTGCATACTCCCATACAGATGACTCATGCACTTCTGATTTCTTCCTACTCTTCTTAGGAGGAGGAGTCATGCCCTTAAGGACATCTGCCATCAGTTGTTTGCTATGTTTTACGTCGTGTCCTTTGGGCATTCCTGCGTGGAATGAATCGTGGTCACCAGATTGAGCATGGGCACGCATCTTACTGGCAGAAAGATTCTCAATAGGGTCGTCGGAATCATCAGCGCGAGCGCCAGCAGACTTAATATTAATAGATTTGAAATCATAATGCTTACCATTATACTTGTTGGCAAGAGTCTCAAACTCTTTCACTCTATCATCACCAACAACCATGGTGACATGCTCATGACCTTCGTCATGCAAGTCTCTTAGGATGTCAAAGATGTTTCTATGTGCCTCATTATTTTGGATCTTATCTGCGTGATTCTTAAACATCTTACGCATATGATCTACCTTCTGCTGTGCAGAAAGAGGATTCTTCTTATGATCCTGAGACCTTGAAGGGTAGATACGATAGTTACCAGAGTCACCACCATGCGCCTTGACTGCATCAAGAAGTTTGCCATGCCCAGCATGAGGAGGGTTGAATCTCCCGAATGTGATAGCAACATGCTTGTCGTCTATCTTATCCGATGCTTTGCGCTGACCTTTTGGTGAGGTTGCAGGTTTCGCCGTCTTCTTAGCGGCTTCTGCTGCTTCCCTGATGAATTGAATGAATCTCATTTACCCCAGTCTTTTGCTACGGTGAAGTTTGCTCTAGAGAACTCTAGTCTATCGACGAGTTTGAGTGCTGTGCCATCTTTGATGGCCACAAATCCTTCTGGACTTGTCGCTTTGTAACCATTCTCGTCTTCTAGGAAGGTGCCAATACCTTCAATCTTCTTCAGTTTATTTATCACTTGCTCTTTTGCAGCAATCAGATCTTTGAAACCTGTAAATGCTGATTTCATAACAGATGTGTTACTATTTAGGTATTTAATTGCGTTGGTCTTACGTTTAGTCCACTCTTGCTGTGACCTCTCAGTCTTTTTCTTAGCGATCTCTGCATCATATTTGTCATTTACAAACTTGATATACCCATTAGCAATACCTGTAGCGTCAGGAATCACACCACCACGGATGACTTGGTTGAAGTAGATCTTGAAGAGAGCAGGAGGTGCGAATGACTGTGGTCCTTGTGCCCTTTGAATCTCATTAAGAAACCTGCTGCCAGTGCGAAGGTTTCTTTTTGCTTTAGCGATAGTCATATTGATATTGGTGATCTCACCAGCGGAGAGGTTAGCAATACCATTTACATTTTGAAACTCAGATGAGAAGACTGCGACATCTGCAACACCCTGCAGACCAGATACATCAGCACCAAATCCTGCTGTCATATCAGCAACACTGCTACCTCTGTAAGTGGTGTGGAAGACAATACCAAGATTAGATGCTCCCACTTTGCTACCCATCTCTGTGTTTTTCTCCACACAGTATGTGATGGTGTTGGGTTTGAATTTATAACAACTCTTACCACCCATGACTACGACAGGTGGAGTCTTTGTATACAACAAGTCACCTTGGACCACACCTTCAATGGGAAGTTTCTTCAACTCTTTGAGGCACTGCTTCAGGATACCAGCGATTGCACCAGTAGGATAGTAATAATCAATCAACTCATCGTTGTAGCAAATCTTAGGCTCAGTCTTATTGAAGACTGACTTAGTGCCTACGAAAAACTCACCATTCTTAGGGTCAGTGCCACAGATAATAGCAGGAGCACCGTCCCACTTGACGGTTACCTTAGTGCTGCTACCACCGTGACCAGTGGTAAGCATGTCACGCAAGGACTCAAGGAAGTTGATAGCGTTGGTAGCGCCAGCATATCCTTGATTGAAGATGTCGTCCTCTAGGTGCTCTAGGTGTGTGTTTTTGCTCATGGTTTTATTATAGGACAGAATGAAGCGGTGGCTGGGTGCGAGTGGACACTTTAGGCACTGGCGTAGCGACCGATCAGGGTGCCTAGGTAGCGACCCTTCTCAACATAGTTTCTAAAGTATGGTGCTCCTTTGATATTCTCAACCTTGACTCTAAGAATCAAGAGTTGCTGTGTGGTTTCACCTTTCTTATGTATCGTAATGATAGGTAATGCACCACCAGATCCCATACCTTTCTTATATTCAACGTCCCATTCCTGATTGACAATTACGTTTGCAAGATTACCAAAGTTATATACCCTTGCATCACCTCTATTCAGTTGGACCAACTCAACATGCTCTTCATTTGATGTTGCATAGTGATCAATCGCTCTACCAAGTTTGGTCATCATTCCCATTGCATCATCACTATTCAGTTTACTCTGCACAACATCTGCAACATAATCATACAACATGTTGACTGCACCAAAGGTGTCATGCTCGATCTCTTTTAATTTATTGTATGCATCCTTCTTAGATGAAACATCAATGCCAAACAATTTCTCCCAATACTCTTTGTATCCTGGTTTGTTACCAACCTTCTCAAAGAGAGTGCCACCCTGTTGACCAAACTGTTTAACATCACCTGCCTTCAGTGATACTTTGATATCAACATCCTGCATCACATTCTTATCATCTGTGATTTTTACTAGGACATCAACCTTTGTTGTCTGCTGTCCACCTAAACCATCAGCGATAACTTCTATCTTGTCGTATCTACCATTCTCATATACTAACTTCGCCCACTTGGTTACCTTCTCATCGTTAGCATACTTCACAGCAGCATCAGCATACTCCTTGAGTGCAGACTCAGACTTATTATCTAAAAGGAATGACATGTTTGCTGAAGCAAGAGCAATGTACAACTTGACATCATCCTTTACATCAGTATCTTTATTGGGTGCCTTGTAAGTTTGCTGTGCTACCTTTCCCTTATTCCTAGATGTAGGTGATGGTAGTCCATGAAGCAGAGTAAACACATCACTTGTGTTGACTTTACTATTTCTATTCAAAAATCTACAGGCAACAGCAGCAGCAAATACACCCTCTGCAACGTCACCCATGTTGGCAGAGACCTTGGGTTTCTTCATCTGACCGAAGACATACATCTTCCCATTCGCTGCTTTGAATGGGACAGCACATGCTTGCTTCTTCTTATTCTGTTTAGCGTACGTTAAAAACTCCTCTAGTGCATCAGTGTCACTAGAGGAAGTTGTGGTAGAGGCAACATTAAAATCCCCACCCTGAAATAATTCAACAATGGCAGGTATATATTTTGCTACATCATTACTACCAGTATTTAAGTTGGCAGTTGACTGAGATATTTCCATCAGGCAGAAGACTTCTACCTAACTATTTAGATCAGTCCTTTTGATAACAATAAAAGCATCCTTGTTGCACTTCTTGGTGCCCTTCTTAGGAGACCACTTAGTGCCATGCCCATCGATTTCATATGTCTGACACCCTGCGGTGCAGATTTCATACTCAGCGCCTGCTTCCCAACCTAACTCGTCGAAAGCTTCCTGCAATTCCAACATTAACAACATACCTTCACTGCATTTACGTTTACTAAAAAGTGGATCCCTTGACCAAGACAAGGGCATTAGATGTCCCCTGCCTTGCGGTTTTCAGATCTCTCAACTTCAAACAATCCTTCAGGATAACGTGCTGCAAGTTTGAGAGTATTGAGGTAGATAACCTCATCAAGACGGACACCCAGTGCCATTGCTGCTTGTGCAACATACCACATCACATCACCCAACTCTTTCTGCAGGTGCTCTTTGGTTTTCTCGTCGTATGGTTTACCTTGAAACTTCAGTTTCTTAACGATCTCCATAAACTCACCTGCCTCAGCAGACATACCAGATGCTGCAGTGTCAAGACGCTCGATCTTACAACCTGCATCATGCAACTCACGATAGCGAGCAATCAGAGTGTTGAAATCCTTACTAGGATCACTGGTAACCTTGTCAACAAACTCAGTGTATGCATCAAGGTCAACCTCAAACTTTTCAGGCTCTTTACCTTTCTTCTTCTTAGACTCTTTAGTCTTTTCCTCCATCATCTTACGCGCTTCAGGTGCACGGAAACGCTCATCCTCTAGGAATTCTTCAGGAGTTTTAGGCATGTCAGATGCCATTGACTGTGCATCTTCCTGCATGTTATCAACCTTATCGCGAGCAGCAGAATTCATTCTCTCTGCAGCATCGTCAATACCTTTAGGTCCGTCTTTGCCAAACTTAGGTGCGCTCATACTTTTAATTCTTGAAATGATGTTTTTGGTTTCTTGTCAAAGGAAGACTCAATGTCTCCAGCGTCGATGATATCATCTTGTGCTGACTGCTCACAATCATACAACCTCATCTTCGCTCTGTCAATCCCAACAACAAACCTTTTGTTTACTGTAGGATCATTATATCTATTTTTCAACTGTTTGACCATGATCTGATTCAGTTGCTCCATCTCTTCAGTAGAGATCAAAGCAATCATCAAGTCAGCAGTTGCTGGCAAACCGAATGATTCACTGGTGTCAGTCAACTCAACGTCAGAGTTACCATAACCATTACGAGTGGTCTGTGTGGCACTAACAACAGGGACATTATATTCACCTGCCATACCACGCAACTCTTCAGCGATTGCTTTCACATATGTGTAAGAGTTTACGATGGTGCCCTTGTAACGAGATGATGCACAGATGTTGAGGTAATCAACAAAGATGATGTCAGGATCAAATCCTTTCTTCATGCTCAACTCATTCAAGAGTGCCTTAAAGTGACCCACATGCGCTGATGCTGTGGGGTATTCTTTAATGACCAGACGACCTTGTGTCTTATGCTTCAACTTATCCATAGCAGAAGTATATTTCTGCTTGGAATACATTGGATCACTCAGCGTTTGGATGTTGATGTCGAGAAGGTTTGCGTCAATTCGCTCAGCAATCTTCTCCTCTGCCATTTCCATTGTAATGTAGAGGACGTTGCGCCCCTGCAAGAGCGAGGCACTAGCCATGTGGCACATGAATAGAGATTTGCCGACGCCTGTACCAGCAAGAGCGATGTTGAGAGTCTTATTACTGAGACCACCTTTTGTGATCTTGTTGAGATAAGAGATATCGAAGGGAATCTTTTCTTCCTTTCGGTGATAGTAGTCATAGCGGTCTGAATAGTCCTCAATGTAATCGTGACCAACGGTGTCATCGAAGCATACAGCAAGTGCTTCCTGCATGATGGAAGGAATAGCATCCTTAGAGCGTGTCTGATCCTGACCATCAGCAATCTTTACAGACTCCATGAGTGCCAGATAAATCGCTCTTTCCTTACACCACTTCTCAGTGGTATTAAGCAACCAATCTTCGTTGTAAGTTGTTTCGTCTAGGTTGTCGAGAAAGGATACGACCTCCCTATAGATTTCATCAGTAATATCACGACGCTTTTCTACTTCCAACTTCAGAGCATTAGGCTCTGGGTTGACAGTATACTCTTTCACATACTCATCAAACGTATTGAATAGGATACGATTGGGGAGTGTATCAAAGTATTCATCTTTGATGAAAGGAAGGACCTTTCTAGTGTATTCATAATCAAGAATGAGTTTACTAAGAGTAATCTCTTCAATGCTGTAAGTCATGTATAGTGGAGATAAGTGCCTACGATATACTTGTTGTTACTGATAGGTGGAAGTCCTGCATGAGGATACTGCCACGTTGGAGGAAAGATAAGCACGCTACCTGTTTTAGGTTTCACGCTATAGTCTAACTCAGTAAAGACGGTTTCACCACCCTCTTCCACATCATTCAAATAGAAAAATAAGACCAAGAATCTGCGAGCGGAATCATGGTCACCGACATCAATGTGTCGATCAAACCTATCCTCTCCACCGACCCTGTATCTTTTCATACGGATCTGCTCTAGAGCATGATTAGGTGGCCAAAAGTTAGAGCACCCTAGATCGTGCATGTATTTCTCTGCTGCTAGTTTAACACCAGAGACCAATCCATTGTGTATCTTTTGCCACACAGGATCCTTACGAGATCCTTCTGCTTCCAGCGATATATTTAGGTGAGTAAAGTGTGGTCTACCTTCATTGTGAAAGTTTTCCTGTGCTACTGGATCTTCTTCAAACTTTTTGATGGCATTGCGACAGAAGTTTTCATCCAAGACCCCATCATAGACCTTGATAAAACCCTTCAGATCAGCTTCCATATCTAAACTCCTTCGCTGCTGCTTCGTCCAATGCTTGCATTACTTCTGGCGTGAAATATTTGTCAGGATTGGCAAGAATAGCAGAAGGATAAACGGAAGATTCACCAACAACAACCCGATTCCCCCTCCGCTCGAAGACTCCGTGCTTCTCACCCAACTCCAGTAAGCCGTAATACCTGTCCAATCCACGCTCGTCGTAGTAAAGACGTGTGTCAACTTGTGTATTCTCCTTTGTAAGACGTGATTTTGCTGCCTTGCAGTGGATAATGTTACCCACTACTTCCTTACCATCCTTTTCTTTCTTCTTGGAAAGATAGATGATCGTAGACGCAGCATACTTAAGACCACTACCGCCACCCATTTCTTTCGTAGGGACGTATGCGCCGACGACATCATATGTATGATTGGTAACGATGAGAGGAACATTTGCTTTACCCAATTTAAGTGTGAGAATCCTGAAAATAGACTTGACAACTTGTGCCCTTGTCATATCTCTGGTCTCTTTACCTGCCTCAGAATCTTCAATCTCTTTAGTGGTGGACAGCATACCCAAAGAGTCTAGCACAAACAACATAGGTTGGCGCTTATCTTCAGGTTGTGCCATATATTTATCGAGCAACCTGATTGCTTGAGTCCTAAACTCCTGCACTGTAGTCACAGGCACAACATACATTCTCTTGGAATCGATGTTGCGCTCCTCAATCATGGTCTTGCTAATAGCAGACTCGGACTCGAAGTAGAATACTCCAGCATTAGGATTAGATTCCAAGAAGTGCTTAACAACGCCAAGACAAAAGAAAGTCTTACCAGTGCTACTCTCACCTGCAATAGCAGTGATTTTGTTGGAGGGGACTCCACCAAAAATAGATCCACTAACCAGACCATTAAAGATATAGCTACCAGTATCAATATACCCTGTTGTATCCCCAGCAGACACTCCATCTGCCACGAGGGTGGCGTAATCATTGTCGATTTCATTTACAATGTCCGCAAAAAAAGATGATGTCATCCGAATAACCACTCCAGTGATGCTTGTTTCTCTGCTTTCCACCCGATCGTATCAAGAATTGCTTGTAGAGGATCGAGGAAACTCTTTTTGAATTGTAGATCAAAGTCTATGGAATTGTCAAGGTCAAACTCCTTGGGCAAGGTCTGAAAGAATGAGATGACATTCTCGTTAATCTTGTTAGGTGTCCTGAGGTGTAGATATTTGATCTTCTCCCCCTCTTGAATGAGAGGATACTTATGAGATAGTTTCTTCTTCTTAATATAGAAGTTGTATAGCAGTGCACCTCGCACATGCATAGGGCATCCCTTGCCATAGATGGTGGCAGGTGATGAATTCTTGGCAACGTTGTTACACCCACGGGGGAAAGCAACTTCCTCGGGTGGCATTGCCTCAAACTTCTGACGGAAGTTTTTGATATACTCCTGCGTTTTCTCTTCACTACCAGTCATGATTACATTAAGTGCTTCCTTAATAGCAACACGACAGGGTGCAGGAGTGGAAGATTTAACTGCTTCGATACCCATCATCTTGAGTTTAGGTTGAGCATACTGCACACCTTCACTATTCCAAACGTTGAGGATGTATCGTTTCTTAGCAGTCCAGATGCCTTTGTTAGCGATATTCTCTCGCTTCATAAACATCTTCTGAGCGTAAGCATTTACATAGGACGCCAACGCTTCATAAGAATTTCGTATATACTTCTCAAATTCCACTTCACACACCTTGTCAAGGAACCTAACAATACTCTCATCGCTCGCCTCTCTGCCCTTGAATACCTTGTGTACAAAAGGACCCAGATTGAGATAGATGGAATCAGTATCAGAAGCAATAACGTAATCATCATCTTTAGTTTGTAATACTTTGTTTAGGTAAGCATTCATTTTGTTTTCAATCCATCGGATGCTTACCTGTCCCGATAGAGTAATCGCCTCAGCATTTGCCAGATTGTAATACCTGAAGTATTGATTTCCGATGGCACCATAGGCAGAGTTGAGTTGGATCTTTCTTGCCATTTGGATGTTGTTGAATTTGGACACATCCTTTTGTAGTGCCTCGGACTCTGCAGGTGAGGAGGAATTTTCAAGAGCTTGCTTAGCGGCAAGCATTCGTTTCTTATAAATGGTCCTTTCATCGTAGATCCTCTGCATCATTTCGGGTAGGAATCCTAAGATGTCCTTTCGGTATTGTGCTCCGTTGGCGCACACACAGTAATCTCCACTCCCGATGGATACTTCTTGATTGAGCAGTCCATCAACAGTGGCGGTGGGGTGTCTCTGATCGACGAGGGTTTCAGGTGAAATATTATACTGCATAATGAGGTGAGGATACAGAGAGTTAAGGTCAAACGAAACCACCCAATCGTATAGTCCTGCCTTTGGCTCTTTGACGTAGGCTCCTGCATACTTTTCATCCTTCTTTGATGTAATTCGTGGGGGGACAACAATGCCCCGTTTCTTCAAGTCATTGTAGATCAGGGTGTCCCACATACGGACCTGAGAATATACATCCTCAAGGTTTACCTTAGCGTCATACGCCATGGTAACTGCCAACTCGATCAACTTCATCTTATCTTCTAGACTGTCAACCAGATTCACGTCGTGGATGTTATATTCCACGAAGCGTTGCCAGTCAGACGTATAGAAGTCCTTGAAGTTTTCAAACTCCGAGTGATCTAGTTTTGCATCATTCAATTCCACATGTGCAATGTGGTCAAGTCGATACGATTCTTGGTTTGTATAAGTAAATTTCTTATACAGATCAAGGTAATCTAGGATGGCGACACCTGTCAGTTGATAAGCAAGGTTGGTGCGACCTTGAATGACAATCTCCCTCTCAAGCACACGATTCCATGGTGACAGAGACTTCTTCCACTTCTCACCTAGCACACGCTCAATGCGTCTACAGATATATGGAATGTCATACAGGTTATTATTCCAACCAGTAATGATGTCAGGAGTATTTTCTACCCACCACTTATGGAAGTCGGTAAGCATTTCTGCTTCTGTCCAGAAGACACGATACTCAACATCTTTAGGTGGGGTAAACTCACGACTACCCCAAGTGATAATCTTCTTAGTATTAAAATCCTTGATGGTAATGCACAGCATTTCCTCAGCGGATGCTTGCACATCAGGGAATCCATTTTCACATGCCACCTCGATGTCAATCGTATAGATTTTCATCTGGGACATATCATAATCAATTTCGCCAGGAAACTTCTGGGCGATATGTTGATATACAAACCGCTCATACCCATGGACTTCTAGTCCTGCAGCACCCTCATACTGTTTGATAAACTCTCGCGCTTCACGAGCACCATCAAACCTTTTAGGGTGAGCATAACGACCATCAAGGGTCTTGAATTTAGACTTTTTTGACTGGACTTCAGGGACCAGAAACATGGTAGGAGAAGATTTCTCACGATACTTGACGGGGCGACCGTCTTCATATCCACGAATGAGAATATCATCTCCAAGTAGGACTGCGGATGTATAAAAATTACTCACTTACTGCGTTGTTGTATTTGGTGACGATGACGCCTGACGGATCTAGTATAGACATACATTGCTCCGAAGTCAAGAAGACGAAACGTTGGTCAGTGTGTAGTGGATACTCTTGCAACTCACCCTCGGGTGTGATGCTGAAGCAATCCTCAAGTAATAAACTCGGTTCCTCGTCCATCTCCGTCACCTTCCCCAACAAGTAGGTCTGCGGGTGGTGTGTGAGAATGATCAATTTCAGCATTAGTATAAAGGGATTTAGATTTTTCTAGGATTTCTTGGTAACCATTGAGCACATTGTCATGAGGCTCAGATAGACTTACCACAGAATACAGGGTGACAACACTTCTACCCTTTGTCATGGGTGACCATGGGAAAAATTCAACCTGCATATCCTTTAGGGATTCTACAGGATCTGAGTCTTCCTGCAGAAACATTTCTTCTGCAGGACGGCGGACCATAACAGTCCACGCTTCATTGAATTCATAGGCAAGTGCAGCGGTCGCATCAGGAGATTCACGAATCTCCTTGATATCAGCGATTACGTCTTCCCCGCTTTGCATTCTTGCGATTTTTACGGTCATAATCTTTTTGCATTAGGTGTTCATAAGTATACTTTACCATATCTGTAAAGGCACGTCGAGCTGATAGGTTTTTCTCCTCCTTTAGAATGTGCACCAACTCCATAAATTGATCCATATCCTCTGCAGGTAGATCAATAGTTAGTGTAGCATTCTTCTCGGCGTATGGAGCACATAAATTGGCGTAGTACTGCATAAGCTTCTCCAAATAAAAAAGAGTCCCTCGGGACTCTTTAGTTATACACTATATATCAGTAATCATTGATGTAACTTTGGCAGGTATCAGGATTCTTTTTACACCATGCTCTGACATAAGAGTCAGCATCTTGGTCCATAGTATAGTGAGCATGGTTATGAATCATACCAACAATAATAAGAAACCCAACCAGTAACAAATTAATTTGAGTCAGTGGATGTGTTAGCCAACGGATTACCAATTTCATAAATCTTCAGCTTCTGATGATCGGGGATGATCTTCTGCAATTCTACCACAAGCATCCCGTTTGTGAAGCTGACTGTGCCGACTTCCACATCATCGGACAGATTGAAACCTCGTGCGAATGATCGAGTGGCAACGCCCCGATGCACATACTCTTCTTTCTTATCATTCGCCGCCTTTGACTTGATGAGTAGGACATTACTCTCCGTCGATACCTCAATGTCCTCTGGTGCCCATCCAGCTAGTGCTAATTCGATCCTCCATTTGATATTAGATTCCTTGACGATATTGTAGGGAGGATACTGACCGCCTGGTGTCCCTACTCCGTAGGAATGCAAGCGGTAAAATAGGTCGTCAAAACCTACTGAAAATCTTTGTGACGCATCAAAAATAGCGTCGATGTCTTTCGACGTAAACTTAGTAATGTCCATAGCTCCTTATAAAGCGAGTTTGTATTGTGTGGTCCCCGAAGGCAACCACATATATTTAGCGTGAAGTGTGCTGAGGAATACCGTATATATAATTTCGGTTTACTCTAAACTTTTTTCTTTGTCTAAATAGCTTTGAAACTATATTCGGTGGGGTATATGAAACGAGCCTTTCTACCTCTCGTTATGTTATTGATGACAGCGGGTGCTGCCCAAGCAGGTGGTCTCGTTACTAAACATTCTGCCAGTGTGCAACTTACAGTTGACGCTGCAAGATCCACTGCGACAAGAATTGGTTCTTCGTTTAGTATTTCAGGATCAAATATTGATACTACGGACGGGTCAACTGCAGGCACTGTTTCTGCAGGCACTATCACTTCAGGTGTGTATAATCCTGGCACGATCGCTGCCACACAGGACACAGCAGGGGCGGCTTTCAGCTTTAGCCAAAGCTACACCCAAGCTGATGCCTTGCCTACAAGTGCAACAACTCTAGGTGCTAATCCTAACTACGGATCACTTACGACATATGCAGCAGGCACCAAAGATACTCTCGCAGGTACTGTAACCAGTGCAGGTATTCTTACTGTGACAGCTGGTGGGGCAGGTACAAGTGCCACAGGACAGTACGTAAGCGAGATCACTGTAATTGATTGAGGACGTTCGCGATGACCCGTTTTGGAAAGACGATACTTTGGTCTGTCCTAAATGTGGTGGGTGCATTTGCCACACTTGCTCCTGCCCAGGCGGTCCCCGTGGTCCCAAACTTTACCCAGGGCTCGATGACGAGCCACACGGAAACCACTTCAAAGGTGACCGAGACAATAAATTCGATGGACTACAATACAGGATATCAATATTCCGTGACTGGCTCAGGCGTTACCGCTTCTGGTAATTTAACACCAGGCACAGGTACTAACAATGTAACTATTGATGGAGTGACATCATCATGGACTGGAGTAACCAGCAAACCTCAATTCACACAGACAACACCAGGCGCAGCGTTTCAGTTCACAGAAACGTATTCAGGTCCTGGTTTAAGTCAGCAGACAATTATTCAAAGGGTGACCGAGGTCACCAGCGTAACAGACACAACAAGTATCTTTACCCAATAGCACTATGCATCACTTCACTTGCGACTGCCCCTGCCACTCTGGCGGAAACTGTAGGGGGTGTAAGTGCAACGGCAAGTCCGATTGCAAATAGCTCAGGCTCAGTGACCAACCAGGCAATTCAGGTTTTACAAGGTCCATATATCACTAACACATACGGGAATGGTATCCAGTGTCAAGGACCCACCATGAATTTTACACCGTATGTCACTGCATCAGCATCAGCACAGAAGCCATACGAACCTTACTACATGGATCCTGTGTACGACATGCGTGATCTAGATGAAGATGGCTCGCTCGACAATCCAGGTGACATTCTCTATCACGTCCCTACTAGGACAGGACAGAAAGATAATTACAGTCTAGGTATTGGTTTCTCTGCTACATGGTCCAAACCATTGGACAAAGAGTTACAAGAACAATGTAAAGAAGCAGCAGCAACACAAATTGCACTACAGCAACAGTTAACTGCTAATAAGCGCCTCGACTTTGAGATCGCGAGACTAAAAAATTGTGGCGAATTGATGTTGCGTGGAATTCAATTCCATCCTAAGAGTCCTTATTACTCTGTGTGTGCAGATGTAGTAGTTAATAATCCACCTGGCCATACTCATCCACACGTCCATAAGATCGAAGCACCTGTGGTTACTGAAGCTACTGGGACGGCAGAAGATCTAAAAGAAATATCTATCCCTTAGGTTTTTTCTTAGGCATTTTGAAAGGAGGCAATCCTTTCTTCTCACGATACTTATTAGTTTGGAGCTCATTCTGAGATAACTTAGGGGGCTCCTTTCCTATTGCCTTTTTAATCTTTTTAATTATCTGTTTGACTATAGGTTTTACCAGTTTCAACAGGAAGGGTGTTGCAGCAGCAGTTGCAGTTGCCACAACAGCGATTGATGCAGTGGTTGTGACCTGTCCTGCTGAGGGTATTGCCTTAATAATCTGATCAGGTATTGCTAATTCTTCTTTGATCGGAATACATTCTTGACCGACCAATCTATATTCAACAATCTTCTTCTTACCAGCGTCTACTAGGGTCCCTACAGGTTCTTTTAGTTGCTGTGCCTCTGTAGGACAGTCTGGTGTTTCAGCGGTAACTGGCTTGATCTCAGGTGCCTTTACCTCAGGTGATGTTGGTGCTTCAGGTGTCTTAATAGGTGGGACTTCAGCACTATATTCAAACTTCAGCTCGTCCTTATCATAATTCATAGGATTGAACGATGGGACACCACCATCACACAGGGTGATAGTGCCATTCTCATCGTCTATACCAATTTTTTTACTCTTATTGTTTACCTCGTGCGCTTCAACACAGCCAGGGATATTGACAACTGGTACACCAATATCCACAGTGACTGGTGCTGATGGGGGAATTGCTTGAGGTGCTTCAGTAAGAGCTGTAGGGATAGGCAGGACATTAATATTGTCCACGCCTATCGGTTTGATCTCCATTAGAAGGGGATAGCGCCACCAGTGATAGCGCCACCAGCTGCACCTGCAGGTGCACTAGGAATTGCCCCACCAGTTACATCAGGCAATTCAGGCATCGCACCACTTACCAATCCAGGTAGTGCTCCAGTAACAGCATCCATCACTGCTTCTGTAACCCTTTCTCTAGCACTCTCTGCAAGTGCTTCTCTATTAAGGTAAACGTAAGCACCACCGCCTACGATACCTGCTGTGCCAACAAATGATAGCACTGCTAAAACATTAATCAGTTTTTGCATCTTTCTTTTCCTCTTTAGGTTTATCATCGTCGCGCTTCTTAGCTGCTTGGACCCCAAAAGTAGCTAGCGTTCCTGTAAACACGCTGGCTATAAAAGTTGGATCAATCTGCTTCTGTTGTAAGCCAGGAATAGTTACATAATTAAGTGTAAGAATTGCTGCAGACCACGAAAGAATAACGACTCGCACCAATGCGGACAGACCTTCATCTGCCCAATCAAATTTATCCTTTTTGGCTTCAACCTTTTTAGGGGAAGATTCCATGGGAAAATTAATATGGCAGAGCTATTTAGCTCTCTGGTGCTGCCACCTTTTTCTTGCCGATATTATACTTACTTTCTAGCGTCCACTCGCCTTTATCCTTAAATGAAAGCACTTTGATCTGATTAAGGGGAGCAAGATCTAGCTCACCTTCTGTAACAACAGAGATCAAACCCCAATCACTAAGGAGTTTTGCAATACGATTACGACGTTGGACATCGTTTAGTGAAATATTTGCAGGCTTACCATCAAGAGCAAACAACTCTTTGAAATGCACGATGTAATACTTGCCACGCTTATGAAGAATGTGGCAGGATTGATACAGTTTACGCTCTTTGCGGGATGCTACACCGATACGGGTAAGTGTCTCTCTAACCTTAAGAAAGTCATCAGGTTCCTTAAGAGAAACCTCCAACATATCCTCCTGAGACCATGCGATTTCCTCGCTCATCTTTTTCCTCCGACATCAAGTTTTGATTTAATAACTTCAATCTGCTCCTTAGTCAAGATTCTCATAGCCTGCTGAGCTTTCTCAGTATTGTAGCCATAATATTGCTTCACGAGATCTATGTCGTGATTCTTTTCTTTTTTATCCCAAGGAGAAAATCTTTTAGATTTCCTGATACTATATAGGAAAAATTGATATTGAAGGTCATTATCAAGATAGGGACAACCATTCATAGCATTAGCATACATCACCGTATCAAGGTGTTGTGCTAGGCATTTGTTGATAACATACGCAGGATATTTCTTCATCGCTCTCTCATCGGTAGTGAGATCGCCCTGCTTTAGATTGATACTGTTGAGATAATCTTTAAGGGGGATCTCATGACTCATACCGAAAGAAGCTCCAGAGGTGAAGGGGGATAAAGGTCGTAGTTAGCAACTAGCAATTCAGTTTTATTCTTATTATCTGCTCGATGTTTCATACCATATGTGATCTTGAAGATCTCTTGGTGGAAGTCTTGATATGCTTCCTTTAATTCATCATCATTATTATACGTTACCATCCAATCCCAAGGACAGATCTTACAATTCTCTACAAAGTCCTTATGATTAAAATCTTTATGCATCTTAGCATCAGTGCCATACAAAAATGATTTGATTTTGTATGGAGGATCTAAAAATACAAATACATTGTTACGCTCACTCTCTGCATCATTCATCACATCAGTGTAATCAAGGTTAGTGATGTGCCAATTCTTAATTACCTTAGAGATATCCTTCAGGTTTCGTGCACCACGAGTGGTAAAGTTTTGACGTGATGCTGTAGCAGAGAAGGAAGAGTTTTCTGTCAACCCGCTATAAGAACACTTATTAAGAATCCAAAAAAGCACAGCTTTATCAAAAGAGTTTGCTTCGGATATACTTTCTTTAGCAGACTTAAATAACTCTCTGGCGAGATCTTCGGTGAGGTTGTTTTCTTTAGCTTCAACCAACGCATCAGATAGATCATCACCATTCTTTTGGAGATTGATCCAGAAGTGGTAAAGGTATTCATACTTGTCATTTACCCACACAGGGATATGAGGATATTTCTGAGAGAAAAGGAGAGCGACTGATCCTCCACCAAGGAAGGGCTCGCGAAACTCACCAATATCTTTCGGAAACTTGTCAATTAGTTTAGGTGCTACCCTTGACTTACCGCCAGGATAACGAAGAGGAGTTTTCAAATACTTCATTTTGTAAGATCCATGTATGCCATAGGTTCGTCCCATGGTCCAATATTTACTTTGCCTGTAGGCAGTGCATTGAATGAGATAGTCCACCTATCATAGTCTTCTAGGTGTCTATCTGACTGATGCATCAACCATGAGGGGAAGAGAATCAGTTTACCAGGCTCTGCATCGATTGCAGCATGAGGACCATAATGATTTTCATTGATGACCTCAGATACAACCTCCATAGAATCATAGTTTCTCTGACTCAACGGGTCATGGAAGACAGTAGGAGCACCCTCTGTGATATAAAACACAGCACTGATGTAAGACATCGGATGTCTGTGTAGAGGATGACCCACTCCACTTCTTGCAGGGGCACGATTTGCCCACATAGTAGAGATCTTTAACTGATCACAATGTAGTTTATGATGTAAATGATAGTCTGTCAATGCCGCATAGAAAAACTCTTTGAGATCATAGATAGGACCTTCTTCAATGGTCTGCAACATTGGCCATGAAGTCTCTACACCTTCTGGGAAGTTGTTTTGCCTGAATTCTGTATTCTCCAACAACCAATCTGTCAACATTGGCCAGAAGTCTGAGTCAAACTTAGACTGATACGTCCTAACCTTTACTGGAAACAGATCTATATCTTTACCCCACTTCACTTAGATACCTCTAACTTCAACATATAGGTGTCACCACCATGATTAATCTCACCACTAGGGAATGAATTACATGCCACGGTGTAACGATCTTCAGGATCATTGTTAGGTAAACTACCGTGGATCAACCAACCAGGAAAGACAACGAATCTACCTGGTTTTGCCATACTATATGATCTAATACCTGTAGTGGCACCCTTCCTACTCTCAACGTGGAGGTGTGCCCATTCACGTTGCTGCACAGGGTCTACAAAGTATGTAGGAGGACCGTCTGTAAGGTAGAAGACACCGCTGTAGTAGGACATAGCGTGTCTATGGGCACTGTGATACCACCCAGACCATGCTGGAGACCAGTTACCCCATGCTTTGTTTGCCTTCAGAGAGTCGCATTCCAGCGCCAGATCCTCAGCAATCTCATCAAAGCATGACTGAAACCAATCCATCATGAATTGATACTTAGGATTAGTTTCAACAGACTTACAAGTCTTTACACCTGTAGGGACGTTATCATTCTTCCAAGTAGGCTCTTCCTTAAACAACTTAAGGCACTCAGCAGCAACATCCTTGTTGTAGAATTCATAGATCTCTACGGGAAAGATAGATTCTTTTTTCATAATACTCTTATGTTAGCAATACCATCATTAATTCGGCCAGTGGGTAAAGCATTGAAACTTACAGTATATCTATCTTCCTCAGCATATGCTGTGTCATGCACAAACCAACTAGGGAAGATGATACATTTACCTGCTTCAGCAGAGATTGTTTCAAATACAGGAGCATTCTGATTGAATCCTTCTGTAGAGATAGTTGGTTTAGTATACAACTCAAACTGACCAAAGGATCGCATCTGAATAGGGTCATAAAAGACCGTAGGTGCACCGTCTGTGAGGTATAGAATACCACTCCAGTAAGAGTTAGCATGTCTATGTGCTGTGTGCCTCACGCCAGGACGATAATAGTTTGCCCACATGGACGTAACCTTGAAACCATCACAGTCATAATTCCAAGTATCTTGAATCTCATCAAGACATTCATGAAAGAAGTCTACCATAGGTTCGAATGCTTCGAGCTTATGTAACTCCAACCATGTATTAAGAATGCCAGTCTCATTCCTCTGATCTAATTTTTGTTTCTGTACATGAGAAACCCAGTCTTCCTCAGTGGAAAACTGGAATTCAAATACATCTACTGGGTATAGTTTATTTACTTTCATCGATATACATTGTGCCCCAACCTTGTGTTGCATCAGACTTATGCAAGAGGACTCCATCAACTTTGTTGATCAAGGACTCAAGAGAGTAATGCAGTTTGCGATATCCACTCCCGACGTAGATCTGACCAAAGACTACTGCAATAGTAGCAGCACCCCAGAAATAATAATAGTAACTAGACTTAACTTGCTTTTTCATTTGTGTCACTCACGAAAAGATTATCTAAAGATCCTCTTTCTGGTTTCAAGAAAAACTCAGAATGATGCTTAAAAATGATTGGATCGTATCTACTATACAACAACAGTTTCTTAAAATCAATATCTGCTGGTTTTCTCTTCCAATTATCTCTATCTAGATTTGGACATTTACCGTGTATAAACTTCCCATCTTTACGAAGAGGTATCATACTTACAGGAGTTTCCCAAATCAACTGTCGGTATTTTGTCATAAGCACATGGTAGAAGTAGTCAACATTTTCTGGACCTCTCTGCCTTCTTCCATTCTTCAAATGTGGTGCAGTTGCTCCACCACCTTGAAAGTTAAAATTGTATCGAGATCGATAAACTCTAACTCCGCTTCTTTGATTCATCCCATAGTCTAGTTGAGATTGATAGACAACTTTCTTTACCTGACCTCGTACCCAACCTTCTGGTTTCTCAATGAGCAAATCAGCACCTTCATCAACAAGAGGCGTTGCAACATTGATACCTTGTGAGAGAAAAAATACCTTTACAAGATCCTCACAAGCATTCCCACCAAACTTAGTTGATCCATCTTCTCTACGGAGAGGTATAGTTTCCTCTTCCAACAAAGGTGGCATACATGGGACTAATCGTTGGGCATTTGGCGATCTACTCATTTATATTCACACCTCATCATTAACTCAGTCAAAAACGCAACCATATTAATCTCTTGATCAACCACAAAACCAGACTTGTATTGATACTCAGAGATAACTAACACCGCCTCAGGAATAGATTTGGGTTGTAGATAGTTATAAAGGTTATCATAGATCTTTCTCATGATTGCCTGAGGTTCATTGTCAAGATTCTGTGTAACCCACTTCTTCATGTTGGTAAACTCTTTACCACGAAGATACTTAACTAGATTAGAAATCTGAATATCATTAGCAACACCAAGGATACCAGTATCAATCTTACCTGTAGATGAATAACGTTGCAACTCATTGAGTGTGCGACGGAAATCAGGGAAATATTTCTGCAGGACTTCAGCAACAACCTTAGGTTCGTAGTCTACATTCTCATTACCTAGGATCTCCTTCACTCTATTGAAGAAGTTTGCTGCCATAGACTGTTTCTCTTTACCCTTGAGAGAGAATTCTACTACAGAGCATCGAGAGTGAAGGGGAGAGATGATCTTATTCTTGTAGTTACAAGTAAAAATGAATCTACAATTCCTCTGAAACTCTTCGATGGTTGCCCTAAGGAGCAGTTGCACATCAGGGGTAGTATTGTCTGCCTCATCTACAATGATGATCTTGTGTTTGCTCTCCGAATAAAGTGAAACTGTAGACGCAAAAGCTTTGCACTGATTCCTGACCGTATCCAAGAAGCGACCCTCGTCGGACCCATTGATAACCAGATAATCTGATCCCAACTCCTCACAAAGTGCTTTCGCAACCGTAGTTTTTCCAACACCAGCAGACCCCGCAAGCAGAAGATTTGGAATCTCACCTTGTTGCAGGAATCCTTTGAAGATTTCTTTGGTGCTGTCAGGAAGGATGCATTCATCAATAGACTGTGGACGATATTTTTCAACCCAAAGAAACGTATTCATCAATTAGGCTCGAGTGCGATGTAGTAGGACAGGTGGGAGTGACCAGTTGCCATCCAGCAGGAGGCATTACGAGTAGAGATCGTAACGTGATAACTACCAGGAATAATCTTAAGATTCTCTACCTTCAGACAGTAACAGATCTCATCTTCAGAAAGCACAACGTTGCTATTCGCAGTGTTGAGTGCCACATTCTGCAGTGGAAGTGAGAAGACATTAGAAGATTGATTCTTACGGTCCTTCACACAGATGCTGTATTCACCTTTATAACCAGTGATACAGATATCTTCAACACCATATACTGCTGCTGCCTTCAGAAGTTTGGCAAGATCATCAGCAGGAAGATCAAAGTTGAAGTCCACGTCAGGGAGATCAAGATTGAATTCTTTAGGCACAGTGACAATCATTTCAGGGTCACTGTAGTAGTATGTGGTCTTCGCCTTGGTCTTCTCATCGAAGATCAATACCTTCTTATCATCAACAAATCCAAGGACAGGATCGTCAAACAGACTCAGAGCACCGAGAAAGAGAGGAAGATCATAGATTGCCATGTCAGCAGGGAAAACATCATTCATTCCACACACGGAGATGATGCTCTTACTAACAGACATGGTGCTCAAGACACGTCCTGCACGAATAACAATGGACTTGTTGATAGTAGCGAAGTTTTTAAGATACTCAATGGTGCTTTTACGCAACTTGAGTGTTTCAAAATCAGTTGTTTGGGACAGGTTTGCCATATTATTGAGGATAAGATTCGCGGGATACTGATTGGTCGCTGAAGTAGATCAGCAACACTGCATAGTGTAGCACCTTAAGTAGATCACGTCTAGCGGTGCCTTTCTTGTCATAACGAGAGGCATACTTTAGGATGTTACTCCTGCAGAATGCCTCAGCGTCACCACAAGCATTGATGAGATCAAGAGTTTGGATACCCTCAGGACCACTAGAGTAGTGTGCCCTGTAGGTATCCGTAATATACTCTTTCAACTCTGTGATGATCGCATCTTCATTGTATTTGTTTGCCATAATGAAGTCGGTGGTTAATTTATATGATATCAAAGACCTAGGTTGTTGTCAACACTTACGTCACCGTCAATTTTATCATACAACTCAAGGAATGATTGCTTAGTCTCATCATCGAAACGATTCAAGCAAACCTTGATTGCCTTCACACGATCAGAGAAGATGCTGTATGCACGGATGATGTGCACAAGACGGCGGGTGCTGATGATTTCATCAATACCACCCTCATTAAATGTCTTACGGATGATGTCTGCCCAGTTGACAAGATTCTTGATGTAGTCATCATCACAGCACTCCAACTCAGCACAGTAGTTATTGAGCATCTTGGTCTCAATATTGACTGAGGGATACTCTTGCTCGAAAGTAACAGGGAAACGCTCTAGGAATGCTTCGTTGAGCACGTTGGTGCCGATGAAACGTCCGTCATCACTGCCCTTACCTTTGGTGTTAGCAGTAGCGATGACAGTAAAACCTGCAGCAGGATATACCTGACGACCGATCTTCTTAAGGAAGACTCCATTACCTTCAAGGATAGACTGAAGGCAGAGGATCTTGTTAGAAGCAAGGTCAATCTCGTCTAGAAGCAGCACAGCTCCCCTCTCAAGAGCTTCGATGACAGGTCCGTTGTGCCAAACAGTGTTACCATCAACAAGACGGAAACCACCAATAAGATCATCTTCGTCGGTTTCAACGGTGATATTTACACGGATCAACTCTCTATTTAGCGCTGCACATGCTTGCTCGACTCCGAAAGTTTTACCGTTTCCAGATAGTCCAGTAATAAACGCAGGGTAGAAAATTTTGGATTTAATGATCTTCTTAAGATCTGCAAAGTTGCCAAAAGGTACATAGTTGGGATTCTTTGCGGGGACCAAATTCACGGAAGGTGCGGGTTGAGCAGCGGGTGCTTTGAATGTCTTCTCAAGTTTTTCTGCGACGGTAAGATTCCACTTACCAAGACCAGACTTGTGATTCTTAAGACGCTTCTTAACAGTAGCAAGAGAGCATCCGAAGTGATCAGCAGCACCTACCAGTTGAGGGACGCCTACTTCTTCACCATGCTCAGCAGTGAGGAAGTTGATGATGTCGTCGGTTGTCACAGGGTGTGGTGCGAAAGTCATGTGTTTCTTTGTTGTGTATACATGTATTATACACACGCAGAGGGGGTGTGCAACGCAACCCATGACGGTTTTCTATCTGGCACACGCAGGTAGTTATCGTTGACCCATGGTTTGCTTGCCACATACCTTTGATATGCAGTAACAGTATCTATAGACGTATCATATTTATACACGTCAGGCATAGCACGAGCAAATGGTGTGTGATCGTCAGGACACCCCTCTGTGGGTGCTAGAAGCGCCGCTAAGCGTAGGGAGCGCTCACAGGAATGCACTTTGTCATATCGGAAAGTATATTCCTCACACAATGCAAATGCATGTTGAAACATCCATGCAAGATTATGGTCAGACTCAGCGACCCATTTCGTGCATGGATGATTACGGAAGGCACCCTTCTTAGTATTGTATGGTCTACCATCTTTGTTAAAGACAGGACCGTATCGGTGATACCAATCACTATAAACAATAGAGATCATTTGGCAACACTCTAGTGGCATCTTGACAATATGTTTGTCTGGCAACTGGTATGCTGCCAGACTTGGATCTTCATCTACTGCAAAGATATTCACTTCTTAAAGACTCCTAGTTTAGCAAGGAGATAGACAGTTAAGGAGGTCCAGAAAATGACCTCCAGTGCAATGTTACTCATGCAATTTGTGCGATAAAGGATGAGAGAATACGCTTGTTGTTTGCCTTATTCTTAAGGGACTTTTTGAAGGCAGACTTGATCTGTGCCTTGGTTGCGTCTTCCGCTACATCAAATTCTACCTCAACACCTACAGAATTGTCATTAATGTAATACAATTCTTGGTAACCACGATGGTTAGGCATAGTCAATGCTTTCTCTTTTTTCCAGAGTTGACGCATTTTGTTTGCCTCACCGCCATGACCAAGAATCCAGTTGAGATCACGAGTGGTGATGATACGGAAACCAAGGAAGTTTACCTCAGGGAAGCGACCCTTGATATATTCTAGCAGACGAGTAGTAACTCCGCTATAGTTATCTTCCATTTTTTTATAAATGCGACCATTCTTACGATCACGGATGCGATAACCATAACCAAGAGCAGACTTATACATGTAGTCATCATCAGAAAGAGTTGACTTCTGATTGACTGCACCTGCATTTGACTCACCATCAGTAAGAATACTGACGTGCACCTTCTCAACGTTGTGCTTATTCTTGAAGAATGGAATCAGAGACTGAAGACAAGCAATAGCATCATTCAGTGGTGTGCCACCAAGACCGAGGTGACTAGGGACATTCAAGTTAGCATCCCATGAGCGACGGTCATTGAATGCAGTAGTTACAGCGAAGAGTTTAGCACAAGCATCTTCAAACTTCTGCGTATTCATCTCACTATGTAGGTAGCAAGGGAGAGCAAAGTGGTTAGGGATGTAATACTGACCCTCAACCTTATCATACTCTTCTTCACGCATGTAATGACCATCACATACGAATGCATATACTGCGAAAGGAATGTTTGACTTACGGCAGAAGGAGCAAAGACTGATAAGTTGCTTGACAGTATCAAGAATTTGATCTGCCATAGATCCAGACCAGTCAAGAAGGAAGATCAAACCATGATTCTTACCATCCTTAGTGGTAGTTACCTTCCTGAAGATGTCATCATTCCAAAGATAAGAGTTGAGTTTGTTAGTGTCAATCACACCAGTGCGAGACACCTGCTCACGAGCGTATGCAGATGCAGACTTTTTCATCTCAAACTCTTTAGAAAGATATGCAACCTCACGAGAAGCATTTTTCTTCCACTCTTGATACCTTACCTTGTAGTCTTGGAGAAGACGAAGAGAAGGATTCATGTGCTCTTGGTTTGTGAAGCACTCTTGCTTGTAGAAGTCATCAAACATACCCCATACTTTCTCAGCAGGCACGATGATTTCCTTGATAGGAAAGTCTGGGATCTCAAGATACTTAGTGGTGTTTCCGTAGTTATCTTCTTTTTGAGTGCGTTGCTCTAGAGACTCAGCAAGTGCTTTGTCTGTATCTGCAACATCGATGTCCTGCTGATACTCTGGGTATTCTGCATCAGTGCCTTCTTCCTGATCGCCTTCTTCATAAGAAGGAGTATCAAGATCAGGATCGTTTGGTGACTTATCAGGTTGACCGTTAGGATCTGTGTCAGTAAACCACTCACGTCCTTCACCGTCACCGTCACTACCAGTGCCACCGTCCTCGTTACCGTCTTCTACAGTATCGATCTTCTCTTTTTCTGCCTCTGCTTTGGCATACTCATAGATCTCACGAGCAACTTCGATAGCATCTTCAAAGGTTTCGATGTTGTCAACCTTATCAACATACTGCTGCTCAGTAGCATTGAAAGGCATCAAGGCATATGCACCAATCTTGAAGTGAAGATTGATACGATCGATCAACTTGAGTTGCTCCAACTCAACGTTACGGACTTGGAAGAAGTCCTGCTCATTAAGAAGAGAGTAACCACCAGTGAAATCTTTGCGAAGACCTGGAAACTTCTGCTTCATGCATTTCTCAATGCGAGCGTCTTCAACGACATTCACATATGATTTGGGCACGGACTTGAATGATTCAGTCCAGTCTTCGTTGGGAGTATATAGAGCATGTCCTACCTCGTGTCCTACGAGTAGGTTGTAAACAATGTCTGGCACGTCCCAGATAGGTAGAGTCAGCACACGACGATCTACGTCGAAAGATGCCGTCTCACAAGTCTTGTGCTCCACAATCAGATCCTCAGTTGCGAGGAGTTTTGCAAGTGTGCCTTTGACTTCGAGGTTAGCGGTCATGTGTTTTGCGTTTGTATATGCATACTATAAACCCTCCCCTATGGAAAGGGAAGGGAATGTGTGCCACTTATTAAATTGGATCAAGCGTCAACGTTACCGTGGGTCTTTTCGTATTCTATGATGTCATAGAATTGCTTGGCAAGAAGCATAGCATAGTCTGCTTCTTCTCTAGTGGGGGCTGTTTTGGCATACATCATACATCCTTCGTAAAGGATCTTTGTATCATAGTACCCAATGTCAATTTTGGGCTCATTCATCGACAGTCTCCTTAATTTTACTAAAATCGTTAACTTTTTCAAACCTAATAGTCCTTGGAAACTTATCTTCCAAGATCTCACCCTTATGCGAGATAACAAATACTTGTGTTGAGTCCATCAACTTGAGAATCTTAAGCAATTCGTCGGTTGATTGACCATCTAGACTTGAATCAAACACTTCATCCAAGATTAGAAGATTGGTGGAAGCAGAGTTTTTAAGTTTGGCGATCTCTCTCCATGTAAAGAGGAGTGCCAAGTCAATCTTTTGCTTCTCGCCTTCAGAAAATGATGAGTAACTAAACACATCACGGTATCTGGATCTAATAACCTCATTAAATTCCTCGTCGAGTGTGAAATCGACGTAGAAATCCATTTGTGCTAAGTATTTATTAATCTTCTGGTTGATGATAGGGATAAATTTGCTGATAATCTTGCTTTTTACCCCTCCATCCTTGAGTAAATTGGATACAATCTTGAGATTATTCTCCTGATCTCTCACTCCAGCACACCTTTTCTCTGTCTCCGAGAGGGTTGTCTCAAAATCAACAAGAGTTTTCTTTTCAACATCTAAATCAGGTGTTTCTTTGTTGCAATCCTTAAGAATTTTTTCATTTTCCTTCAGGATCTTACTATTTTCCTTGCCATAACTTGTGATTTCATGTTGCAAGGTAGTGATTTCCTCCTGCACACCCTGATATTCCTTAATCTGAGTGAAAATATCGTTGACTGTGGTAGTGATATCACTAAATCCTTTACTCAGTTTCTCTTCCCTTTGTGCTGCCTCTGCCAGATGCTTGGTCTTATGCTCTTTTTCTAGGTTTTGATCACATGTTGGGCATTTGTCATGCTTAGAATAGAAGTTATAGTCTTTCTTTGCTTTCTTAAGATTCTGCTCGATCTTCACACGCATGTCACGGAGACTATCATGCTTCTTTTCTAGATCAGGTAGACCTACAATGCTAGTTTTTAACTCAGCAATGCTACTTTCGTGTGCAGAGATACGTTGAGTGTTTTCATTATACCTCTTCTCGTTTTGAGTGAAGCGATCCTGCAACTTCTCAAGGTAATCTGCATTCATTTTCTCCAGATTTCCGATAGATTTACGTTGCAATTCTACCTTCTGCTCAGCAAGAGTTACCTCATGTGCACACACCTTCATCTCGTCTCTGATATCTTTAGAGCGATCCTTCAGCAAGACATTCATTCTACTGAAGATCTGGATATCTAGGATATCTTCAATGACCTCACGTCGATTAGGTGCATTCAACTTCATGAAAGGCACAAAGGTGCTGCTACCAAGGATCACAACCTGAGTAAATGACTTGTAATTAAACTTGAGAATGCTTTGCTCAAGATATTTTTGATAGTCTTTGTTAGCAGCATCCTGATCAAGAAGACTACCGTTACGATGAATCTCAAAGATGGCAGGTTTCATGCCACGGATTACCTTATATGATACAGATCCAATCTTAAATTCTACCTCAGCACGCATCTCCTTTTCGTTGATGCTATTAACCAACTGTGCTTTGATAATTTTACGAAATGGTTTATTAAACAAAGTAAAACACAGGGCGTCTAGCATAGTAGACTTCCCTGCGCCATTGCAACCGAGTATTAAATTACCAGTAGATTCTAGAAAATCAATCTCGGTAAAGTGATTACCTGTGGAGAGAAAGTTTTTCCAGCGAATCTTTTCAAATACAATCATTATACAGGGGGAATTACAATATCATCAGGGGTGATTACAGAGAATCTGTATCCATGTCCACGACAGTTAAACTTGACGGTCTCTTCATCGACTTCCATCACTTCCAACTCTCGCTCATAATCGTTTGCTACAAGCAATCCATAATACCTGTCTGCGTCGTCTTTGTCAACAAACATTTGGACTACACGCTCAAGGTTATCTTCATCTTTTACGGCGTATACTCCGCCGCTTCCCTTATCGATTAAGACAAACAATGTTAGACCTCCAACGCTTCCAAATAAAGTGACTTGAGTATACCGAAGATATCATCCTTGTTATCAAATTCTTCAACACACTTCTCAAGTATACTGAGAGTGTCCTCAATCTCAACATCTTCTTTGACATCATCAAGATCTACAGAGAGATCTTCAATGATCTTCAGGTCTGCAAGTTTAGACCCTTGGAGTTGTCGGACAGTCTGATCAAATTTTACAATGTCAGACTTGTTTTCAACTACCAGTTTGACGTAACTACCCTCAAGATTGGGCACGTTTTTAGCATCAAACTCATCGTTGTAATAAACTTTGTGGAAGATGTCGTATGGATTCTTATAAAATTTAAGATTGAGAGTATCTGTATTTAGGATGTGAAACCCTCTTTTCTGACCGTAATCATTCCAGTATAATTGGTAGGGATTACCGAGATACTGGACATTCTTACGCTTACTCTTCATGTGAAAATGTCCCGAGCACACCAACTTAAACTTGGACAATACATCTGGGTCGTCACCGTGCTCCATGTAATAACCAGGTATAGTTTCAAACCCGTTAAGCTCAAGATGGCCAAAGCAGACATCACTATTACTGTCTTGGATGCATCTATTTGACTCTGTGCGATTGTCGTCACAAATCCAAGGAAGAAGAAGAATATCGATACCACCAATACGAGACTCAGTAGGTTCAGAGATGATACGGATGTTGGTGTATTCTCCCAATAGTAACTCTGGGGCATTGACCCGAAGAGTATTCTTGTAATAGATGTCATGGTTGCCTACAAGCATGGTTAACATCACTCCACGATCTGCTAGTGGTGTAAACCACATCTCCTTTGCTGCCTCTAGCGATGCAAAGTTGATTCCTTTTCTACGATCAAAAGTATCACCAAGGCAAACTACTTCCGTAATTCCTTGACGATCAATCGTAGGTAGGACAACATTGGAATAGAATTCACGATACTTGTCAATGAAGACTTGGTTGTCATTCCTGACACCAAAATGCTGATCCGTAATAAGAAGGACCTTACTCATATGCCACCGACCCAATTAACACTTATCGCAATTCTAGCATCATCTACAGGATTTGGCGAGACCCTATGACGGACCCACGATGGAAACATCAAGAAGTCATACTGATCAGTGGGGACAGTCTTTCCCAACAACTGGTCATCCATCTTGCCACCGATAGGCGTCATACGTTTGATATAATCCAGAGGATCTACAAATTCTAGATCAGAATTATCTTTATTCTTCTTGTAGTAATAAACTGATGCAATATGCACACCTGCGGCACCACCATTATGAGAGTGCTCCTTAGTCATATCACCTTTCCTATGCAGATTAACCCAACAAGACTCAGCAATGATACGAGAGTCAGGGACATACCCTAGGTGATCCCAATACATCTTTGCCGCTTCCCACATAGGTTTAAGCATCCACTCAAGGCGAGTATCTTTTTGAAGCATGAGACTAATCTCACCTGAAGAAAGACCTGTCTCTCCACCCCAAGTGCCAGGACTAACAGTGCTCCAGATCTCCTCTAGCAACTCGTCAGTCCCTTTCTTTTCTTCCTCAGTAGGAATCACCCTGCCCTTGTGGACAGGAATAGCAAACAGATCAATCATATTAATTACGCATATTAGTTTCTACTCTATTCTTAATAGAATTCATATCAGAATGATTGTCATTAGAATCAGAATGGAAGACTTCATCGTATCCTTTCTTCTCGATTAGTTTTTCTTTAATATCCAGTTGTCGTTTTTCTTTAGCGATACGTCTCAGATATGCGTAGAAGACAATCTGAGTGAAATAAGCGAAAGGATTCTTGGATTTATTAGGGTCAAAGTTATCAATATACTGGACGCAATTTTCAATACCATCCCCAATCATGTCTTCTTTATACATGTAGTTAATAAAGTTGGGGCGATAAGACAAATGGGTAGCAATCTTTAGAAAGCATTCTCCAATGTAATTACTTATCCTAGGTTTTGGTTTGTCACGCATACGAGCGACTTCAACCTCCTGACGATACTTGATCAGTTCAGCAAGAAACTTTTTATTGTCAACGTAGTGCTGTTTTTTCTTAGGAGGCATTAATACTTGCATTGTGTGAAGCGGTCTCACATGTGAATATGTTACTCCAATAACAATTATTCGTCAAGTGTTGACAACGCTGTTAATTATAATTATACTCAACCATGTCAAGGGTTGCAAGAGGGCTCTTAGTACTAAGCGTTAGGATCGTAACTTTGAGTTTTGAAAATCCTTTCTAGTCTTTTACGAGCTTCTGCTACTTTACCGACGAGTCCCATATTTTTATTAATACCTATTTCAAACTCGTCATCTTCGATTGAGCCATATTCTTTTCTTACCCACATCTTATACATGATCATTGCTTCCCTAGACATAGGAGCAATAGTCATGATGTCTGCTTCGTTTATAATAAAGAATGATTCATCTGACCACATCATCCATTTAATTAATCCCACAGCGACACCTACCTCTCCACTCTCTTTATGGACTGTATGGTGATTAGGTGCTGCTGGATTTGATACAAAGATAATTGTCTGACCATCTTCCTCGGTACCGATCATCGTGCCAAGGATTTCTTCTCCTGACACAAGTTTGATGATGCCGTAGAATTCAGCGTCATGTTGAATGTAATTAATCATTAGTGATCTTTACCTTAGTTACATCATAATTAAATTTCTCTTCGTCATAGATTTTCATCCTTTCAACTAAATGACGTAGAGTATAATTGTGTCTACCATTTCGGGAGCAATCGTCGGCAATGTCATACAACACCGCTTGTGCTTTGTTTTCTCCCTTCCGCAAGACACGACCAATAGACTGTAAGTTACGGACTCTAGATTTGGAAGGAGAAGCGAAGATTACATTGTGTAGGTTTCTGATATTAATACCAGTGGAGAATGTTCCGTAAGACGCAAGGATGATTGCATCTTTTTCTCCCTCACAAATCTGTCTCGCTTCTTCACGTTCCACAGCGTCAACTCCGCCATGGATGAAAAAGATCTTGCGACCCTTCTCTATTTTACTATTTAGCAAGTCCCAAAGTGGGTCACCGTGCTTCTCGATATAGTTGAATAGGATGAGTGTATTACCTTTCAGATCCTTAGCAAGATTACAGATGAAATTATTTCTCCTCGTATGCGATACAATGTAATCCATCTCTTGCTGATAGTTGTCAAAAGGCACATACCCATGCTTTAATAGCAAGACATTCACCTTCAATGGTGTTAATTGACCTTTCTTCATTAGGTCAATAGTTTGCGTAACACGATCACACCTACCAAACAATCCTTCTAGCACCAACTGGTGCGTGTGAAGTCCATCAAGTGTCCCTGTCAGACCCACGCGGTATTTTGTATCATGACACTTATTAAGTATTCCTGTTAGACTCTTCGCCTTGTATAGATGCGCTTCATCTCCGATAACAACATCAAACCTTTCAAAGAATCTCTTCGGCTCTTTGTAGATAGACTGCCATGTAGAGATAACAACAGACTTATCAACATACTTCTCTCTACCACTCATGATCTGATGGACGTGATGAGACGCATTCCATCCATAGTCAGTGAAGTCTTGGACCAACTGACTAACCAGAGAGGTAGTAGGGACGATTATCAATACTTCCCTACCAAGATTGACGTGCCATCGCGTCAGAGCATATATGATTAACGACTTTCCAGATCCCGTGGGGGATAGTAATAGTTTGCGGCGGTATTTAAGTGCCTCGAATATTGCTTTGAGTTGGTAATCTCTGACCTTGAAAGGCAAACCCAGAGATCTAGTAAAATCCTTGCAGACAAGAGGGGTGACATAATCTTCAGTATCCTTGGGTGATCCATAATGTTTACTGTCCCCGATCATGTAGGGATACCCTTTGCTGTCTAACCACTCGCAGACATAATCAAAGAGTCCAACATAGATCTCACCTGTGCCAGGCGAATACAGGCGGATCTTTCCATCCCATACCCTCTTTCTATAGACGGGCATGAATTTTGCTTGAGGGACTTCAAAGCAAAAATGCTCTGCTAATTCTTTGTGTATATGTGCTTCTGTCTCAACTTTAAGGTATACTTCATTCTTCTTTCTGATAATCGTCATGTAACGCCATAGTATTTGATGATATCAAAAGCATTCTTAATAGCAAAACCTCGGTTGTCGATCTGCTTGAGAATCCTCTCAACAGAATTTATACAAGTTTCAAGGTATTGATATTTCATACGCTGTCTTGAGTATTCATCATCAGCATCGATGTACATTGCGATGTCACCCTTCATCACTTTAAGTGAAAAGGGTTTTTCTTTATACACAGAGGCAGGTGCCTTACCAGAATAGTATTGCCACTTCTCCAGTTTCATTTTATGCAACTTTGTCTCACACTCTGTGAGCATCATGCGAAACTGATTGTAATATGCAATGTATTTTGAGTGTAGTCTGGAAGTTTCTAAACTTTCATTCGCAAGCAACTCTGGCAGATCTCGGTGCAACTCACTGTCTTTCTGCCATTCTTCTTGGACTTTATCAAGATTCATTATAAGTTATTCAAGTTGGGTCCTACGGATACCATCAGCAGTTTGTATCTCATAGGATGAGTATCTAAATGATACCTGTGCCATGGCATACTCCGTGCCATCTATACTAGCATTAAATTCTAGTGCATTCAAGCCCATAGGAATTAGGTCCTTGAAGACTACGTTGAAATTCATATTAAAATTACTGTTGAGCACAGACAATGTGCCATCAGCAAAGAGACTTACAGGCTCATTTGCTGCAGCAGTAGGTGCAGTGTTATAAAAATCGCTTCTTTCACTCATGGTATCTGGGACACCAAGTCCTCTCAACCAGTTGTGTAAGATCAAATAGTTTTCTAGATCCTCATCCACTAGGAATGATATGGTAAGGGGATCATATGATATGAAACCATCCATAGGCAGTGGTCTATAAGGAGTCAACTGCTCAGGGACATTCATATTCATGCTAGGAATGTTGGCAGACTGGCAGAAGTAAGCAACCTTGGGATACTTTGCCAAGATAAACTTAAACCCTATGGGGGACAGGAAATTCCTGTTTTCAATTTGTTTATTCCATGTCGCCATGTGTCTTATCCTTTAGGAGTTTTTCTACTCTTCTCCTCATATTTATAGACTCTGCCTTCTCTTTATGTACATTACGATATCCGCCCTTCCCATGTAAGATCAGGTAACCCTGCACAAACATAGAAATGGCGAATAAAAAAGCTAGTGTTACACCGATTACTTCAATGTGATCTGTAGCCATGGCAGTAAGGGTGGGATTACTCCAATAAGTCGAAGCAAACCCTCAGCAAAAAGTGCAAGAACAACCCAACCAACACAAAAACTGATAATTGAAGCGTTACGATTATGTTGTCGTATGGCATCATCAATCATTTCCTTGACTTCTTCCTTGGTAATGGGAGTGCCATTAGTCATCTGTATCCTCGTTGTACCAGAAGTCTTCCCAGTCTTCTGCATCGCCCTCATAGATGGGGCAAGGCTCTTCCATGAGAGCGTTGTTTTTAATGCGTGCAATACGCGCCTTCAAAATTTCCATGTGGTTTTCAAAATGGTCATCAATGAAATCGAGGTCTTTAGAATTTCTGCTCATTGAATGTATTCGTTAAGGATGTCTAGGATTTGATTATAAGCGTGATGTGCGCCATCATGCCAGTCACCATTTTTATCATGATGCATCCCGTTATACAATTCATTCTTCAGTTTAATTAAACGAGCGGTCATGTCAACCTTACTTACTATACCACGAGGCATAACGATCTGGCAATAGGTCAATTTATTATAGACTATTTAACAAAAAAAGGGGTGCCGTAGCACCCCCGAATCCTATACCTGTCAGCGTTTGGTTACATAAGAACCTCTTTGCATATTCGTTTGCATTGAGCCTGATTATAAGTATCGCATTCAATTAGACATTCGTAGTAATCACTTAATCTTTCGTCTTCCAGTGCTAAACTGTCAACGGTATCTTCAAAGTGTCTCCATTCGTCTAGTTGATTTCGCGATAGGATGTTATGCATGATAACTTCCTCCATAAATTTGTAGCATTCATGATGTAGGAAGGCTTGGATTCATTTTTCCACCTCGCATAATTCTATTACTACTTATAAGTGTTTTGGTATCGTAATATACTTTTGTTGCTTTTTTACAAATAGACAAAAAAATACACCCTTTGTAGGGTGTGGGAGGAGGGATTACATTTTACCCTCATGTTATGGGAATCGCTAGTGCGAAATTTTGGGCATAACAACAATGATTCCCTTGGTCGGGGTTCTCTAGGACGGACCTAGCAGCGAGCACCACCTCTAATCATTTACCTTACCCCGCCAAATTCCAACAGGGTTATTCGGTCACTCCCGTGTTGAGCGATCAACTCAACAGATATAGTATGGCATAAAAAAAGAGGGGCGTCAAGCCCCTCCGAAAAGTATGTGAAATATGGATCACATGAGGTTAGCAACCTTAGTACGTCTGTAGTAACGGTTAGCGTTAGCGTTAAGAGCGCCTTCACCTTGGGTTGTGCCTTCAGCGAATGGGTTGGCGACCATACCATATCTGGTCTTGAAGCCAATCTTGGGCTGGAAGGTGTCCTGACCCACGGCTCTGACCATTTGGAGAGGCACATAGGGGCAGTAGAAGAGACCAGCGTCATAAGCGTTAGTGCCCTTGTATCCAGCAACGTAGAAGTGAGAATCACTCACGTTTGCAGAGTAAGGATCAACATACACCTTGATTCTACCATTCAGAGTACCAGCAAGAGTGCTGCTGTTATCATCAGGGAGAAGGTTGCTGTTACCAGCAAGAGCAGGAGTGTAGTCGAGCACGCCAGCCATAGAGAGAGCAGATGCCACATCAGCAGAGCAGATGAGGATGTTGCCCTTCCCGCGACGAGTCTCATGACCGATGGCATTCATGTCTCTCTCAATCTGGAAGAGAAGACCTTTGAATTTCTCAACCGACCATCTACCGTTGGAGTCAACGTCGAGGTCGAATGTGCCAGCAGTTGCGGTGTTGTTTTGAGCGCCAGGTCTTGCGATCTTGTAAACAGTTCTCACGACTTCGCGGTTGATCTCGGCAAGCACCTCAGTAGAGAGGATGTTGGCGAGCTCAGACTCGGCGTCCAGACCGTGGACTGCTTTCAAGTCCTGAGCAAGCTCAAGACTGTATTCTGCTTTGAGGGCTCTGGACTTAGCAGTCACAGTAACTTTCTCAATGCTGAATCCCATTTCAGCGAAGCTGTTATTAGCAGCGTCACCAAGAGCTTCTGCCTGAGCAGTTGTCATACCCTGACCACCAATGGTGTAGTTACCAGCAGCGTCAGCAAGCAGACCAGGATTGCTACCTGTTTGAGTGTTTGAGGCAAGGCTGTTAGCAGCGTTCTCAGAAGTAAACTCGGAGTTTGCTTCGTTGAAGAATGCTTCTGTGCCAGTCTGATTGGTATAGCGGGAGCGCATTGCGAAGATCAGTCCAGTAGGACCAGTCATTGGTTGCACACCGCAGATATCATAAGCAATCAGCTTAGGCATGGAGCGTCTGAGCAGACTGATCAGCACAGGGTCGAAACCTGCAACAGGACCAGTAGCTGTAGAGCTACCACTGTAACCAGTACCACCAAGAGAGTTGGTAGGTGCTGCTTCTGTAATGAGACCACGCTCTTCAGCGAGGAATCTTTCTTGGTTTTCCAGAAGGACAGAGGTAACCGCTTTTCTATAGTTATCCTTGATAGGATCGAGCTCGGAGTGCTCAAGAATAGGGGACCACTTCTCCTGGAGAGATTCTGTGTTAAACATTTGAATTACTATCCTAGGGAAATTAAAAAATTAATTGGACTTAGATGCCCAGCGTGACAGTGCAGTCACATAGGCAGACATTGCATCACCAGTGGGTGCATTCTCCACCTCTACGTCTTCAGTAACAGTAGTTACTTGAGGTTTGGTAGAGAAATATGATTCACGGAGGGTAGAGACCTTCGCACGGAAAGACTCTTCATTTTCAAACTCAACAGCCTCTGCAAGGGATGCCAGTTTCTCGCGCTGAGTCTGTGACAATCCTTCAGAGATTTCGCTCACGATCCCATTCTTGACAAATCCGCCGACCTCTTTGCTGAGGACAACGTTTTCTTCGATTTGTTCGTTGAGTTTAGTTTCCATACTATGAAGTTGCTCGGTCATCTCGTCAACCAAGTCAACTTTCTCGTCGGGAAGATCGATGAAATTCTCGACGAAAACTTGTTTGAGACCAGAAAGGACGTTTTCTGCCATCTCTGTCTTAATGCCATGCTCAACGGCAAGCTCATTAGCTTTCATCCATTGAGAAACAGAGTATGTAAGATAGTCGTCAACCTTTTCCGCAAGATCAGATTTGACGGTCTCAATTTCTTCTGCAAGGACCTTTGCATAGTCCTCGTGCATACGCTCCAACTCTTCATTGAGGCGAGACACCACAGCAGCCTCAAAGATTGTCTTTGCTTTATCCTTGAATTCTTCTGAAAGGTCTTCACCCTCAGTCAGAGCTGCAACGTCAGCAGACAGATCGACTTCGATCACAGTCTCCTGAGTTTCTTCTGTTTCAGCAATCACTTCGCCCTCAGGCTCGTGACCAGCTTTTACATCGCCTTTAGTGCTGAATTCAGCTTTCTGTGCGGATGCGTCAGAAGGTTTTGTGGAAGGGGGTACTGCGTTGCCACCCGCGATAGTCTTATACTTGTTACTATCGTCGTCAGGCTTGCTGTTTTGGGGAGTAGGACCACCGAGGTCTTGCACACCACCAAGGCTACTGCCGTCATTCTCCAGTTTTTTCTGGGGATCGCCAGGCTTAGCGTTTGCGGTCACGCTCGATTCGTCCAGATTTGTTTCAATTTCGTTAGACATGTGGTGTCTCCTCGGGTACAAATTCGTGGATTTACTATGATTATTTATGTTTATAGATTTTTCAAAAACGAATGGAATGCGGAAAGTTTGATTTCCTCCATTTGATTTCGCGCAGCATTATCAACTCTGCGTCTAATTTTGTCAATGGTTTGCTCATGGATTGCACCACCAGCATAGACCCATTCTCTTCCTTCCATAATGCCATTGACGAAAGCGTCAGGGGCAGAAGGATCTGCTACGATATCCGCAGCGGTTGCCAACATGAAGTCATCAGAGACAACTTTGATGCCGTTTTCTTCCTTGATAGATCCGAGACCTCTGGAAGAAACTCCAAGCTTTACACCTTCGTCGAGCAACGACTTAGCGATGTTACCCATGGGGGTATCGAGAAGTCTTGCCTTACCTACGAAGTTGTTACCCTCTTGCTTCAAAGAAGTAATCAGGTGAGACACGCGGTCGAGGTTAATGGTAGGACCATCAGGATGACCCAATTCACCAAGTGCGCGACCTTTTGAAATGTAAGACTCGTTGTATTTAGCAACTTCTCTACCCAATGTTTCCACTGGATACATTCTTCCGTTGCGATTTTTGATTGCACCTTGCAGGAAGACACCTTCGATAAAATGGCTTCTCTTGCCATTCTTACCTTCAGTAATTACAACCTTAGCGGATTCAATCTCCTCCCTGATCAGTTTCATCTGTAGTTTCCTCTGGTGTTTCGGGTTGTGCCTCAGCAGTTGGAGTCTCCTCTTCAGGTTTCTCCTCCTCTGGAGCGTTGGGGTTAAACATCTGCTTACCGATTTCTTGCTTCTTTGCGTCGATTGCATCAACTGCAGTAGTCTGCAATGCATTAGCAACATAATCAGAAATATCTTTCTGACCAGCGAATACGGAATTTACAATGTCTAGTGCGGCTTGAGTTGGCATGATTATGTTGATTCAATAATACTATTTAGATATTTCCCTTTTCATAGTCTGCGGGATCCATTCCTTCTTCCTCTTCTTGCGGAGGTTGAAGTGACATTGCCATCTGCTCATGCTCCATAGCAGGCATAGACAAAGGATCAATAAGCTTACCATCTTTAATTTCTTTCTTCATTTGCTTATCAATCTCCGTAAACTCGCTGTCAGTCTGACGTAGAATTTGACGACGAAGATATTCAAGTGAGAAATACTTTCCAGCAAAGGGATCCATTTGAGCGAGAAGAGCCATGCGCTCATTGAGCAATTCCTTCTCTTTCAATTCACTGAAGTAGTTATCCGCAACGAAATCGTATTGGATGTGCTCCTTCATATCATCCCACTCTTCAAGTGAGACAACGCCTTTAAGCACCAACTGTGTCTTCAGCAGATCACTAAACAGATCACTGAAGCGCTTGCGGAGCCTAACGACAAATTTTTGGAATTTAACTTCATCGCGAGTGATCTCTGCAGATCTACCAACGTTGAAAGTATTGTCAGATTCCAATCGCGACTCTGGGACATTCAGAGAGCGATAGAGTTTTTTCTGGAAGTACTTAACGTCTTCCAATTCTCCAAGGTTTTGCCCGCCAGGTAGGGTAGAAATTTCTGTGCCACGCCCTCCCTCGCGACGTGGAAGCCAAAAGTCTTCCAACATAGACATAAATTTCTTATCATCACGAATCTCTCCCGTGTCAGCGTTGTAGACAAGCTTGTTACGGTAGCGACTCATCACCTCTCTAAGGTATTGCTCTGCCTTTTGCTTAGGCAGATTACCAACGTCGATGTAGAAGATACGACGCTCGGGTGCTCTGGACAGACGATAGATGACCAGAGAGTCCTCAATCATGCGGAGCTGATTGAGTGCTTTAATAGCTTTATGAAGGTTAGACAAAACAAAATTGCGTTGCATATCTGTCTGTCCTGAATGACAATAACAGATTGCATCAGGCGCAATCTTTACACCGTGATTCTCATATCCTCTAAGACCTTTTGGACTGTAGATGTAATACTCTACAGATTTAGGGATCAAAGTAGATACTGCAGGATCAGCAGGTGATACTCTGTCTTTTGGTTTATCGTATTCAACAACCTTTTTAATCTTACGAGGATCAATATACCTGAGCTCAGTAATCCCTTCCTTAGGATTCTCAGGGTTGATCATCTTATGATAAAAAAGTCTTCCATCGATATACCATCTGCGGAAGATGTCATATGCTCTTCTATCAAAATCTAAGAGAGATAAGATGTTACCAAACTCTTCTCTCATTCTTGACTTAACATTATCAGAGACATCGAGATTAGAGAGCTCAATGTCAACAGGATGATCGTCAAGATCACCAGCGATAGCCTCGTTTACAATATCTGCAATAGCACTATCACACTCAGGATGGAGAGACATCTCACGATATCTTCCAATCAAGTCCACTTCACTTTGCTTATTGGCAGCATCACCTAGGTCAACGTACTGACCAAAGTATCCGCCCGCAACTATCGGTTGCGCAGCATCATCATTCTCTTTACGCACGAAAGAAGGACCCACCTTCGTGGAGCCCTTCTTCCTATCAAGAGAATATCCAAATAATTGAGATGACATTCTTACACCGAAATCATTATAATATTATTTAGCATCTTTATCAGACGCCGTTTGCCATGTTGACATCGTTTGCATATGTCCAGTACTGAACTTGGAATTCAACGGTATACTCTTCAGGAGTATCGTTGCTATCCCATGCAAGGTCAATGGCAGAGATGTTAGAAGGCCAGATACCAACGAATTGGTAGGATCTAACGACGGCACCCTGTCTATCATACTGGCGCACAACAGCGTCAGACTGATATTGAGAGATGACTTTTGCTTCCTGCAAGTTTTGCTGAAGTGCTTGGATCTTAGTAGACCACTCTTCAAACTTAGATCTAAGTGCGAATCCTTTGTCGTTAAGGACAGTAACTGTCCAAGGCTCAAAGGTTCTGTCACCAGCGATCTTGAGTGTGCGTCCTCTGTAAGGGACATCGATCACACCCACTGTAGATGCAGGGATGTTAGCAGCCTTCACAAGGAAGGATGCAAGAGAGGCAGATGCTGAGGCAGAGCCAGCGTTGCTGGCACCTGCTTCTTCCTGTGTGCGCTCTTCTGTAGAACCAGGGGTCGCACCCGTAGCAGGGCGACCATTGGTGATGATTTGTGGGAAACCAATTTCCACTTGGAAAAGGTTAGGGCGGGCAAGATCCCCAATACGGTTACGGAAGTCAAGGATAGGTGCGTTGACCTGCTTACCTTCCGACTGACCAGGATATCTTGAAAGATCTGGATTGACGGCCATTTGTTAAACTCCTAATGGATGTAATGAATTAACGGAAGTAGGTTGATAATCAAGTAGTGATTTCAGTAAAGGAAGCACCAGTTCTAGTTGCAGTAAAGGTGAGTGTGATGAAGTTGATGGATCTTGTGGGTTTCACAAAGATCTCAGCGTAGAATTCACCACGGTCAATAGATTCCGCAGGGTTGTTGGTGCCATCGCAGACCACGAGGAAGTCGAGGATACCGCGACGTGACTGGACAGAGCGAAGGTAAGGCTCAACCACGTTCTTGAAGGACTGACGAGTAAACTCATCATTCAATTCAAACAGTTGAGTCTTCGCTGCTTCAGCGATTGCCTCTTCGATAACCAAGAAGAGACGACGGACGTTGATCCTGTCGAATGCAGATTGGAAAGCGAGAGCAGTCTTGTCACCGAATAGGACGATGCCTTGACCAGGGAATGCAACAATAGGATTGACCCTTGAAGCATAGAGGCGATCTCTGTGATCCTTCAGAGGAGAGTAAGCAAGTTTGATTGCGTTACGGAGTTGACCTCTGTTGAAACCAGCAGGTGAGAACCAAGGTTCTTGATTAAGCGTTGTGCTCAATGTAAGACCTGCAACGTCAGCATTACATGGGATGTAACGATAGGCGTCGTTATACTTGTCGTAGATGTACTTATAGTTGTTATCAAACACAGCGTAAGATGTGCTTGTCAACTGATCGAAGAAGTTGACGGTGCGCTCAACAATCTGAAGTGTAGAAGGTTGACCAATAACGTCAGCTCTATAAGGCGAGATGTAAGCGATACAATCCTTACGAGTGTTAGCAATCGTAATGATGTGCTGTGCCTTAGCGATGGTGTCTGCCATGGTGCTCATGGAAGGACCCATCAGGATGTAATCGACCTCTTCAGTCTCAGCATCGCTAATCAGATCGTAACCTGCGAGGATGTTAGGACGATCAACGGTGTAACCGTCAACGCCACCTTGCAGTGAGTAAACGACAGAAGCGTTTTGCTTAGTGCCAACAACGTTGACGCTCAAGGGGTTGATGTTGCTAGGATCATCGATAGATGCAATAGCACCGTCTGCCTTGATAAGGTCAAACTCTCTGTTGATACCACTCAGACCGAAACTATCATTGCTGTTAGAATCGCGGTCGAAGATATTATTAGTTTCGTGACTACCCCAGTAGATATACTGTGAAGTATTCTTGATAACATCCTTATAGTAGATGTTGTCACCCTGAGGAGATCTAGCATCAGATGCCTTGGACACGTTGAGGAATTTCTCAAGCAGTGCGCCAGGTGTGCCAGTAATCTTACCGTCGCCATCCAACACGAGGACGTGCATCAGGTCATTACGACCACCTCTTTCAGAAACCCAGCTAGAGCTTGTAGGACGAGGAGCGATGTTGATCCAGCGCTGGTTAAGACCGTATCTACGATCTTCATACTCATCACCAACTGCAGCGATGGTGATAGTAGCAGCGTTGTCGTCAGTCAGAGTCTGGTTTGCTTGGAATCTAGGAGATCCAGCGTTGAGCGAGATGCGAAGTCTACGAGAGATAGACTCGATAACTGCGCTATCGCCAGTAGCAGATCCAGCAGATCCACCGCTGTTTGCCAACTCAGTCAGAGTATCGTTGATCTCAAGCACGTCAGAAGATGTGCCGTCGATTGTGATTTCCAACTCACGAGTCTCAGGGTTGTAAGCAACAACGCGACCAGTGACGTTACCAGAGTTAGCAGTGAAGAAGTTATCGTCTGCCCAGCTACCAACAAGAGTTGCATCATCCTTAAGAGTTGCGACTACAGAGTAACCGTAAACCTTACCATAGATGTTAGCGGCAGAGAAAGAAACTTCTGCGCCAGCAGTGAATTCCCACTCAGCGGAGGTAGGTTGTGCAAGATAACCAATCTGATCAGCACCAGCATCAGTAACCACAACTCTCAAGGAGTTACCGTGGATACCAGGAGAGGACGCTGCCCACTTCCAGTTGTTTGAAGCACTCTCAACAGTAGTTTCATACTCGTTGAGGTTTTTGATCAGAGGAGCAGTGATGCCAGTAGCAGTCAGCTCATTGATAGTTGTCTTGTTATCAGTAACAGTCTGGAGAGTAACAGCAGATCCGTCAGTGTGAGCAGCAGCAGTTGTGCCAAGTTGCGCACGAGAAACAGTCAGGTCGTTACCTGCAACACCAGTAACTCTAAGAATCTCATTATCGACTCTAATGTAAGAGTTGGTGCCAGCAGCAAGAGTAGTTGCCGATGTAACTGTCAGAGTAGTGTCTGAATCAGTAAAGGTTGCACCTTCGTTGATAGTAGACGCAGTTGCAGCAGGCTCAATCAAAGTGACAGGAGCAGCAGCGGCGTGAGAAGCAGCAGATGTGCTAAGTGTGCCACGAGCAACAGTAACGTCGTTACCAGAGACCGACTGGATCGTCAAAATTTCAGCATCAATCAAGAGGAGATCATTCACGTCGAAGTCTGTAGCAGCGCTAACAGTCAAAACTGTATCAGCAGCGCTGAAGGTTGATACTGTAAACTGTGCAGTATCAATAGCGTTTTTAAGTGCAGCGTTTGCGGCTCTGATGCACTTAAGGGTGCCGCCGTAGAGCAGGAACTGCGCAGCGCTGAACCAGTATTCGTAGTTGTATTCGTTGGGGCGTCCGAAGATCGCCAAGAGCTCTCGCTCTGAGGTAATAGAGGTAATTTGCTCTACAGGACCTTTCTCAAATGAGCCAACGATGGCAGCGACATTATCGACTGTCGCGTTTACAACGTTGGTCAGATCCCTTTCAAGAACAACGACCCCTGGTGAAAGTTGGGTAGATGCCATCGGTTAATCTCCTGATTGAAATTCTATCAAAGATGCTGAAATTATTTATTGAAATGCATTATTTCACTGGGGAAACCAGCCGTAAACTACCAATCAGGATAGTCAGACTCTACGATCTTACGTTTCCTCTTCTTATTTCGTTTCACTCTCCAGATATAACAGCCCTTACATTCATATGCATATGCACCTGGCGTGTTACCTCTGTCTTTTCTAGTCTTATAGAAATCATCGGTAAGGGTTTTAATCTCTCCACAGATTTTGCATTTCCTTTGGACAAATAGTAAATGCTCTAACCCAAACTCCTGATCTAATTCCATTATCTATAGTCCCACATATACGACATGTCTCCATATTCACCCACACTCTCTGCGTTATTCCATACCTGACCTTCAGGATCGACAAATGTCTCTTCATCGAGTCCATCAGATATAAAACCAAAGGGTGCCATATCAGCTTCGATTGCTTCTTTCTGCTCAGCATACATGCGTGCTCTGACATCAGAGTCATGCAATTCTCTAAAGTAATCTGACGTTGCCAACCATGAGAAAATTACAAGACACATAGCAAGGTCATCATTACAACCTTCTTCTGCTTCCCATGCTTGACCTTTTTGAATGAATGTAGTCAACTCAGCAATGATATCATAGTCATTAAAGATAAGTTTGTCATCTTCAATCAACTGTTTCATGTTTGCGCACCCAGTCTTCTTGACTGCGGTAGACATCTTAACACCTAATTGCACTTTAGATCCAGAGAATCCTTGACCAACTACCTGACCAGCACGTCCACGCATGGAGCACATCAGTAGATTGTCATATTCCAAATCAAATTGCATAGTATCTGCTACCTGTCCTCCAATATCATTTACTTCAATCATTACATAAGCATGATTATATGCTTTAGCAACATCATTAATGATGTTTGGGAATAGCAGTGGTTTAATTTTATTGTTTCTATACTTCGCTACCATCCTATATGGAATAGTAGTTGTGTCCATGACACAAAATGCTGAATAATCTTTTGTTAGACCACGAGCAACGTCAACTGTCATACAGTATGTGTGCTCTGGGACTGGCTCGGCAAAGATATCTAATCCTTGATTAGATTTAATCGGGTCCTCATATACCAGTGTCTTTAACTTAGATGATGTAATCAGAGTGTTAACAGATCCAAGGAATTCACATTCAAATTCTTGGTTAAACTGCTCTTCTGATGTGTTGCGAATTGTTTGCTCTTTCCAGTCAGCGTCTCTACCTGGCACCTCTGACCAATGCACCTCAGTAGTAACGTATTCATTCTTTCCTTTCTCCGCATCGTGCCAGAGTTTGTAAAACATATTCATCCCCTTTGGCGTGGAGATGATAATCACCTTAGTAGACTTACCTGAAGAAATAGTAGGATAAACAGAGCTAAAGAACTCATCAGCAATATGCGTTGGAATAAACGCAAACTCGTCCAGAAAGATGATATTAAAAGACATACCCCTGACTGCAGAAGCAGAAGTAGAAGCAGCCATGATTTTACTTCCATTCTCCAATTCGAGCGATCCTCTGTTCCAGTTGATGACCCCTTGCTGGAGCCATTTTGGGAGGTTTTCATAAGACAGTTGCAAGCGTTGGAGCATTTCTCTTGCCGTTGCTGCTTTGTTAGCAAGAATGGCAATGTTTACTTGATCATTAAACAGTGCATACCACAACAGATAAGCGGTCACAACTGTGGACTTACCTGACTGTCGTGGTAGTTTTGCAATATTAAATCTATTATCATGAAACTTCCTCACCATGTCGGATTGGAAATCGTACATGCTAAATGGCACCAGACCTTTATCAAGTGAAACGATCTGGATATATTCTTTAATGAAATATACTGGATCCTGCTGACATTTTATAAATTCTTGTACTTGCTCAGGCGTAAAATTCTGAGCAACGTTTGCACGTTTTAGATTAGGATTACCAAGGTAGATTTCATTCTGACTCATTCAACAAGCGTCCCGTGTGCGCGTCTAATTTCTCTCAATTCTTCAAAGTCTTTTTGCTTAGTGCCACCATCATATGGCCAAGCATAACCTTCCTCGATCATTGCTTCATTAAGCGAGACTTCTGCGTCCCCAATGTATAACCAGCCGAGAAGGCGACCGTACTTGCCCACACCGCCAACAAGCTCTGTGCGAATAGTAAGCATGTCATCACCATCGATAGCACCTTCCAACTTATCTTTGAGCCAGTTGGTTGCGTCAATTCCGAGTGCTTTTTCTTCGAGATCCCTTGTGCGTTTTTCTGGAGTATCGACGCCAGCGATACGAACTCTTTCTTTTTTATAGAGATCAAATCCCAAATCGATAAGTACATCTATTGTATCTCCGTCAAGGACCTTCACTATCTCGGTCACTCGGAAGTTGTAGCAGGACTTCCTGCTTGGGGGTGTCATGGCTCCCATGTGATTCCCTCTCATCTATACCTAGTATATAGTAGATAACATAGGCTACACTTACCAGCAGTATCACCAACATCCAAATGATACTCCAAGTGACTCCGTTGACATCTGCTAATGGGCGAAGGAATAGATTCATAGGTTTCTATATTTGAAATCGAGAATACCTTTGTACAGCTCCTTCTGTAGATGGGAAAGGTGCTCTTGCTCATGATATGGTCGAGCAGGGGCACCTGGCCAAAGTCTTATCGTTTCATTTACGCAATGATATAGAAGACATATATCTTCTATTGTCAAATTATAACTGAATCTTGATTCTTCTTCGTCTTCGTGATCTTGATGCATTAAGGGTTTTTAGGGTCGATTCCCAGTGAAACGAGGTAGTCAATCCACCACTGGGGGTTTGCATTACTCTTCCATTGGGGGACCTCTAGACCCCTCTCTGAATACCACTCTGCGAGTGACTCATCTATAGTCTGTGCGATCTCCATATTCCTCTTCCTCCTCATCAACGTCCGCATACGGGTCCGCCACGAAGGGTCCTCGTTTTCGTAAAGGTTCTCGTCTGACATAATCAACTTCAGCATTTGCTGTGGCAATCCAAACGGCAAGTTTCATCACTATAAAAATGACAGCTATAGGTGATAGACATGCTAGTAGAATGAGTTGTGATCTCATTTATGTTTCTTGGCAAAGGGTTCCCAGTGCTCCCAATTATATTTATGTATAGCCCAAATACCCAAAATGGGTACAAACACCAAAAGCATTGAGAGAGTCCCTATACCATAAGGACTCTCCATCGTATGTCTAACCAGTAAAGCTACCTTGTCCATGTCATTTCCATTGTGATACAGAGCAGTAGAGTAAAACCTAATACGAATATCGCACTCATGAGAAATACTTCTGCAGCATATCAATACGCTCTTGCTCATGGGCAATGATATCCAGTTGCTCTTGAATAGCACCAAGGACATCAGGATGCTCACCGATACCTACAGGATTTTTTAGATAGATCTCAATGTTGAGTCTTGCTTTTTGGATGTTGCCCTCAGCGTCTGTCCTGAGAGCAGTAAGAATTTCGTTTCTCATGCTGGATAATCCCAATCTGTTATGTTTTGTGTTTTGTGCCATGGTCCCCACCCACCAGTATAGATGTAAGGAGTAGTGCGAATGGGACAAGTGTCACCAGTGCAGAGAAGATCATCAACGATTCTCCATGATTCCATGACTTCATCAGCGTGTACAAAGTGGGACTGGTCCCCATTGATAGCGTCATAAAGAAGTTTCTCATAACCGTCGATAGCTCTGTCCTGTGGATAGTCGTGAGTTAGAGTTGCTAACTCTAGATCGCTATTAAGACCAGGCGATTTAATATCGATCCGAATGTCCAAGTGTGGTCTTGGTTGCAATCGCATGACGATACGGTCATTGACCTCACCATCATACAATTTTACTGGTGGTGCTTTAAGTTTTACCACTACCTCTACACATTGATAGGGTAGTTTTTTACCTGTCATGATGTTAAAAGGAACTCCTTTCCATCTCCAGTTATCGACATATAAAGTACCAGCACAATAGGTAGGAGTGTTACTGCTAGGACTAACGCCCTCTTCATTACGGTAAGTATCATACTGTCCAAGGACCATATTCTCGCTAATTCTAGTGGCAGCTAAGACTTTTGTCTTCTCACGTCTGAGTTCCCTAGCATTCATTTTGTAAGGAGCATCACAAGCAATCAATGCCAAGACTTGCAAGACATGATTCTGTAGCATATCCCTCACTGCACCTGATGTCTCATAGTATTGTGAGCGACCTTCACAACCAATAGTTTCAGTTGCAAAGATTTGAATTTCATCTATATATTCCCGATTCCAAATTGGCTCAAGCAAAATATTGCTAAAGCGCGTAGCAAGAATATTGTTAACAGTATCTTTGCCAAGATAATGGTCGATGCGATATACCTGTTTCTCGCGTAGATATCTCCCCACCACAGACTGTAGATGATCAGCAGATTTATAATCGTACCCAAAGGGTTTCTCAATAACCAGACGGGATGTTTCTGGGTTGTCGAGGAGTCCTGCTTCTTTGAGATTGATGATAGCATCTTCATATCTTTCTGGAGGAACTGATAGGAAATATGTATTATCTTCTAAGTAATCTGGTAAGTGAGTAAACGTTTCTGGATTAGTCAGATCCGTTGAAACATAATCCAGATGGTGAAAAAACTTTTCTGGGTAATCACCAAGTGATTGTTTCCACTGCTCTACTGTAGGTTCTCGTCGAGCAGTCCCTGTTATAACAAAATTCTCTGGAAGAAGACCTTTCTTCCAGAGATTATAAAGTGCAGGGATAATTTTCTTTTTACACAAATCACCAGTGGCACCAAAGATAACAAGACCCTTAGTGCGCTGTTCCGTTTCCGTCATAATCATCCGACTCGTAGTAGTTATTTTCACCTTTTCGTACCCCGAAATATATTGTGGATAATACAAAGGGTACCGCGATCCATTTAAGAAAATCACCGAGGTGCATGGTCTTTCATACCAGTGTGTTGACCATCATTAGGAAGTTTACCATACTCTAGATATTCAATGGCTTGCTTTGATCCCTCCAATCGAGTCAGCATGACTTCTAATTCCAACCACCTTTCATAAGCTTGGTCTAGTTTACCTTGCTCTTCTGAGAGTTGTTTGATTCTTTTATCAAATCTCTCTAGTAGTTGTTGATTAGTTTCAGTTGTTTTCATCGTACGTTGTGTCCTCCAAACATGTAACGCATCCCGTTAAGGATTTTGTATGCAAATTTGCCTAGTCCTCTGGAAGAGAATCTTTCATAAAGAGCCGTAGATAATACAGGAGCGGGTACGCCAAGGTCCACAGCGGTATGAACAGTCCAACGACCTTCGCCACTATCGGATACACCCCCGTCAAACTTATCAAGTTGAGGGTCGCTTCGTAGTACAGACGCAGTAAGATCAAGTAACCAACTCCCAACCACGCTACCGCGACGCCACAACTCAGCAACCTCAGGTACATCAATGTCGTAACAATAATCTTCGGGGCATTCCATGGGAGCCACTTCGGCGTCACCCTCAGCCACATAAGCTCTTCCTGCATTTGCCTCTTTAAGGATATTAAAACCCTCTGCATAGGCTTGCATGATACCATATTCTACACCATTATGTACCATTTTGACAAAGTGTCCTGCGCCAGGACCACCACAATGCAACCATCCACGCTCTGCAGGACTTATGTAATCGCCAGTTGCTGTACGAGGTGCTGATTCAATACCTGGTGCGAGTGCATTAAAGATTGGAGAGCAGGCGGATACTGCAGTATCTCCGCCACCAACCATAAGACAGTATCCACGGTCCAAACCGTAAACACCACCAGAAGTGCCACAGTCAATATACGCGATGCCCAATTTTGCAAGACGCTCGGCTCTTTTCCGACTGTCCTTAAAATTGCTATTGCCATGATCAATAATAATATCTCCTTGACTACAAAATTGTAGTAACTCATTGATAGTATCCTCTACGTTTTCTGCAGGCACAACCATCATAAAGACTGCAGGTGAATACATTGTTTCACCTGACTTCTCTCCATAGATGGATGGCTGCCTGTGCACAACTTCTACAAGTTGTTTGAGTGTGTAAGCAATGCCAGAGACATGACCATTTTCATATGCCTCTTCGGCTTTCTTGAGATTCCTACGGAATCCCCACACCTCATGACCATTTTTCATCAGACGACGGGACATGCCCTCGCCCATACGACCGAGACCAATAATTCCTACTTTCATACTTTGTAAATTCTATGTGAGCATTGCTATAGCATCAGACAGCTCTTTTGCGTGCTGCTGTTCGTCTTTCATTATAGCAAGTATTTTCTCATCTTCATGGGTTGTCAGGTATTTCTCATATGTGTGAGCAGCATGTATCTCAACTTGCTCACTCAGATGATAAGCAGACTTAGGAGCAATAAAATAATACCCCACGTTACACCAATAGTAGACAAGAACCAAATGATAAGCGAGGAAGCGATCAATCCAACGATCAGCGCCTCCACGTCTTTCCATTTCTTGTAAGTGTTCTGTTTCATTGACTGTTTGATAAAAGTGCTCTTTCATTAAATGAAAGTGTGCTTCAGTCCTTAATCCTAGAGACTCCTTGTAATGTAGGACACTCAAGAAAGCAAAATAGGGTGCACGAGCAATAACCTCTAACACCCAAAAACGTTGTATATCGTGATTACGATATAGGAAATCCAGTATCGCAACCGTTATGTTTAGGACAGTAACGTTAATCTGTCTCATGAAACGTGAATCACCCCCGTCATGCCAGCGCCTTGGTGGGGTGCACAGAAGAATTCATAATCTCCTGCTTCGTTAAAAGTAATATCTTGAGATTCACCTGGTGAAAACATCAAAGATTCTCTGCTGAGATCTTCTCTTCCTTCAAAGATGATATTGTGAGGAGGCAACATACCATTAACAAAATGGACAGTATCTCCAACTGAAATACTAATGTCGCTAGGATCAAAAATCAAATTACCATTTGATCCCATTGTAACATCAACTGCCCATGCTGGTAGGGCAATAAAAAATGAGGCAAGAAATGCAACTAAAAACTTCATTAAGTCTCGTTATGCAACTACCTTATGTATGTGTAATTGTGCTTAGTCGTTACAATTCAGTCAGGATCTACTGACGTATTAAAGTCAGTGAGAGCCTTCTTTCTTCCCTCAATCATACCATCAATATACCCAGCACGATACTCCCAAGTTTGTCCACCATCCACTCCTTTCTTAGGATTGATGCACTGGTCGTTACCATACTTATTACAAACTAGACCTGCCAGATCTAACTCCGAAGAGTCGCTCTGTGCTCCAGTGCCGCGCCATACATGTTTACCATTAATCCATGTGGCACCACACTTCTCACACTCCTTTCTCTCAAGGGAGAAGTCCGAAAATTCCATAATAACCTACCTCAACAATTCCAAGCTCTAAGTGATTTGTTAATTCTGCTATCGGGATCATTCGCAGTTTTTTTAGAAGTGAGTTTCTTTTTCATGCCGCTCATTCGCGCACAAAAACTCGCTCTACGAGGGTTCCCAACTTTCTTTGAAGGTCTCTTAAGATCGCTTCCTGGATTTTCTCTTTCGTAGCTCTTGCGTCCTTTTTCATTCAATCCACCTTCATCATTTTTGCCTGACTTTTTCTGCCAGTCCTCTTTTTGATAGTCTTTATCCTGCATGAAATTTACAGGAGACTTACCCTTTTCATCTTTGCGCTTCTTAGCACCCTTCATCACTTCTCTCATCTTCAACGCATTAGAAACTGCCCTACGTCTTGAGGGTCTACCCAATGGAGGATTAGTCTTGTCAATCGCCCTCGCGACTGATAGACCTACACCTTCATCGACAGTTTCTTTGTTGAATTCAGAGAAAGATTTCATTTTTTATTTTTGGGGTTAGATGCACAATTCATCTCGTGCTTTTCGATCCAAGTTTTAGGACGCCAATGTCCACGAGGTGCAGTGAGTCCACAATGTGCACACACCCAAACACCTTCAGGCGTTTGACTAGCCATAATGATATGCTCCTTTGTTAGTTTTCTTAGGGAGTTTTCCACTTCTGACCTTAGTGCCTGAAGTCTCTCCGTAGCTGTCGGGATGTTTTCCCGCTTTAGTTTTTCCAATAGAATCGGATTTAGCTTTACTACCTTTCTCAGTATAGTGCAATTTGGCAGATTTGTCCTTATCTTTAGTGATTACTGACTCTTGCCCATGCTTTCTACCGAGGCGACGCATGACTTTGCCAAAGCGCCGTTTAGACATCTTATCAGGTTTTGAGGTCTGATAGGAAACTTCTCGGCCAGTTTCTCCACTGTCATACTTATATTCGCCCACACCTTTCTTGTGACCGATGCCATGCTTCTTGAGATCTTTCTCAAGTCCTTTACGCTTCTCGCGATTTTTCTTCTCGTCTGATCCTCTATCAGCACTGATGTGTCCAGTAACCTGAGTCTTGGACTTCTGCATCATGCGAGCTGTGCGGTTGCCTTCTGCAATAAACTCTTTGTAAGTAATAGTGCCTTCTTTCTTCAGACCAATCTTACGCATGACCTTGCCGACGATGCCTTCTTTCTTCTTTGCTTTAGCAGCGTCGATACGCTTCTGCAACTCAGGAGAATATCTAGGTTTCTTCGATGCCTGCTGACGCTTGGAGTAGTCCATATAGGACTCACCCTTACGCAGTTTCTTAGGATCTTCCTTCTTAGCAGCAGGTTTAGATGCAGCAGCACGATCTTCACGAGCACGCTGGTTAGCGCCAGGACCACCCAGTTTACGATCCTTCTCAGGATCAGGATGCCAGAAATCACCACGCTCATTGATGGTTTCTTCTTTCAGTTTTGCACGCTTTGCTTTTGCTTTAGCGAGAAGACGCTCCTTTGCAGCATTCTGCTTTTCCTTAGG